AGGTTCTCACAAATAGGTGTAATCTCAGCCTAACCAATAGTGCGGGTCGGAGAAATGGCAACTCGTTTGGCTCATAACCAAAAGACTGATGGTTCGATTCCATCACCCGCTACCAAGTGACTCCAGTTAAGTAGTGTTTAACCAATACACTCGATGTGAATGAGTTTAAAGTTATGACATCAAAAAAAAAGGTTCAGTTCTTTAATGTGTGTATGATTTAGATTCGTATTTGTTCACCAAGTTTCTAACTGAGATTTGAAACCATAAAAAACAAACGAACCCCAATAAAAAGTCCTTAGTATGACTAATCAATGGGTAAAAAGATAAAAAAGACTAAAACTATGTTTTTTTAAGGTGTGGATTTTTTGTGATAACCACAGGGGTTTTTTCAAGTGATGATAAAAATCCGATAAAAACACAAACGTTCTAAAGTATACTGGTCATCACTAACGTCAAAGTGTCAATCCTATCTCACTCATTGGATTATCAGGTCGAACTTACTGAATGACAGAGTTCACGGCTAAGAGGGAAGAATTTGAGTAGCCATCAATTCTTCCCTCTTTTTTTATTTAAAAAAAAATCAAATAACATATAAAAAAAATTCTTATCTTTGTTTAATGAAACATTCGGTTAATATTGTTAATAAAAAAGTAAAGTTTGAATACGAATTTATCCAAACAGAAATTGCTGGAATTCAATTAATTGGGTCTGAGGTAAAATCTATTAGGGAAAATAAAGCCTCAATTTCAGAGAGTTATTGTTATTTTAGTAATGGTGAATTATTCGTTAAAGGAATGACTATTTCAGATTATGGGTATGGAACTTTCCACGAAACCAATAGGGATAGAAAATTATTACTCAAGAAAAAAGAATTAAGAAAATTAGAGAATCAATTAATAAAAGGATTAACAATTATTCCGTATAGAATTTTCATTAATGACAGAGGTTTGATTAAAATAGAAATTGTTTTAGGTCGAGGTAAGAAACTTTACGATAAAAGAGAATCAATTAAAAATCGAGACATTGATCGGGATATGAAAAGAAATATTTAAAGTTCAGATAACAGACCACCTTCGGGTGGTTTTTTTATTCACCTCCACATACTTTTTCCCATCTCCACACTATTTATTTATAAAAGACATTATGAGTAAAAATAAATCAAAACGGAAAATGGGGGAATGTACTTGTGATAATTGCGGAATTACATTCAAAAAAACTTTAACTGAGTTATCACGAAGTAAAAAATTAGGTAGAAAAAATTTTTGTAGTAGAACCTGTGTGGGTAAAAATAATATTAAAAATTTTGGAGATAAAAAAATCAATTATGATATATCCCAACATTCGGCTAATTCAAGAGACGAATTCACAGGACTAAGAGCTCTTTTACGTAGAATTAAAAATAAATATCATAATCACGATGTTGATTTGGATTATCTTAAAGAGGTTTGGGATAATCAAAATAAATGTATATATACTGGCGTCGATTTAGTATTACCTAAATGGAAAGGTATAAACAACCCTTTATATACCGCATCAATAGATAGGATAGATTCAACTAAAGGATATGTTAGAGGTAACATACAATACATTTCAATTACATCAAATCATGCGAAAAATTCAATGTCTCACGAACAAATGATTGAGTTTTGTGAATTAATTATAAAAAGCAAAAAACCCATCAATTGATGGGTTTTGTTTTGGTGGAGGTAGCGATTTCGAAATCGCGTCTCGTTCATCTTAAAAATTAAGTACTACATGCTTAGGTTAATGTTTTCTAACATTCCAAAATATTTAGTTTTTTCTTCACCATCGTAAACTAAAAACCAATGGACGACTCGATTTAGGGTTCAGTCATTTTTCCACCTCAATAAGGACTTCTGTTTCTAGGTTATATGTCCACCGACCCGTTGTTGTTTCTTAACTATTAAGCTACAACTTCAGCGTTTTCACGGATTAAACCGATAGTCGCCATTTTGTCTAAAACGTTGCCGTTTGAACTTTGAATCCATAGATTTAAGTGATAGGAATCCTCTCACCGCATGCACCTAACAATTAACAATGCCGATCAATACCATTTTACCCCCCAATATTTTCAATGAACTTTTACAATACAAATATACAAATAAAATTTAATTAATTAAACTTTTTAAGTATTTATTATATAAATATTTTATTTTAATGGAATCTGACGGTAATTTAAGAAGAGAAGCCTATAAACAGAGTGAAATAATCGAAGATAATGAAAAATTAACCTTTCTTAAATCGAATGGTTATGATTCCGTGTCGTATTTTGGACCTAAATTCATTAAAGATGCTTATTCTAAAAAATTTCAATATTATGACATATATTTTATAATTGATAAAACCAAAAATCCTACCTCTGAAAAATTTTGTATTACATTACTAAGAAAAAAAACTGGTAAAGATGTTAATTATAATGGTTTTAGTATAGTTGATAAAGAAAATGATGATATTGAAGATCCTGACGATTATATTAAAAGTAATTTCCATTCGATCTACGACAAGTATTTGGAACTAATGAGTAATTCTATTTATAATATTTTATCGAACATAAAAAAAGGTTCTGATATTGTAAATGATATTGATATTTCTGATTTTGATAATTTAATTTATGATATTAAATATAGTCCTTCAAAACCTGGCGCTAGTCAAATTATATTAAGATTTGATTCGGTAACTGATTTTTTTAATATTTTTACAGATAATGACGATGAGGCTTGGTTTTTAACCACTATTGGTAATGGAAGAAGTGGTTATGAATTTGAGCCTTGGGATACTTCTCACTATGAATGGAAAGATGGTTATATGTTTTATCATTTTACGGTGGAAAATAAACAAAAGATGATTGAAATTTATAGTTATTTAAATACTGCAGAAAGAATTACAATAGAAAACTTAGAAGAAAATAGTGTAATTATTGCAAGAGATTTAGATAAATATTTTTCAAGTGAAGTTGATAATATTATTTCAGAATACAATGAATTAATTAATGAATGTAAATACGATACAACCGTTGACCTGATTAACGGAGAATTTTGTGACGTATTTTCAAATTACGGAATCTTTGTAAAAGATAATAATTGTTTTTGGTCATATAGAACAAGTGTTAAAATATTAACAACTTTATTTGAAATATATGGCGCAAAACATATGTCTGTATATGAGTTACTTCAAAAAATAAATAAAGAAAGTATTCATTTAGATCCTAATTATTATGAGTATGCTTATGAAACTTATTGTAATGACCAACACAATGAAATTTTTTCTAAAAGATTTAATAATTATGTCTCTTCAAAACTTGACGACATATTAGAAGAAATATCAACAGATGAAAAATTTACAAGTCAAGAATTCATTAATTTTAAAGATAATGTTTTTAATAAATATAAATTAGGAGAATGGTATCAATTACCTCACGACCCAAATACTAAAGAAAGAAAATTTAGGATTTATAAGTATGACCCTGAAAAACAAGTTGTGATAGTTCATTATACTCCCGCCCAATTCAAACCTATGGAAACTAGGTCTTATAATTACGAATCTTTTATTGATTTTTTACATAATAGAGAACTTTTTGAGAGAAAAGTTGTTAACAAAGGAAAAAAGCGTTACATTTGATGTATGAAACGCGATTATAACCTACTTAAAGAAGTCCTATCAATACCAACGGTAACCTATAACGAAGGCAAAATGGTTGATTTTATTGTTAATTGGTTAACCACCAACAATATACCATTTTATAAAGATTCTAGTAATAACATCTATGCTACAAAGAAAACGGATAATGTTGATTATTATCCTTGTGTGGTTGCTCATACCGACACCGTACACGACATAGATACTATTAATATTATTGAGAAGATGTTACCAAACGAACAAAAGGTTTTAAAAGAATCTTTAACCGCAATAAATGATGATGGAGAACAAACAGGAATTGGTGGAGATGATAAGTGCGGGGTTTATGCTTGTTTGGAACTATTAAAAGAACTTCCAAATTTGAAATCGGCATTCTTTGTATCTGAAGAAACAGGATGTCACGGTTCAAGAAAAGCCGACCCAAATTTCTTTAAAGACGTTGGTTATTCTATTCAGTTTGACGCACCTGGAAATTCAATGGTTACAGAATATTGTATGGGGGTTAAATTATTTGATAGAGAAGACGAATTCTTTAAATCTTGTGATGAGATATTAACTGAAAGTTTTGATAATAGAAATAAGTATTATTCTCATCCATATACAGATGTTTATGCGTTAAAAACTAAATTCGATTTCTCTTGTATTAATTTCGCTATTGGTTATTATAACTACCACAGAAAAAATGAGTATGTTGTAATTGAAGATGTTTATAACGGGATTGATACAGGTAAAAAAATGATAGAAAAATTAGGTTATAAAAAATATAAAAAAATATCAACTGAAAAAAGTCGGTTATAAAAAAAGGGGATTTTAATCCCCTTTCTTTTTTCTCTTCTTTTTCTCTTTTATCTTGACCTCTTTTTCGTCAACATAAATTTCATATTCTTTATCTTCAGAAATTTCACCTTTCAAAACTTCTTCTGAGATATAATCTTCTACTTTATCTTGTAAAGCTCTTTTTAATGGTCTTGCCCCATACAACTCATCAAAACCAACTTCAGAAATTAAATCAACCAATGATTTATCATATGAGAATTTGTATTTTAAATTAGATAATCTTGATATTAGTTTTTTAACTTCAATATCAACAATCTTACTAATATCCTCTTTATTTAATTGATTAAACACAATTATTTCATCAATACGATTTAAGAATTCAGGAGAGAAAAACTTTTGTAATTCTTTTTTAAGAATGTCTTTTTTCTGTTCTTCTTGAACATATGTTGATGTAGAAGATTTAAACCCTACCCCTGTTCCGAAATCCTGTAGTTTTTTAACACCCAAGTTTGATGTCATAATAATCAAACAATTTTTAAAGTTAATTTTTCTACCAAGACTATCTGTAATATGACCATCATCCAATAATTGTAGTAATACTGAGAAAATATCTTTGTGGGCCTTCTCAACCTCATCGAAAAGAATAACTGAATAAGGTTTATTTTTAACCATTTCCGTTAATTGTCCACCATCTTCATACCCAACATAAGAAGGAGGTGCTCCGATTAATCTTGTTATGGTGTGTTTTTCTTGATATTCACTCATATCAACCCTAATTAAGTTTTCTTCACTACCAAAAATTTCTTTGGCCAGTTGTTTTGCTAAATGAGTTTTACCCACACCTGTTGAACCTAAGAATATAAATGACCCGATTGGTTTATTTGGTTCTCTAATACCTAATCTATTTCTTCTGATAGATTTTGCAATTTTTAAAACCGCTTCAGACTGACCAATAACTTTACTATTAATATTATCTGCCAAACTAATTAAATTTTTTGTCTCATCTGAGTTTAATTTAGTGATGGGTATTTTAGTCATATTTGAAACCACGTCATAAACCAAATCATCAGTTACTTCTTTTTTCTGAATCTGTAACTCTGTTTCAAACTTCTTTTTCTCCGCCTCTAATTTATCTAAAATCTTTCTTTCTTTATCTCTTAAAGATGCTGCCAATTCATAATTTTGTTTTTTAACAACATCCAATTTTTCAAGTTTAACGTCTTGAGCCTCCAATTTTAACTTCTCAATAATTTCAGGTAATTTAATATCTACCTGACTTCTCGCACCAACTTCATCAATAATATCGAACGCCTTATCAGGAAATTCTCTATCTGTAATATATCTTTCCGCCAATTCCACACATAATTTTAATATTTCATCAGTATAGTAAACATTATGGTAAGATTCATATTTTTCTTTAGCATTTTGTAAGATTTGTAATGTCTCTTCTTTAGTTGCGGCATCAACAATCACTTTTTGGAATCTTCTTTCCAAAGCACCATCTTTTTCAAAATTCTTTCTGTATTCATCAAGAGTAGTTGCACCAACACATTGTATTTCTCCTCTTGCTAATGCGGGTTTAAATATGTTTGAAGCGTCTAATGAACCTGATGTATTTCCCGCCCCAACAATTGTATGTATCTCATCAATGAAAACTATAATGTTAGGATTCGCCTGAAGTTCTTCAATAATCACTTTCATCCTTTCTTCAAACTGACCTCTATATTTTGTCCCCGCAACAATTGATGTCATATCTAATGAAACAATTTTTTTATCCATTAGGTTTCTAGGACAATCTCCATTTTGGATTTTAATCGCTAACCCTTCAATTATAGCGGTTTTACCACAACCTGGCTCACCAATAATAATTGGGTTATTTTTCTTTCTTCTTGATAGGATTTGAGCAATTCTATTAATCTCTCTTTCCCTACCAATAACAGGGTCTAATTTACCTTCTTCCGCTAATTTTATTAAATCCCTACTAAAGTTATCTAATACAGGTGTGCTAGAAGTACCTTCACCTTTACCTTTATTCTTACCACTATTTTCCGCAGATTCAATCATATCTTTATTTTTTTATAATTATAGTAATTTATATTTCATTTTCAATATTTGATAATATGTCATATTTACAAATTTTATTATGACATTTTGTCATATAATTTACAATTAAATGTTTTGGCATATATTTAGTAGTGTCGAGCAAAAAAAATAAATAAAATAAAAAAAAACAAAAATGAAAAAATTTAATTACTTAAAAAACTTAGATGAAATGATGAGAGATTTCTTTACAAACTACACTAGTCAAACTTACCCTTTGAATAATATTATGGGTGAAACTAAAACTGAAAGTGGTGTCGATGAAAATGGTGAATGGACTAAAACTACTTATCAAACACCTGACGGAACATACTCTTCTGTTAGTTTTATTAGATTTACCAATGATTCTGAAACTAATGTAGCTTCAGAATCTAATTTAAAAACGGAATCTAAAAAAACATTAACACTTAAAAAAGAACTTGATTCATTGATCAAGAACCAAGACTTTGAAAAGGCTTGTGAAGTTAGAGACCAAATTAAAAAACTGGAAACTAATAAATCCGAAATTGAAAAACTTAGAAAAGAACTCGAAGATTCAATTAAGAACGAAAACTTTGAAGATTCAATAAAACTTAGAGATAAGATTAAAAAATTGGAAAAATAAAAATAAACCCTCGACAAAGTTCGGGGGTTTATTACTTTTAAAAGAAAAAAATATGGGAATAAAAAAAGAAATTATATCGGGAAGTAAAATTATTAATGAGATAGAATCTAGTAATCTCTCAAAAACCGAATACGATACTGAAACAAAAAAATTAATAGTTGAATTTAAAAGTGGGTTAAAATATGAGTACGATGAGATTCCCCACCAATTGTACACTCAATTTAGGATGTCAGAGTCCCAAGGGAAATTTTTCTCAAGTAAGATATCGAAAACTTTCAAATATAGAAAATTGACATAATTGACATATTTATTTGTATGAACGATTTTAACTCAATACTTAAAAGTTTCAATATTCAAGATAATTTAAATCCTAAATTTTGGAAAAAATCTGAAAAAGATGAAACAACCAAATTAAATCCCGAAATAAGGAAAAGATTATTAGAAATTGCTCACCAATTCATAGAATTTCTAAAAGTAGATATTGTTGTGTCTGATATCATAATAACGGGTTCAATTTCTAATTATAATTGGTCTAAATTTTCTGACATTGATTTACATATAATGGCGGATTTCGGTCAATTCCCTAAAAAAACATTACCACTTTATGAAGAACTTTTTAAATTAAAAAAGGCGGTGTTTAATGATAAACACGATATTAAAATTTATGGTTATGATGTTGAGCTATATGTTCAAGATGATACAGAATCTCACACAAGTACTGGAATTTATTCTGTACTAAACGATGAATGGGTAATTGAACCAAAAAAAGAAGATTTTAAAGTTAATAAAGAATTAATTAAAGAAAAATCCAAACAATGGATGGATATTATTGACTCTGTTATTGAATCAGCTAAAGATGAAAATTTAGAGGATGCAAAAAAAATAATTACTAAATATAAAGAAAAATTAAAAAAATATAGAAGTTGTGGTTTAGAAAAAGGTGGGGAATATTCAGATGAAAATCTTGTTTTTAAAGTATTAAGGAGAAATGGTTATGTTGAAAAATTATTTGATTTTGACAATAAAAATATGGATGATAAACTGACTTTAAAGGAGGCGGTTTTAAATCGACCAATTGATAGCTGGAATATTACAAGTCCTTATGGTCCTAGATGGGGAAAACAACATCATGGGATAGATTTAGGAACACCTTCCGGAACTGAAATTAAATCACCGTCAGACGGAGTTGTATTAGATGCCGCATTTAAAGATGGTGCTTGTGGAGGTACAATTTATATAGACCATGAAAATGGTTATAAGACAAGATATTGTCATGCGAAAGAAATTAATGTAAGTAAAGGTGATAGGGTTAAATCAGGTGAAGTGATAGGTTTAACTGGCGGAGGTAAAGATGATAAAGGAAGAGGTAATTCACAAGGAGCACATTTACATTTTGAAATGTATAAAGACGGTAAGATAGTCGACCCTCAAAGTATAGAATATTCTAAAGAATTAGTTTATTCTACAGATGAAGTTAAAGATGAGGAAAAACTTAAAACAATTGATATTGTTAAAACTCTAATTGATAAAAGACAGGAATTTAAAGATAAAACAATTGACGATGTTTTAAACACTTATGAAAGTTCTAAATTTTTAGCCAATTTTATTGAAATTCCTCAAAAAAATAAGACATATGAAAATATGAGAAAATACGGTAAAATATCTTTTGATGAAGACGTTAAAAAAATTCAAGAGGCTTTACAATATTTGGGGTTTTCATTACCTAAATGGGGAATTGATGGATTATTCGGTCCTGAAACTGAAAAAGCGGTTAAAGATTTTGAAAAAAAATATGATTTAAAAAATGATGGTAAGGTAGATGGTGAAGATATTAAATATATAATTTCCTTATTATTATTAAAAGGTTTTAAAGATGTTGAATTAGGTGAATTAAAATATGATTCTGAAACAACAATCAATGGTGATGTAGATTTTAGTAAAGCCGGATTTAATTCTACTCAAATAGGTAATATTAACTTAATAATTGATGAGATGAAAAATAAAGGAATAACTAACCCCTACACACAAATTGGTATATTATCTGTAATTGGTAAGGAAAGCGATTTTAAATCCTTTAAAGAAATGTCATATTCAAATACATCAAATTCAAGAATAAGACAAATATTTGGAAATAGAGTTTCAAAATATAGTGATTCTGAATTAAATGATTTTAAAAAAGATGATAGTAAATTTTTTGACCTTGTATATGGTAAAGATTCAGGTGTTAAGTTAGGTAATAACCGGCCAGGTGATGGATGGAAATATATTGGTAGAGGATTTAATGGGATCACTGGAAAGTCCAATTATAAAAAATACGGAGATGCTGTTGGTATTGATTTAGTTTCAAATCCGGAATTATTGGAAGACCCCAAAGTCGCCGCAAAAGCTGCGGTATCATATTTTACTAAAAATAAATCTGTGTCTGAGATACCAAATTTTAACAATAAAGACGAATCGATTAAATATTTTTCTGATATAAACGCTGGAGGACAATCAAGTTGGGCTTTAGGTAAAGCCAAAGAATCAGGAGATAGGTTTGAGATTGCGTAATCATAAATTAATAAATTTTTAAATTATTTAATATTCTAATATATTTATATAAAAATAATTTTTTTAAAATTAAACAAAAATGGGAAATTTAAAGCCAATTGGAAGTGAAAAACTTCAAGGAATGGATAAAATAAATAGGATAATGGAAATTGCTAGATATAAAGAAAACAAGCCGACCCCTATTAATGAAACATCATCTAACGAATATAGTAAAGTGTTACCTGATGGTAATAAGTATGAGATAGTTAAAGAAAAAAACGGATATGTTATTAAAAAACAAATATCTGAAAATGTTTCTGACTATGTAGAACCAATGAAAAATAGAAAGTACTATTCTTCGTATTCCCAAGCGTTAAAAAGATTAAATTTAATTATTAAAGAAGTTAATTCTTTAACAGGTAATAAAAAAAATGTTTCATTATTTAACGAAAGTGAACTAGATGAAAAAGAAACTAAATATTACCTTAAATTAGACACTAAAGAACAGGCTGACCCTAACGTGGCACCCGCTCCGGCACCGGCGCCAGCTCCTGTACCCGCACCATCACCTTCGGAAGAACCTCCTGTTGAGGAGCCTCCTGTAGAAGAACCTATGGATACGGAAGATGTTCCTGAACCTGATACTGAAGGAGAAGATAAACCTGAAGAAAAAGTTACATTTAAAACCATACAGAAATTAACAGGAAAATTAGGTCAAAAATTAAGAGTACTATCTTCAGATGAAGAACAAGAAATGTCATCTAATGATGTCAAATATGTGATAAATTCAATATTATCCGCATTAGATTTAGATAAATTGGAAGATGAAGATAAAGAACAAATTATGTCCAAATTTGAAAGTGAGGATTTGGGTAATGAGGACAACGTAGACAATAACGTGGAAGATATGGGTGACGAAGAAGTTTCTGTGGAAGAACCTCAACCACCTTCAGAAGAACCTGCACCTGAAGAAATGGGTGAAGAAACTGAAGATGTTGAGAAAAAATTGATGGGTGTTTTTAGTGAAGATGAGAACTTTGAGGACGATAGATTTTATAGATTCTTGAAAAATTCAGGACATAAAGAATATGGTGATGATGAAGATGATATTTTAACAAAACCTAAACCAGTAACTAGACCTGATATCGATATAGACCCTGATTTCGATCCTTTTAAAAATCCTGACCCTAAAGATGATCCTGAAGCTAGAATGCGTAGCAGAAGAAATAGACATAATTATAAAATGTTTGACGATGAAATGGAATCTGATTCATTGTTTTCGGAGTCTAAAGTCGATTCTATTTTAAAAAAATATTTTAAATTAGATGAAAAGGAGAAAAAAATGTTACAAGAACAAAAACAACCGAATAAAAAAGAATTGATTAAGAAAATTAAACAATTATCTGAAAACATTGTTCAAGAGGTTGCGGTAACAAAATTATTAACTGAAAATAAAAATACAAAATTATTAGGTAAAACTAATAAAAATAATATAGTTGTTAAAGTTGGTAATAAAGAAGTAAAAATTTCACCTGACGGGAATACAATATGAATCACTTAATTTATGTTAATGAATTAGGTCCTAATTATAAAGGAGATAATATATATGAATTTATTTTCTCTGATAATTTGGAAGGTGTCTGGGGAGATTCTTGGGAATCAAAACCGGCAAATGGTTATCCATCACCTCCTGATTTAGAACATATAAAAAAAGTTGGAGTATTAAAAAATAATTCATTAACTTTGTCAGTAATTCAGAAATCAGATTGGTTTTCAATGGTCGACTCAATTGATAATGTAATCGCATTATCTTGGGAAAATGACGATAACGAAACAAGTGTTAATTTTGACCACGTTAAAAGATTGGTATTTCATTTTGGTGAAACTGAGGAATCTGTTAAAAATAAATTGTATGAACGAGATATTGTTCTTGAATTTGAAAAAAAAGTAGTATATGAAAAATAACGAAAAAAAATTATTCCTTATCAAAAATGGTTTAAGCATAAATTTAATAACCAATTTAAATGAAGGTCAAGTTAATTCTTTATATAAAAGATTAATTGAATCTAAAAAAGAAGAAAAATGTGGTTGTGGGTGTGATAAAGATACTTGTAAATGTGGTCCTGAATGTAAAAAATGTGATTGCGGAAAAAAGAAAAAACAAGAAACTAAGGAACAAACACAAGAAAAACAAACCACAAAAACCGTGGTAGGCCCTTTAGGTGGTATTGTTAATGTTAAGCCCGGTCAAACTAAAGTTAGTTTAAAACCTGTACCTAATCAAACAGGTTCATTTGAGGTTGTTGAAAATGAACAAGAAATAGAAGAAAAATCAGTATCTCAGAAACAACAAGAATTTTTTGGTGTTGTTAGAGCAATGCAAAAAGGTAAATTACCTAAAAAAGGTAAAGCCGGTGAATCCGCTGACGAAATGTCAAAAAAAGATGTTAAAGATTTTGCATCAACAAAACACAAAGGTTTACCAAAAAGAAAAGAAACTAAAGAAGGTTATTTTGATGCGGTGTCAAACGCATATTATAAAAATATGTCAGAAAAAATGAATGAATTACCAATTAACGTAACTTTTGAATCTAAATTAGAAAAAGATATTAATGATATTATTGAGTCTACGTTATACCCTAAAATGAGTAAAAGAGATTTAATCAATTTAATTAGAGAAAATAGTCCTTTAAATCCTGATACTGAAGAGGAAACAATTACAAAACCAAAAACTCCGACTAAACCTGAGATTAACCCTGACTTCGATCCTTTTACAAATCCTGATCCTAAAGATGACCCTGAGGCGGAAGGAAAAGATTTTTTTGTATCAATGGCTAAAGATATGGGATTAATAAGAAATTAAAATTTATATTGAGATGAATTTAAATAGTAAAATTAGTGAAATTAAGAAAGTTGGAAAAACTTTAGAAAAAAAATTAAACAATGAGGGTTTAACTAAAATTGAAAAGAATGTTTTAAATGAAATTAGACAATTCTTATCTGAAGATGTTCCTATGAGTTTTGACCCTGAAGAAGTTGGCGGAGCAAGACCTAGTAGAGGGGTTCAAAGTAAAATAGAGGGAGGGAAAACTCCTTTAAGTCAATTAGGTCTAACTCAAGAACAAGTTGATTTTTTCACTTCTGAGGCGTTTAAATCCTCAATAAAGAAAATGGAATCTTTGTTAGGTAATTATTCAGGTGTAGAAAGGTCTTTAAGTACGGCCAATAGAAATCTTAAAAAAGATGCTCAAACCGCATTTTCTTCATTATATTCATTAGTGGGAGAACTATTAAATGAATTAACAAGTTTACAATATCAATACCAAACAGAATTAGAAGAAATTGCTACCGAAGCGGTTGAAAAGGCGATGGGTATTGACAGAACTTTTTTTGATAAGAAATTAAAATTAGATGGTAAATTTTCAGGTTTTCTAAGTAAACTTGAAGGAATGAAAAATAGAGTTGAAAATGTATCGGAAGATGAGATTTTAAATAAATTTGCTAATATAGATAAAGAGAAAAAAGAAAAGTTAGAACAACTTAAAAAAGATTTTGAGGAGATGGGTGCAGATTTTGATGAATCGAAAGCTAAAGAAGCCATCGACTCAACTTTTAAAATGTCAGATGAAACAAAAAAAGAGGCTAAGAAAGAATTTTCTGACGAAGTTTCAAGAAGGATGATTATTAATTTATTTAGACGAGGAATGTCAATTTATTATGATAATGCTTATGAAATATGTAAAGACAAAATATTAGCATTACCTGATGGAGAAAGATTATTACAAATCTCAAATATGGTACAACCAATAATGGTTCATTTATATTGGTTATTTTCTGACATCGGTTCTATAGGTTCTTCAGGTGGAGGTCAAATTGGTCAAATACAAGTAGTCCCCCCAAGTCAACCATCAAGTCAAAATGACGATGAAGATGAATCATCATTACCTAACGACAAGGAAGATAAAAAACCTGAGACACCACAAGGATCACAACAACCTCAAGGACCATTCGTTATTAGAGCAAGAGCTATGACATTTCCTTTAATTGTTCACGAATTAATTAAAGGTGTCATTATGTTCTTTACTTCTGCGGGCGGAACAGATAATGAAAAAGGTCAATTAGCTAAAAAACAAGCAACCTCATTAGAAACTGAGGCTTATGATTTAACTTATAGTGAAAAATTTTATGAAGAATTTTATAATTTATTTAAAGAAATTGTTCCTGATGTCCAAGAACAAAGAGATTTAACTCCATTTGTTTTAAAATTTATTTCTGAAGAGAAATATGAAAAATTATTAGAATTGACAAAATCTTTATTTACTTTAGGATTATCTTCAGATTTTGCAAAAAGTTATATTGAAAGTTTGGTTGAAAAATCAAGAAAATTAATGAAAACTATGGGTCAAAACCCTTCTTACCTCGAAAAGAAACAATATAAATCTCCTGAACCACCTAAAAAAGATGATGAAGAAGAGGATAATTGGGATGAGGATATGAGTTGGTTGGATGACGAAAATTAAATATGTCTTTAACTAAAGAACAAGTTTTATTAGAATATGTGAAGTGCGTAAAGGACACCCCTTACGCACTTCGTACTTATTTACAAACCTACGATAATACCGTATCAAAATACGTTCCATTAGAATTATTCCCAGACCAAATTTCATTACTTGAAGATTTTGAAAAGTATAATGAAAATATTGCGTTAAAATATAGACAGGCTGGAGTATCAACGGTTACCGCGGCTTGGGCGTCTAAAAAATTAGTTTTAGCACAAAAAACAAAACCTGAGAAAATACTTATAATTGCAAACAAATTAGACACATCTCAAGAGATGGCTAATAAAATAAGGACATTCGTTTCTCAATGGCCTTCTTGGACGGGTATTGATTTTTCTCCGGAAAAAAACTCCCAAAAACATTACAAATTAACAAATAATTGTGAAGTTAAGGCGGTTGCAACATCAAAGGATGCTTTAAGGGGTTTTACACCAACAATACTTATATTTGACGAGGCGGCATTTATCGATGCTGATAGTGATTTTTGGGCGGCTTGTATGGCATCACTTTCTACTGGTGGTAAAGTTATTGTTATTTCCACGCCAAATGGGTTTGACCCAATTTACTACGAAATTTATGACCAAGCTTTAAGAAGTATGAATGACTTCAAAATTTCTGAAATGTTTTGGTTTAGAGACCCAAGATATACTAAAGATTTATATTTTGTTAAAACTGACGATATTGTTCATTATCTTTTAAATAAAGAAGACTATAAAAATAATGAAGTTGTTAATTGGTCAAATATTGATTTTGACGATCGAAATTTTGAAGATGCTAAAAAACTAATGAGTGAAGGTTTTAAACCTTGTTCTGATTGGTTTGAGAGGATGGTTAAAAAATTAAAATTTGACAAACGTAAAGTATCGCAAGAGTTAGAGTGTAATTTCTTAGGTTCAGGTGATAACGTATTTGATTCAAAATTATTACAAAAAATACACGAGACATATGTTAAAGAACCTGTTAATAGAATGATAGGTAATTCTCTATGGATATGGAAAGAACCTATTATGGGTCATAGATATGTTATGGGTGTTGATGTTAGTAGAGGAGATAGCGAAGATTTTAGTTGTTTTCAAATTATCGATTTTGATGAAAGAGAACAAGTTGCCGAATATATCGGAAAATTACCTCCTGATAATATGGCGGAAATTTGTTTTAAATGGGCTAATATGTATTCCGCATATATAGTTGTCGATATAACGGGGGGGATGGGTGTATCCACATCTAGAAAACTACAAGAGATGGGATATAAAGATTTATATGTTGATGGTGTTGATATAACAAATAAATGGAAATACGTTCCAAAATCTGCGGAAAAAATACCAGGAATTAATTTTAACAACAAACGGGTTCAAATAATTGCCTCATATGAAGAAGCATTAAGACACGATTTTAAAATTTATAGTAATAGATTATTCAATGAAATGAATACATTTATTTATATAAACGGAAGACCCGACCATCAGAAAGGTCATCACGATGACTTAATAATGTCAATTTCTATGGCAACATACGTTGCCGAATCTTCTTTTAGTAATTTAACTAAAGTTTCAGAACAAGCCAAAGTTATGATTGAATCTTGGGCGGTAAGTAATAATGACACAATTACAGAACAAATATCATTCAATCCCGTTATACCTGTTAATACTGATAGGTCAAATCTTAGAAACGAACAAATAAGTAAAGACGATTATTTAAAATATTCTTGGTTATTTGGTCGTAGATAATATTTATATAATATTATGGGATTATCAAGAAGAAAAAGAAGCCCCGATAGATTTATCGGTGGTAGTAAATTAAATGTACCCGGACAAGGTATTTTTAGTGTTAAATTAATCGATAACGATAAAGAACCTGTAGGTCCTCAGGATAAAACCAAATCTCATTCAAGACCAAAACCTGAAACTACAACAACCACAACTACAATACCTGTGGTTGACTATAAACAATTCCAAGATTATGTATTTTTTGAATTTATGGATGGAGAACAATATGATTTCCAAAATTAAAATATTTATCAATAAAACTTTAAAATGGCAATATTAACAAGTAGAATTCAAGCTTCAGGAGTAACATTAGATGATTTAATTCATATAGTTATAACAAGTGATCAATCACAAAATCCTGCTGGTTCATCATATAAAGCAACTATAGGTCAAGTTTTTGATTCGTTATCGTCTTACACATTTACAAATTTATCTGTTAATGGGAATTTAAATGTTTCAGGGAATACAATATTAAATAACGTTATTACAAATACTTTATCGGCAACAACTTATTTAGGTTTACCTGGGGATATTTTTATAACAGGCGGTACTTTCGATAAAAATACGGAAACATTAACTTTAGATAGTAGTAGCGGATCTCCAATAACAATTACAGGGTTTACCGATACCTATGTTACAGGTTTTACATATGATGATGCAAACACAATAACATTATCACAAAGTAATGGTCAAAGTAGTGGTGTTACATTAAATACTTTTACAGGGTTAACTATAAACGGGGGATTAAGTGCAACGAGTATTTCGGCAGACACTTATTATAATTTACCACCATTTACAGGGACAAATTTTATTAATATCACATATGACGAACTTTACACTAAAGTTACAACAGATTTATTAGAACCAAATAGGTGGTATAGATTAACTGATTATAGGTCGGTGAATTATTTGAATGGGTGGAAAACTGCTATTGATAACCCGACTCCAAACTTTCCAAGTTTTATCCCACAAGAATTATACACAGGAAGTACTGAAGTTTTATTGTTACAATCAATAACAACAAATAAAATATCACCAATAGGATATTCAGAGACATATCCACAAGATATAATTCAATATTCTGTAACGGGTAACCCATATAGTTTGTCTTATGGTTCATCATTTGGATGGATAACAAGAAGAATTGATACAGAAAAAAATGTGGATGTCCCATTTGATTTTAGGGGAAGAAAATATAGAAGATTTGAGGTTGAAATATTTGGTAATATATCATCTTTTAGTGCATCGAGTTCTTATATTGGTACATCAAATACTAAGTATGGTAATATTGGAGGAGTACAATCATCGGGTACGAGCATTGCCACATTTAATTTCACAATAATTAGTGGTTCTCCCGTAACAACAAGTCCAATATCAGTAGTATATCCTGGAAAATATTTTAAAATTGGTGATACTATAACAATAGATGGGGGTAATATTGGTGGTAGTTCTGGTTCAGATGATGTTACAATAACGGTAACCGGAATTTATTCTAATATAGGTTATTGGTGTATTGGTGACCAATTAGGGTCACAAATAAGTACTGGTAATTATCAAGATTATGACGTATTTAATGATTACCCAAATACATATAACATTAAATGGTTTGATATCGGTGACGTTGAAGCGTTGTCATTAGGTAATCCGTTTGGATTGAGTGATAATGTTGTTTTTAAAGGATTTACTTATAATAATATTATTGGTAGTAATTTTTATAACAACACTTTTGGAGATAATAACTATTCAAACACTTTTGGAGATAATAACTATTCAAACACTTTTGGAGATAATAACTATTCAAACACTTTTGTAGATAATAACCAGTCAAATACTTTTGGTAACAACAATATTAAAAACGTATTTGGGAATTTTAATACTTTAAACATTTTTTGGGAAGATTACTATTCAAATACTTTTGGTGATAATAACATTAGAAATAGTTTTGGAAGTGATAACACTTCAATCATATTCGGTAATTTTAATTCCGACATTAGTTTTGGAGATAGTAACTCTTCAATTGTATTTGGTGACAGTAATAGCAGAAGTAGTTTTGGAGAATTTAATCGTAAAAACACTTTTGGTAATGGTAATAGTTTTAATGATTTTGGAGATAATAACACATTAAATACTTTTGGGGATAATAACACATTAAATACTTTTGGAGACGGTAATGCCTCACACATTTTTGGGGATAATAACTCTTCAAACATTTTTGATAATGATAGTGTATCAAACATTTTTGGGAATTTTAACATTTTAAACACTTTTGGTGGTAGTAGTGTCAATATCACTTTTGGGAATGGGAACGAATCAAACACTTTTGGGATTAGTAATACCAATATTATTTTTGGGAATAGTAATAATAAAATCATTTTTGGAAATGATAACACTCGAAACACTTTTGGAGACGAGAACTCCAATAACACTTTTGGACGTAGTAATTCCAATAACACTTTTGGAAACGAGAACTCGGACAACACTTTTGGAGACGAGAACTCCAATAACACTTTTTTGAACGGTAATTATGAAAATACATTTGGGAATAGCAACAATTCAAACACTTTTTTGAACGGTAATTATGAAAATACATTTGGGAATAGCAACAATTCAAACACTTTTTTGAACGGTAATTATGAAAATACATTTGGGAATAGTAACTCCAATAACACTTTTGGAAACGATAATTATCAAAATACATTTGGTGATGGTAATTCTTACAACTATTTTGGTGACGGTAATAACATAAATTATTTTAACAACAATAATAATTCAAACATTTTTGGGGACGGCAATTATTCATTTTTTTATTATCAAAATGATAACAATTCAAACACTTTTGGGAATAACAATTATTTAATGTCTTTTGGTTCTGGATGTACCTCAAACACTTTTGGGGATTATAATACGGATGTTAGTTTTGGATACGACTGTCATTCAAACATAATTGGAAATTATAACAACATAAATTATTTCCTTGATAACAATTCTTCAAATATTTTAGGTAATTACAATGAATTAAGCACCTTTGGTTATGATAATGTTTTAAACAATTTTGGTTCATATAATAACGGAAACACATACGGTGATAATATGAAATTAAATAATTTTAAGGTATCTGTGTCAGGTACAAACTTCACATTAGCGACTCACGTAAAAGGTAACTACAATTGTGAAATATTTTCAAACTTTACTGGTGGAACCAAATTAAGTTACTACAACGCGTCAAACGTATTAACAATAACAGATATAACATCCTAAACACTATGGATATAAAATACATAATAGACAATAACGATAACTCCTTAACAAATCAATTTGTTAATGGTGGATTAAGTGCAACGAGTATTTCGGCAGACACTTATTATAATTTACCAACTTTTACAGGTAACACTTCTGGTGATTGTATAATAGATTTATATGTTAGTAATGTTAATTCTTGTTCACCATTACACATTCAACCATTAAATACTGGTGATGTTTATATTGGTGAAAATGGGGGGGTTAATGTAGGTATTGGAACAAGTTCACCATCTAGAGTTTTAGATAGTAGAGGTACTTTTAATCTACAACCAAGTACTAACACTTTTTTAAGATTTGATGGTACAATTATGGAGGCTCAAGTTGGTAGTTCTAATAATCAATTGACTTTAAACAGAGATAACTTCGGAATTACCGATTTAAAAGGTAGTGGTGGGGTTATCGTATCCAATCCAACATATTCAAATTCATTAAGTATAGGTACTAATACGATTTTAAGGGAAAATGATAAAATAGTATTTTCTAGTAGTGACAATTTTGTTAGGGGATGGTGGGATATACAAAATAGTAAATTTAGAGTTGGTGGTGGCGGATATTCACCGGTCTACTCCTCAACCACAGAAACATTTGAAGTTGTCGGTACGTCTAAAGTAACTGGAAATGTCGGTATTGGTATAACGGGTTCAACTGATTCAACATCAAGACTACAAATTAAAGGTTCAGATTCTTCATCATCAAACTATGGATTAAAAGTCCAAAATAGTGGTGGAACAGATAATTTAGTTGTTAGAAATGATGGTAATATTGGTATTAATACTTCAAATCCAAATTATCAATTAGAAGTTTTACCTAAAGATTTAACAGGTACAACAAATGTGGTTATTAGGAATACCAGTACATCACCAAATTGGGCACCAGTTGGACTTTCTGTCATCAACGGGTCTAATCATGGGGTTGGTATGTCAACATCATCAAATGGTGTGGATACACAATTAAATATTAATTCCGGTATATATTCACAATTAACACATTCAGTTAACGGTACATCTGTCGCTGAATTAGGTACTGCTGGTGATTATTTGTTATGGAGATTACCCAATACTTTTGATTTTAGAAAAAGGTCAAATAATTATACTTGGTTAAGATTTGATTCTTTAAATCAAAATCTTTCTATTTTTAATGAGACGGGTTCTCCTCCATCAATCAATTCCAAATTGGGTGTTAGAGGTTCAGATTCTTCATCATCAAATTACGGTTTAAAAGTTCAAGATAGTGGTGGTACTGATAATTTGGTTGTTAGAAATGATGGTTTAATAACTGTTAATGATGTTACAAATGGTAGTGACAGTAGTAATACTGTAAGATTTTATCAAACCATACCTACAACCGGAACTTATAACTACGGATTTTATTCTTCAGGTGCACCCAATGTCGCGAACTTCGGGGCAGTTGGTAATACATCCAGAACACATTTTTATTCAAGTGAAAGTCAAAAAACCGCTTATGAAGCGGATATGGCTGCGACGGTTTCTTCACCATTTAGAGTAGGATTCAACGCAAGTATTGTTGGCACTAATACCGGAGGTACTAATGTTGCGTTATATTCTGATGTAAGAAATGGTGTTAGTAATTATACCATTTATTCTGTTAACGGAGATTCGTTTTTTAATAAAACTTCAATGTTATTGAATGGTAAGACGAATGGAACAGACCCAATTTTATCATTGAACAATCTTACAGGAACAACATTGTTTTATGTTAGGAATGATGGTAATGTTGGTGTTGGGACAAGTACTCCTAATGCGAAGTTACATATTAATAATATTACAACTGGTAATACCGTATTATTTGAGGATGATACTAGTCCTGACCCTTCACCATTTGTTATTGATAATGGTGGTAAAGTTGGTGTTGGAACTACAACCCCATCAGAAAAATTAGAAGTTAATAATGGTTTTATAAAAACAAATCAAGGAGTTATTGTTGATGGAGGGACTTTTTATGGATTAAGATTTAATGGTAGTGGTAATAGTAGATTTGCAATCGATAACTCATATAAATTAAATGCCGCCTTTACAGAAGGATTTAAATTTACTAATGGTGTTTACGACTTTTTTAATTACGACCAAAGCGGTTTTGGAGACACGTTCCAAATTGGTAATGGTTTAATAAAAGGTAGAACCACAGGTACTACGGATGTTTATTTAGGGATTAATGTTTTAGGTACACCTTCATCAACATTGGAGGTTAACGGTAAAACAAAAACAACGACTTTGCAAGTAACATCAGGTTCACCACAAGTAGGTTATGTCTTAACCGCAACCGATACTGACGGTAATATGAGTTGGGACTCTCTAGTTGACTCTTTTTATGTTGAACCTTCATCAACCGCCGTAACTTGGAACGTAAGTGGCAATAGTTCAAATTATAAATTAACCTTAACTGCGAACACGACCTTAAATTTAAATAATGTTAGAAATGGTGACTACGGTACAATAATTTTAACACAAGATTCTGGAGGAAACAAAACGGTAACTTTAGGAACTGTTAATGGAGCTGCCGCAACACATAAAGTTGTTAACGGTGGTGCTGGTTTAGTTAGTTTAACCACAACGGCAAACGCAATTGATATTCTATCGTTTACTTATGATGGGACAAATATGTATTGGAATAAAGGTTTAAATTACACATAATAATGTCTAGGTTATTTTTTAGTTCATTAAGTGGTGTTGATTACGGAGGAAGTATTGACCCACTAAGTTTAAACCCAACGGTTTATTTTCAGGTATTTGATACAAGTTATTTAACACCCTCGTCCCCATCATCAGGGGATTCAATTACGGAAATTAGACAATATACCGCACAAACGTATACCGCGTCAGGAACAAGTGGATGTGTTGCAACATACGACACAATTTCAAGCCAAGATGTTTTATATTTTCCTGGTGTGAATGGCGGGTGTTGGCCTCCTCCATGTTCGGGGTCTTGTACCACATACTACTCAACCGACCAAAATATTGGGTTTATGTCTGAAAGTGGTTATTCATTTACATTATATTTTGTTGGTAAGCCTTTATCTGGACAAACATCACTTGGACATATTATTTGTGATAATTATATGGCGGCACCTAAACCAAATACTGTACAATATTTAACTGTTAAAGATTATAAAAATATATATTTTGTAAGTGAACTTGATGGGTTTGGGGGTAACATATTAGAAATTCCAATAGAAGTTAATTCAACATCATTAGATTTAAACTCAAAAGATTTGAGAGTTTTCTCAATTAGAGCTCAGGATACGGGAGATTTAATCTCTACCGCAGCATATTCTTATGTGAACGATATTCAAACAAGTTCGGTAACTCAAACCAATTTATCTACATTTACAACTCCAAATTCAATCGCCAATTTAGGTGGAATTGATGATGGAGATAGTTTAAATACATATAGAGGGTATTTTGGTGAAATAATAATATTTAATGAATTACATACTTTAGATACTCACACAAAAGTAATTAATTTCTTGAAAGAAAGATGGAATATAACATAATCAAAACTATTTAATTATAGGTATTTATAATTAAAATTACTACATGGAGAATAACAATAATCAAAATTTAACGGTTTGGCAAAGATTACAAAGGGCTATGGGACCTAATGCTTTGTTAAATCAGGATTACCCTGTATATAAGTTCGACAAAGAACAATTACTTAAAACAACGTCAAAGCAAGAATACGAAAGAGAAAAGTTAGAAGCTCAACAAACCTTCTTTCTATCAAATCAATGGGCAAAAATTGAGAGTAACTTATACACTCAAGCGGTTTATTACGAACCAACGAGATTAGCATCATTTTACGACTATGAAAGTATGGAATATACTCCGGAAATATCGGCAGCTTTAGATATTTACGCTGAGGAATCTACAACCGTTAACCAAAATGGTTATATGTTACAGATATATTCTGAATCAAAAAGAATTAAATCCATATTAGCCGACTTATTTAATAATGTTTTAGATCTTAACACCAACTTACCAATGTGGATTAGAAACACTTGTAAGTATGGTGATAATTTTGTTTATCTTAAACTAGACCCTGAAAAAGGAATAATTGGTTGTATGCAATTACCAAATATTGAGATTGAACGTTTAGAAAGAGGAATGCCTGCGAAGTCCGCGAGAATGGAAGAACCCCAAGAAAATAAAGGATTGAGATTTAAATGGAAAACTAAAGATATGGAATTTAATTCTTGGGAAATTGCTCATTTTAGATTATTAGGTGATGATAGAAAACTTCCATATGGAACATCAATGCTGGAAAAGGCTAGACGTATCTGGAAACAATTATTGTTATCTGAAGATGCTATGTTAATTTATAGAACATCGAGAGCCCCTGAAAGACGTGTATTTAAAGTATTTGTTGGTAATATGGACGACAAAGATGTTGAGCCGTATGTACAACGTGTTGCGAATAAATTCAAAAGAGACCAAGTTGTAGATAAAAATACGGGTAATGTTGATATGAGGTTCAATCAAATGGCGGTCGACCAAGATTATTTTATTCCTGTTAGAGACCCGGCCAGTCCAAACCCTATTGAAACATTACCGGGAGCTCAAAATTTAGGAGAAATTGCCGATATTGAATATATTCAAAAGAAATTATTAACCGCATTACGTGTTCCTAAAGCCTTCTTAGGGTTTGAAGAACCTGTTGGTGATGGTAAAAATTTATCTTTAATGGACATTAGATTTGCTAGAACAATAAATAGAATTCAAAAGTCTATAATATCCGAATTAAACAAAGTTGCAATTATTCATTTATTTTTACTAGGTTTTGAAGATGAGTTATCTAATTTTATGTTAGGACTTACAAATCCATCAAAACAAGCCGATTTATTATCGGTTGAAATTTGGAAAGAAAAAATATTGGCGTATAAGGACGCGGTAACCGCGGATCAATCAGGTATTGCACCGGTATCGTTCTCTTGGGCTAAGAAACATATTTTAGGATTTTCGGATGAAGAAATTAAACTTGATTTACAACAACAAAGAATTGAGAGAGCTGTTGGCGCTGAGTTATTAAATTCCGCAACAATAATAACTCACACAGGTATATTCGATAATGTCGATAAATTATATAAACAAGTTACAGGAGCAACATCTTCTACCGCAACACCTCCACCTCCACCTGAAGAAGGAGGAGAAATGGGTGGAGGAGCTCCACCGCCACCACCAGAAGCTGGAGGAGGACCTGGATTAGCCCCGGAGTCAAAATCTAAAAGTAATTTAAATATTTTATTAGAGAGTGATTCATTAATAGGTGACGATTCTTTTATTGATTTATCAAAAGCGAGAAATTCTTTAGGAGAAATGGAAGAACAATTAAAAAATATACTTAGAGACTGATATTTATAATAAAAAATAATAAAATGAGATTCGGAATTATAAAATCAAAAATAGAAAAAGTGTTATTAGAGTCATATTCAAAAAACACTTTTAAAGAAGAAATTAAAAAATTTAATTCTTTAGTATTAGAAAATAAAAATATAAGTAAACTTTTTTATTTATATGATGATTTAAGTTCAAATAAAGGACTGACTGAAAACGTTGCTAAAGATTATATTAATGAATCTATTAAAATTTATGAAAACACTTTAAATAAAATAAAAGAAAGTGATTTTATTAAAATTAATGAATGGGTTAATAATGTAAAAACAAATATTAGCATTCTCAATTTAGAATCAAATATTAAAAGTAAAAATATTATAGTTGAGGGTCTTACAAAATCCGAAGAAAAACCTAAAGAGGTTTTAAATATACCAATAAAATCAATGATTAATATTGCAAATAAAACTTTTGCAAATTATGTTGGGTCTTTAAATGAATCGGAACAAAAAGAATTAAAATCTTTATTACAGGAAAGTGATGACTCATTATCATTAAAATATGATTTGATTAAAGAATCTGTAATAGAGAAATTAAATGGAATAAAATCAAGTGAAAATGATGAATCGGTTTCATCAAAAATTGATGAAACTATAGAAAAGGTTAATTCCGAAAAGTATAATAAAATTAATTACGTTAGACTAAAATCTTTAAAAGAAAATCTTTAATCGTTTGATTTAAATTTTTTCTGAACGTACTGAGCTTTTTTAATCTGTTCTCTAATATGGACAGATTTTTTTTTGTGTTCTTTTCTGTCTATTAGTTCTGATTGTTGTCTTGTCTTAATTACTTTACTCTTGTAAATTTTTAAAGCCTTCTCTAACGGCATATTATTATTTAATTTTACAATTATCATATTGTTATATATATCTTGTTTATCTGAATTTTTTTTGACTATGGTATTAAATATACTTATTATTTTTTAAAATAAACTAAAAAAAATGAAAACGAATGAAAAAAGGGAAAACCTCAAAAATTCAGGGGTTTAAGAGTATGAAGGTTATGTACGGAACCGTTGACTCTGTTAATTTTAAATCCATCTATCTAAACATTCAAACTTGGGTAACACCAATAAAAGAAAGTGAAAATTGGTCAAGGATCGTCTTAAATATGTCAAGACAAATAAAACATTTAATTTTTGAGTTACTCGATAGAGAAGTATTTGAAGAGAGTTTTATTGTCGATTTAGATTTAAGGTCTAGCGGTATAACACAAGGAAAAAAATCTTTTATGAGTTTAGAAATTAATTTTTACCTTAAAAAAACAGAATTAGATTTTAAATCATCTTACTTTAAAAACTACTTTAAGAAAATGTCAAAAGATATTAATAGTTTTGTATTTTCAAAAACAGATTACTTTGAATATAGTCTTTCCAAATCAAAAAAAGAATTAATTAAACAAAGTTAAACTATCAAGTATTTATATAGTATATTAACTTTAAAAAAAGTTTAAATCATGCACATAAATACAAAAAATGAATTAGGTAAAAAATTAATTCTTATTGAGGCTGATGCCGGATACATCTCACCTAATGACGTAAATAATAAATATATTATGGAGTCTAAACAGATGTTGGATCATTCAAAACCATTTGAGTTTTATGCTGTTTTACAAAAGTACAATACTCCAAATAGAAATGGTAGAATTTATCCTGAGAAAATATTAAAAAGAGAAGCGGAAAATTATAAAAAGATGATTGAGAAAGGAACTTCTTTATCGGAGTTAAACCATCCTGAATCATCTTTAATTGACTTGGATAGAGTGTCTCACATAATTACTGAAGTATGGTGGGATGGGCCTGTTCTTATGGGTAAATTAAAACTTTTAACATCACCAGGATTTCACGAAAGAGGAATTGTATCAACTAAAGGGGATATGGCTGCCAATTACCTAAGACAAGGAGTAACACTTGGAATTTCTTCAAGAGGGGTTGGTTCACTTAAAAAAGTTGGAGAGCAAAACGAAGTTCAAGATGATTTTGAATTAATCTGTTTTGATTTGGTTTCATCTCCATCAACACCTGGTGCTTATTTATTCTTGGATAAGAATGATAGATTTAAATTTGAAGAGAATATTGAAGAAGAACAAAAATTAAGAGATACAAAAAATCTTGGAGTAAACGACAAAACAATTGACTTAATGAAAAAATTATCCCATTTTTTGGATAAATAATTAAGTTAAATGACTAAAAAAGAATTATTCCTAAAATTATCTCGACCTGATAATTTTGGTATTTCTAGATGGGTAAGTAAAAATGAATTCATTGACGAATTTAAATCTTTAGACTTTAACAATGGATGTCCTTGGATACGGAGTTTTAATTACCTATATGAGACTAAAAAAGAAAATAAAATTTGGAAAGTTAGATTAGTTGGTTTTAAAAAAAACGATTCAAGACCCATCTCAAAAAAAATACGAAAATTAATTTGTTCACAATCATCTTGTCATTCAGGTTTACCCGGAACTTCAAACGACTATATAATCCCTGACCATAAAAATGGTAGATATGATAAAACATCAGTGCTTGATGTTGAAACTCAAATACTTGATGATTTTCAACCATTAACGTTAAGAGAGAACTTATTTAAGCGTCAAATATGTAAAGTTTGTAAAGAAACAAATAAAAGATTTGACGCTAAAAAACTAAGTTTTAGTTTTTCTTTTTTAGTGGGGGATGAAAACTATGAAAAGGAAATTGGGTGTGAAGGATGTTATTGGTATGATTGTAAAAAATTTAAAGAATCATTAAAATGGAAATAAACAAATTTTATAATGAAGATTGTTTATTAACAATGTCAAAAATGCCAAACGAATTTATTGATGTTGTATTAACATCTCCCCCATATAATATGACAAAAAGAAAAGGAGGATATGCGGATAAACAAAAAAGATATGACACATATTCTGATTGGAAAACCGATGAAGAATATTTAAATTGGTCAGTTAATATATTTAAAAATATAGATAGGGTTTTAAAAAAAAATAAAGTAATACTTTATAATTTTTCATATTCAATAGAAAATCCTGTATTACCGTATTTATTGGTTTCAAAGATTAATAGTGAAACAAATTTTACAATAGCGGACACAATTATATGGAAAAAATCAAATTCGATTCCCCATCCAGCTTCTTACAATAGATTAAATAGAATTATAGAATTTGTTTTTGTTTTTGTAAGAAAAAATGAAATTAAAACTTTTGATTGTTTTAAAAAAGTTGTAAAAGTCTCTGAAAAGGGTCAAAAATATTATGAGATAGTTGATAATTTTATTTCCGCCAAAAATAACGATGGCAGTAATGATTTAAATAAAGCGACATTTTCAACTGAATTATGTGAAAAGTTATTAAATGTATATTCAGATGAAAACGATTTGGTTTACGATCCTTTTATGGGAACGGGGACTACTGGGGTTGCTTGTAAAAAAATAGATAGAAGTTTTATTGGAAGTGAGATTAGTGAACAACAAGTCAATTTCTCTAATAATAGGATTAGAGAAATATTTTAAGAGATAACCTATTGACTTATTAAATAAATTTACAGATAATTATAAAAACTAAAAACTATGGATGAAAAATATTTTGTGGCAAAAGTAACCATTGATATGGTAGATGCTGAATCAGGAAAATTAAAAAAACAAAAAGAGGAGAAATTGGTTAAAGGATTTAGTCCAACGGATGTTGAGGCGAAAGTAACAAAACTTTTTGAGTCGTTCACTCAAGATTGGAGAATCACGGCAATTGTTGAAAGTAAAATTGATGAGGTGGTAGAATAATTAATTTTAATTACAATTAATAAAAAGGAGGGAATTATCCCTCCTTTTTTATTTTCCATATATTTATTGTTAATGAAAATTGTAATTACAAAAGAACAATATCAAATTTTACAAGAAGCTTTCAAAAAAAGAGAAGAGGATAAAATCGCGACCGCTATTAGAGATAGTCTTAAATTAGTTTATCAACCAAAAGGAAAATGGGGAGTGATTAACGAACCTGATAATAATTGTGAAACAGGTGAAGGAGTTATTGGTGTGTACCCTCATTTAGAAGGAATTGATAATTGGTCAATCTTAAATAGATTCGATACAAATAGTTTAGTTAGAAATAGGTTAAAAGAAATTTATACTAAGGACACAAATAATTCTAATTATAATAATGAAGAATTTATTAAATGGTTATTAGAAAATAAAGAAAAATTATTTGATGGTGAATATACTCAAGAATTAGTTGATTTAAATAAATCAACCGTAGATAAAGGGAATAGAAATGAGCAATTCGCAATTGATGTTTTAAAAACCGAATTCCCTAACTCAAATATTAAAAGATTTTGTTCAGGTGATAAAAGAGATACCAGAATGGGTATGGATATTGCGATAGAATCTGAAGGCGATGTTATGTTCGCACAAGTTAAATCGTTTGAAAGTGTTAAACATATGTACGAACCTGAAACAGGTAAAGAATTTTATATGGTTAAGGCATATTTTAATCACGAAAAATACTCAGAAACAAATGTTCAGTTTTTCTTCTTTGTTAATTTTGATAAGGGAGAATACGTATTATTTCAAAATATAAAATCCAATATTCAAACTTCAGGAAATCAAAAAACATTATTTTTAGAAAACCCTTTATTAATATCGGATAATTTAGAATTAGGTAGTGAACCTGAAGAAAGAGTATATAGACAAACAAAAAACATCAAAAAACAGAAAAAAGTTAAAGATATATTCAAAACATCTAACAAAAAATTAGATAATTTAATTAAGAAAAGAGAACTTATCGATAAATTAATCGCTAAAGAATTAGAAAATATTAAAACGAGTTAATAAAAAAATAGATAGGAAATTATTAAAAATAAGAATTTTTTAATAATCACACATATTTATATTAATAAATTATAACCAAAAACTATGGCAAAAGAAAAATCAGTAGTTGAAGAAGCGATACTTCAAATGAAAAATTTAGAAGAAACAGTCGCTGAAAATGCAAAAGGAATACTTGCGTCTACAATGAAGCAAGAAATCAAAGAACTGGTAAAAGAATCTCTATCCGAACAAGAAGAAGAGGAAGAAGAGGTTGATGATGTTGAAATGGATTCTGAAATTGAAGAACCTGAATCTGATGATGAAGGTGATGAAATGGATGATGATATGGAAACTGATAACGAAGAAGATATGGATTTCCCAGACATGGAAATACCTTCAGATGAAGAAGAACCTATCGACTTAACGGGAAAATCTGACGAAGAAGTTCTTCGTGTATTCCAATTAATGGGTCCTAATGACAATGTTATTGTTACAAAAGACGACTCAGGAAACATCAATCTTAAAGATGGTGAGAAAGAATATATGATAGTACAAGAATCTGAAGAAGAAGATGTTATGGACGAAGTTTCTGACGAAATGATGGAAGACATGGAAATGGAAGAATCTGAATTGGATGAAGAGGAAATGGATGAATCTGAATTAGATGAAGAAGAAGAATCAACCGAAATGGATGAATCTTACGAAGAAAAAGATGAAGAAATCGTTTATGAAATCTCTTTTGACGATGATGAAGAAGAAGAAGAATTTTTCGAATCTGACGAATCTTTAATGGAATCTAAAATGAAAATAAAAGCTAAAGGTAAAGTTGGTAATGGTCCGAAATTCAAATATTCCACAAAACCAAACATGGCTGGAGGATTTAAAGAAAAAATGAAACAAGGTCCTAAGTCAGTTGGTACAGGTAAAGCCAAATTTGAATACAAAGAAGGTGAAAACATGGATGGAAAAATGAAGAAGGTTACCAACGTAAAAAAAACCGAAACAAAAGAAGCTTCTCGTACTTTAGGTGCGGGAAGAAAGTTTGGAAGAAAAGGATTACCCAAACCAAAAGCAGCTCCGAGACACATTCAAGTTGAGTCTACGGATGTTGAAGTTAAACTTCTTAGAGAGAAAAATGAAGAATACAGAAAAGCACTTAACGTATTTAGAAATAAGTTAAATGAAGTGGCAGTTTTCAATTCAAACTTAGCTTACGCTACACGTTTGTTCACAGAACACTCAACTTCAAAACAAGAAAAAATAAATATTTTAAGAAGATTTGATTCTGTTGAATCGTTAAAAGAATCTAAGAGTTTATATCAAACCATTAAAAATGAATTGTCCACAGACAAAGGAAAAAGTATAAATGAGTCAGTTGAAAGAATTATTGAAAGTACTCCTACTACAGGTTCAGCAACAACTTTAATTGAATCAAAAACTTATGAAAATCCTCAGTTCTTGAGAATGAAAGATTTGATGGGAAAAATAAAATAAAAATAAAAAAAATAAAAAACAAAAAAAATGGGAGCATTATTAGAATCAGGTCTTGTTGGTAACATCGGGTTAAAACACCTTAAAGTTATTAAAGAAGATACAATTAACAAATGGGATAAATTAGGATTCCTAGAAGGTCTTAAAGGACATTTAAAAGAGAACGTGGCTCAATTATATGAGAACCAAGCATCTTTCCTAATTAATGAGGCGACATCAGAAGGTTCAAACGGAGCGTTTGAAACAGTTGTGTTTCCAATCGTAAGACGTGTTTTCTCTAAATTATTAGCGAACGACATCGTATCAGTACAAGCTATGAATTTACCTATCGGTAAATTATTCTACTTTGTACCTAAAATTCAAGGTTATAATACCGGTAATGAACACTTTGCACCAGTAGGAGCACCTAATGGAGCTAACGTTGGTGATGGTTACGGTGCTGGTAGTACTTACGGAAATAAAAATCTTTACGATTTATTCTATGAAGGTTCTGAACCAGGATTGAATCCAGCAGGGTTATTTGATTATTCTAAAGGTCAATTCACAGCGGTTACAGCATCAACAAGAGTTCAAGTATGGTCAGGTTCAGAATTAATTGATGAAACTACTGAATTAGATGGTGAAACAGTAAGAAAAGTTATCATCAAAATGTCAGGTTTCTCAAATTCAGGAGCGGGTAAATTAATCGGACCTGATGGTAATGAAATCGATACTGAAACTTTCTTATCTGATTTAGTTATCACTAAAGGTGCTGGTTTAGATGTTGACGCTGATTCAGCTTGTGAAGTTGCTGATAACACTCCATTATTATTTAGAGTTGTTACACAACAATATGGTAAAGGAATTGTTCAGTATGGTAAAACTACAACCGTTAACTGGGCAGAAGGAAATGGTGGTTCATTTAAAGATGTTTGTGACGCTGAAGGTTACATTTATTTAGAAGTTGACTTATCTTGTCCGGCTTGTGTTGGTTGTGGTGCCGATACATTAGATGGTTACACAGGAACAACTATAGTTTCTGCGGCAACAACTACTTCATTCGTTGCAGTATTTAAAAGATACCGTGAATTAGAATTTGAAGATAAAATTGGTGAAGTTTCTTTTGATTTAGATTCAGTTACCGTTTCTGTTACTGAAAGAAAATTAAGAGCACAATGGTCTCCTGAATTAGCACAAGACGTTGCGGCATTCCACAACATCGATGCTGAAGCTGAATTAACAGCATTATTATCTGAACAAGTTGCGGCCGAAATCGACCGTGAAATTTTACGTGATTTACGTAAAGGTGCGGCTTGGTCATTACGTTGGGATTACAACGGATGGAGAAGAGTTACAGGATTATCAACTTCTTATACTCAGAAAGATTGGAATCAAACTTTGATTACTGCAATTAACCAATTGTCAGCTCAAATCCACAAGTCAACTCTTCGTGGTGGTGCTAACTGGATCGTTGTATCAAGTGAGATTTCTGCAATCTTCGATGATTTAGAATACTTCCACGTATCTAACGCATCTCCTGAGCAAGATCAGTATAATATGGGTATTGAAAGAGTAGGTACTTTAGCAGGTCGTTACCAAGTGTATCGTGACCCTTACTTCCCACCAAACACAATTTTGTTGGGTCATAAAGGAACATCGTTACTTGACACTGGTTACATCTACGCACCTTACGTTCCACTTCAATTAACACCTACAATGTATAATCCGTTTAATTTCACTCCAATAAAAGGAATAATGACAAGGTATGCTAAGAAAATGGTAAACAACCGTTTCTACGCGAAAATTACCGTAGATGGTGTTCGTACATTTGATTTAAGAGAGTTAAGATAATTAAACTCTTAATGATAAAATTAAAAGGTCAGAGAAATCTGACCTTTTTTTTTAAATAACAACAAGTTCGTATTTTAAATTACCGGTATCCCAAATTTTATCAAAACCCAACTCATACATTATCTCATTTTCAGTTTTTGTCTTATCGTACCCCATACTAACTAACTTATCTTTTCTAAAATTATATCTATGATACCTAATGGAATAATTTTTAGTATATGAATAATTAGGTTTTGTTTCTCCAACAAAATTAAACCCCATTTTACTATAAAAACAAAATTCATCTGATGGTGACCAATTTCTATCGGCATATGTAATTATTTTTTTTGGCGAATGTATTTTAATAAAATATTTTAATAATTTAGAAAACCCTCCAATAACATTTAAGTTACAATATCTATAAATTTCAAATTCACCATCTTTAATATTCTTATGACCTAAAGAATTTCGTAATTTACCAAAGGTAATTACTGACACCAATTCCTTATTATACTCCAACCCATAAAAAATAGAGGATTTATCATTACCCTGTAAATGATTTTTATTTAAAAAATCTTTTTTTTGTTCATTGGTTAATTCAATGACCTTACAATTTCTAGCATATATTTTACTCTGGTTTAAATTTAAAATAGTTTTTAATCTTTCTTTAATTATATTTTTCTTATCACTCCATTCATCTGAAAAGATATGGATTAGTCTTATATTTTTATTTAAACATTTTTTTGTTTTATCTATATGATACGTTTTTGTTTTACCTCTTTTTTCTGAATGCCAATATAAACCATTATATTCTATGGCCATATTATGATCCGGTATGAAAATATCTAATTCAGTACCATTTAAAACACTTTTATTGTTAACTAATATATTTAAACCCAAACCACTAATAAATTCACTTATTTCATTTTCAGATTGACTTCTATAATATACTCCTAATTCAATATCATTTAATTGGTCAACAAATTTTTTATGTAAATTATTTGATAATATTTCACGACCATATAAATTTTTGTATTCTTCTTGTGTTATGTTGTGTAATTTCAAATGAGTGTTTGATAAAATTTTCAATTTTTCATTACATATCATGCAAGTTGTGAAATTACCAACATCTTCAAATAAAGTATTTCTTTCAACATATTTCTTTAATGTATTAAAAAATATTTCATAATCGGGATTATTCTCAATAAATTCTGAAATAGATCCGTGAGTTTTGTCTATATGTTTAGTAAATGAACCCGTTTTATTAGTTAAGTCATTAGTTTCCCACTCACATAACGGACATTTTAATTTTTCAATTTCTTCAATTTCTTTTTTAATAAAAAAATCTGAATGAAAATGATGACCATTTTCTTTTAAAAACATTCTTCGTTTAAAAGAGGATGGAATTATTACATCAGGATAACATTCTTTTATGTGATTCGTTATTGACCCGCTTTTATTTTCATAATCATTAAATGTTTTTTTGCATTTTTTACATTCTAATGTGTGAGGGTCTATTTTAATGACATTGTCTTTATTTAGATATTTGGTCTGACCTCCTTTTTTTCTTATATCCACATTATTATCTTTTAAAATTTTTTTCAATTTTAATTTACCAATTTTAAATTCTTTACATAAATCCTCCAAAGAAGAATTCGAATTTTTGTATTTTTCAATTATAAGTGTTTCCATAATAATATAATTATACCTAATAATGGTATAAAATCAAATAGTATGAAAAAATATTTAAATTTCAATAAAATATGGGATTGCGGTTTATTTAAATATAAACTGATTATCAAGTAGTTAATAATTTATTTTTTTTAAAATCAAATTATTTTTGTATATTTGTATTATGAGAATATTGATAATTTTATTGTTAATTAGTTTAACACTTAATTCACAGACATTTACTGAAAAAAACTTTAATGTTCACATTTTTAACAAAAAATTATACCAAAAAATTAACGATTATAGGAAAAAGAACAATATCGATACATTAATTTATTCTAATGTTTCTGAAGAATTGGTTTCCAAAATTAATGTTAATAAAATGGTTGAAAAATCATTATGTTATCATCCTGATGTTAATTTTTATGATGGTAGAAAAATTGGTGAATCATTGTTTATTGAGTATTATAAAAAATTGAATTTGAAGAGGGAGTATCCGGAGGATGATTTTGTCACATATGCCGAAATTTCTGCCTTTACAAGTAGGACATTTAATAATTATGATGATATGACGGAATATTTTTTAAATTGTTGGATAAACTCACCAAAACATAAAAAAATATTACACATCCCACTTTATAATGGATTATGTTCATCATTTATAAAAAAAGGTAAAGAAGGGTTTTACGTCACCTTTGATTTTATCGACATTAGTGTTTTTACCATACATTAAATAATATATTAATATGAATATGTTTCTTTTTAAAAAAATAAGGAAAATTGAAAATTTGTTAAAACAACCTGTTTTTAACTTTTTAGTGTTAAAATAAACAATATGAGAAAATTAATTTTAATTATCGGTTTAATTTATTTAGGGATGATCACTTTTTTGGGGCAAATTAATAATTTTAACGTCAACACATTCAATAAAAAAGTATATCAAAAAATTAACGATTATAGGAAAAAGAACAATATTGACACATTAATTTATTCCAAGGCATCCGAAGAATTGGTCTCCAAAGTTAATGTTAATAAAATGACTGAGAAATCATTATGTTATCATCCTGACGTTAATTTTTACGATTATAGAAAAATTGGTGAATCATTGTTTATTGAGTATTATAAAAAATTGAATTTGAAGAGAGAATATCCAGAATTTGATTCTGTTTGGTACGCTGAAATCTCAGCTTTCACAAGTAAAAAATTTAATAATTATGATGAAATGGTTGAGTATTTTTTAAATGGTTGGATAAACTCACCAAACCATAGAGAAATTTTAAATACCAACTTTAAATTGTCACACTCAGGTATTTGTTCGACATATATTAAGAAAGGTAAAGAAGGTTATTATGTATCGTTTAATTTTATTGGTATGATTATTACCAATAATTAAATTATTTCAAATAATTTGAGACCAATGATTCAAATGAATCATTCCCTTTTGAATATTGTCCAGTGTCAGGAGAATATTTCGATAGATTCATAAATTTTTTTAATTCGTTTAAATCCCCTTCACTATCTTTAATGTTCTCTTTAAAAACCTTATTATTTTTCTCCAAAGAAATCTTATTAATTTTTCCATTTTCCCAATAAAAATTCCATCTGATTTTTGGGTAAACTTCAGTCGAGAATCGTTCCTTTTCTTTTGCTAAGTCGGTAGATAATTTTTGACTATATTTTATTTCGTATATCGCAATATAATTACCCAAATTTTTAGTATCAGGTGTTTGAAATTTACCACCACTATCTTTACATCTTAATGGGGTAACATTAGACGCAAATTCGCCGGCGCCATTTTTTGAATTACAAAAATAACTGCCTTGGATAATATACTTCGGATCATATTTTTTTGGTATAACCGTTTCCTTAACATCAGTTTTTATGTAATTAAAAGTTAAATTAACCGATATAAATTGACCTGGCCTTAAATTCGCCGGTCTATTTGGGGAATTGTCAGTAAATCCACTCGTATTGATAACTACAGATGAGGTTACCTTTGGGACTGAATCATCGACAGAAACTCCAATACTCTTTAAATAAGTTGTTAATTGTGGTAAAAATATGTCAGCTCTTTGTTTTGCCAAATTTAAATTATTTCTGTAACCATTATCATTTGGTGTTTTTGGATTTTTTGTGGTTCTATCATTTTCTAAATCATACCCTGTCGCCTTATTTCCCCAACTATTACTGGCCGAACCCATAACCGATATGTTGGTTAATTTTATATTTTTATCTTCTAACATTTTTTTTGATTCAGGGTTAGAATTTATTGATGTTAAAATTCCTTCAGTAAATGATTTATAAGATTCCGGTGTTAATGTATTTGAACCTGTCGAATAAACAACATCTTGAGAATAAGGTATTGATATGGATTGGGTTGTTGTTTCTGTTGTTTTTGTACCCCCTTCAACCCCCTGTTTCGTTACGGTTGTTGTTTTTTGTTCGGATATGACCTTACCCTTTTCATAATTTACAAGGTATTGTATCCTTAATAATTCTTCTTTAATATTCATACCTATAAATATATTATGTTAGTGTTTAATTTACTATTAATAGGATATTTATAACTATATGAAACTCAAACAATTAATTAGAGAACATTTATTATTAGAAAAAAGAATAGGTCAGTTGGTGGATACTCTTGAGGTAACTATGTCCTTCGATTTAATCAAACATATGGGTCATGCAGAACAAAGGTCTATGGGTATTGGTAGGGAAAAAATTGAGGACTACGATATGAGGCCTGTAACCAATATGGAAATCAGATACTTCATCGACCTTTTTAAAAGAGATATTGCGGAAAAAATATTAACAGGGGAAATTAAAAATGAAGAACCTTTTGTCATTAGAAGTTCATCAAAAGGTTTGGCAATTCCTCTTAAACCAATTCATAACGCAGGGACTAATTGGAAATTAGTCGTTTTAACCGTTTGGAGGGAAAGTAATATTCACAAATTAAAAACATTTGAAGGGCAAGTAATCATTGAGAAATAAAAAAGGGGACAATCGTCCCCTTTGGTTTTGAAATTTTTGTCTGAGCTTGTGATCTAATCGGTTATCCGCGTAATGAACAAAGGTACCTTCAAATTATTCCATCTTAACGATTGAGGTTTACCACACCTTGAGTTGATCGTCACTCATTCCGCCGAGTTGTTAGGGTAATCTCGGTTCAACCCTTTTTCATTATACAAATATACAAACTTTTTTTGATTATTCCTAATCTTCAATAAAATAAATTTGAATGTTAATGTAATTAACACCCCTCATATTAAGATTTGTATTTGTCATAATAAGATAATTTTTTAATTCAAATTCAAATTCTTTGTGATTAAATTTAACATCAGAACAATGTTCAAATGAGTAGTTTGACAAATGAAAATCATCCATTTGGTCGTAACAAGTTCTGTCAATATGTTTTGATATAAAATCATCGCCAAGGGTTATTGTAACATCCACCTGAAGATGAGAAAAATCTTCTCTATATCTTGTAACATATATATTTTCAAAAAACGGATATTGTTTTTTTAAAATGATGTTTAATGTCTTTTCGTATCTTTCTTTTTCTGTCATTTTTTTATAAATATTCTATTTTTTTATTAATTGAATATATTTATAAATAAATTGAATTTTCATATGACGACTATTGAGGGAGTATCGAGTAATTTAAAATATCTTTTTACGGATAAAGGTATTATACAATTAGGTGATTATTATAAAACAAATAATAAAAAAAACATTATAGAATATTCATTTGAAAATCTCCATATCGCGCTAGACATATTAAAAGAACATAAAGAACTTTATTACAAATTAAACAAAATTTCAGTTACAGAATACGTTAATTCTTCAAGAAAATTTCTTTATGAATTAATGGAAACTTTCAATTTAAAAGATAATATCAGTATTATTAAAGAATGGGAAGAAAAGTTCGGTTCAAAACTTTTATTACTAAATGAATCGACCGATAAATTATTAATAGAAGAAAGAGTTAATAATTCTTGGGAGTCAATAAGAACTATGTTGGAAGAAGCGACTTGGAATCCTTTTAGTTCTGATTTTTATTCTAAAGAAAATTTTAAAGGATTGGGGCAAGACATTAAAGGTGCGGTTAAAAGAGTCGATAAATTTGCGAAAGATACTGCGAAAAGTGCGGTTGATTGGACTAAAGAACAAGGGAGACAAATATCTCAAAAAGGTCTTGGGGGGTATCTTAAAGATAAGGCTAAATCAGTTTTTAATAGTGTTAAAAATGCCGTTGCTAAAGTTTGGAAATGTCTTACTAATAATCCTATAGAGTGTATGATGGAGGGTCTTAGAACTGCCGCGTTTTCGGCTTTAGGTATGGGAGCGTTGACCGCATTAACCGTGGCCTTTCCTGGTGTTGGAAATATCCCTGATGCAATTATATTTGGTTCTTTATTGATTTGGGATATATATAAAGCGTTAAGTGGAAAATATGAAAGTGGTGAATATAAATGGAGTTGGACGGATATTATTGTTGATGCGGTTTGTTTAATACTACCGGCGTTAGGAGGGGCGTTAAAGTCCGCTCTTTCAGGTATTAAAGGTTTTGGGGAACTGGCCGTTAAAGCCTCAACTAAAGGAGGTGTTTTTGCGAAGGCTGTTAATACGATTAAAAATGGTATTGGAACTATAATAAGTTTAATAGGTAAAGCAGCCGCTTGGATAGGTCAAAAATTAGGTATTAAATGGTTAAGCGAATTTGGGGGTAAAGCTCAGAGTTTTATGAAAAATAGTGCTGATGAATTAATTACTAAAGTAAATCAAGGTGTTTCTAAAGTAAAAGAAATACATGGAGTTGCAAAAGAAAAATTGGCAACCGCAGGAAAAGAAATCAAACAATTCTCAAAAACTTTACAAACTATGACACCAAAAAGAGTCATTATTAAAAAATCCGGAACCGCGGTATTATTAACCGCTGCATTTTGTGCTGCTTTAGGGGTGGACGATCCTTGGATGTGTCAACATAAAGTTGAAAGTGGTCAAGTTAGTGAGGAAGAAATTAATAAAATACAAAACGCAATAAATTCTAAAGGATTTCAAAACCAACTAGACCAATTGTCTGTTGATGATGCGGAAAAATTAGGATTAATATAATAAAAATAAAAATAAAAATAAAAATAATGAATAAAAATTTAATTATTGAAGAACTTAATAGAGTTAGGTTGTTAATGAATTATGATACAAAAAAAACTTTATCAGAAAATAAAGATAAATATTTTTTTGGTGATATTTTAAATGAGGGAACTGGTAACGAAATGATTGAATTGTTATTTAAAGACATTGCAAAAACTGAGGGTTCTGCGGGTTTAAGAAGTGCGATTGAGTCGGCAATTAAAGATTTTGGAGGTATTAATATTAAGAGTGATAGAAACATTTTTACATTATCTAAAGATGTCGATGAAATTGTTAAAGCTATGGAAACTGGAGCAATTGCTTCTGCGACTGAAGCTGGTAAGTTAGCCAAATCACTATTTAAAAATGGGGGTAGTATTGAAGTGAAAACCGCCGGAGCCGACGCAATTGTCGGTATGACATCATTCACAAAAAAATATGTGGGAATGACTAAAGAGGAGATGATTGAGGCTTTAAGTGCTAAATACTCTAAATCTGAAGCCGAGACTTTATATAATAGATTTCAGCGTAAAAATAAAATACCTGAACCTGTTAAACCTGAACCCGTTAAACCTGAACCTGCCAAAGTTGAGCCTGTTGATCCTGTAACTTGGAAGACTAAATTAAAAAAATATTTAAAATATGGGTTAATATCGGGAGGTTTATTGCTTTTGTGGCAATGGTTAACATCTGATAGTAGTCCTTATCCTGATTGTATTAAAGACAAACTAACTGAAGAAGATGCTAAGAAGGTTGGTGATATGGGTCAGGAAGGTTTAATTATTATCACAAAAACTAATAATCCTGAAATTGATGCCGATGGCGGAGGTATTTTTTATGAGAACGGTACTTTCCAAAGTGCTGGGGGTAAAATTAAAGGTAAATGGTCTGGGGAAGATGAAATATTGGTAACATCAGCTGACGGTAAAACTTATAATATATCTTGTGGTAAAGGTGATGAAGATGTTGTAACAACTACCACAACTATTAGTGGAGGAAAATGGAGAAAATGTAGTGGGACTTATAGTAGAGGATGTTATGAAACTGAACAAGACGGACCTATACATCAAGTTCAAACTTGTATAGGTACAACGTCTGATGGTAAATTTGGTCCTAAAACCGAGGCGGCTTTAAAACAAAAAACAGGAAAAACATCTTTTACTGATGCGGATATTGAGAAAATTTGTGGCGGTGCTCAAGAGGATGAAAAAGGTGATGATTGGAAAAATATAGAGCCTGAAACAGGGGATGATAGTGCGGAGGGTTAAATATATTAAAAATAATAATTAAATGGTAGAATTAAAATATTATGAAAAAAATAATTAAAGAGCAGAATGAACATAGTATAGATCTAGTTAAAGGTAGGGATATGTATAAATGTCCTTTCTTAATTGGTGCCGAATTAGGAGATAGTCAAAAATTTGGTAAAGGTGTTATGAGAAGAATCGCGAACAGTGATAGTCCTAAGAAAAATTATTTAGTTGGTGACACTTTAATTATAAAGTCAAACTATACTTATGATGTTATAAGAAACAATTCGTATGTTAAACAAGGACTTCCTTGGAAATGTTCTACTATGGGAACGATTGAGGTTAAACCTCAATTATCCGCAGACCAACAAAGAAGTGTTGACGATAAGATTAGTTTTTATAAATCTGAAGACGGCCAACCTTTATATCAAAAAGAAACTCCTACTGCGGATCAAATGAATGACTTTGAAAAAATTAATTTAAAAGATGACCCAAATTTTAAAGAATTAATAAAGTTCGATTATTTTATTTGGAAAAGAAAAGGTTTAAGACAAACTGAAGGTCCCCAACAAAGGGCAATTATTAAAACTTTTACAGATCAAGGTTATCTTGATAAGGGAGGTAAAATAAATCCTGCTGAGGAAGATATGTACGAAGTTATTGACCTTAGCACCGTATATCCTACAGAATTTACTAAACCTTATAAAGTATATAGAAAATTAGAATCTGCGGATACTAATAAAATAGTAAAAGAACTTGATTCTTTAGTAAGACAAAGAAATTATGGAGATAGAGAATTTTGTAGAAATTTTATTAGAAACTATGATAATGCGAGAAAATTAAAAGCACCTGTAAGTGGTCCTCAAATATTAAAATGGAAATCAGGTGTTAAAATGTGTAAACAAAAAAATACAAATTTCTTAGATTTAAATATAACTAACAGAATTCTAAAAAAATTAGAGACCGATACCGGAAAATATGGTATTTCAGATAACGCGACTCCAGCAAACCAACAATCTATGAACGAATCTTTTTATAATTCAAATAAAATTTTAAAATCAAGAATCCATAATATGTTACTGGAGACTTATTATAAAAAAAAATATAACAAAAAATGAAAAATTTATTTATAATAAACGAAGATGAGAGAAAAAGAATTTTAGGTCTTCACGAAAATGCAACTAAAAAACAATATTTAGGTGAAGCCAAAATAACTGGTGACCAATATAGCGGAAGAAATATTAAATTTGATTCTGAAGATCCGATCACCCAAAGTATTTTTAATCTTGTTCACAATGTATCTGATATTGATGAGACTAAATTAGTTAAGGAAATTCTTAAAATAAAAGACAAAAATACATTTGTTAAAATTAATAACGAATTAAAGAATGTTTTTAAAATGATGGGGTCTAAATATACTGGTTTGGATAGTGTAATTGCAGATGCGATGGATTATGATTACGACCAATATGATACGTATAAAGTATTAGAACCTCACCTAAAAAAAATAGGAATTAATACAGATAGATTGGGGTATGACGACTACGTTTTCAAAAATCTACCAACTAATACAAGTATGGCGGCAAATCCTGACCAAAATAAAAAAACAGATACTTTAACACCGGCTCAAAGAGAAATGAGTTTCGCAAGTAAATATGGTCAAACCTATCCTTGTGTTGTTGGTGGTACTAAATTAAAATACACTAAAAATGATGGAGGTTTTTATTATAAACTTGGTGATGTTGCGTATTATATAAATGGTGAGTATAAAAACCTTACAACAGGATCCAAAGGAACTTTTAAATGTAATGGTAAACAAATTTCATTGGATGGTAAAACAACCGCAAATCCTGATGTAACTCCAAAACAAAGAGTTGTGCCAACAACTAGCGACGAATTATTACAAGGTAAAGGGTATTTAAAATTAAATGATAAAAATGATTTGGTAAAACTAGTTCAAAATCAATTAATAAGTGCTGGAGAAACCGTTACACCATCAGGAATTTTTGACAAGACCACATATGATGCGGTTAAATCATTCCAAAGTAAACAAACCCCACCATTAAAGACCGATGGAATTGTAGGTAAAGGTACTTGGTTAATATTATCTAAAGTAAAGTCAGAAATGATGACACCTAAAGAAGTTACATTAACTAATCCACAACAAAATAGTTCCACAACAAACGATAAATCGGTAACAAGTAATTCAACACAACCAACACCTACAAGTAATCAACCTGATGAAGCCGAAGGATAATTTATTTTTCTTTAGATAAGACCCTTATAGATTTAGAAATAATTTCTGTCTCCCCAATTGAAAACGCGCCTGAATGATAGGCGTGTTTTACTGCTTGTATAAGTATGTATTTTGAAAACTCTTCATTCATATTATTATATAATGTATCAAAATGGTCTTCACTTAATAAGGGTATTGAATTAAATAACTTTCCGTAAACTTTTTCTTCTTCCATTTTATATAGTTTGTTATATTTATAATAATAAGAACTTTTTATTTAAATGTTAAGAGATTTAATAAAACAAATATTGAGAGAAGCGACATCTGATAGTACAGGTGCGAGAGGATCGTATGTACTTCCATTACAACCTGGTTTAAGAAAATTTAAAAAAAATGAATTAAAACCTTTTACCGAAGAATTATCTGAAATAGATAACGCCGAAAAATATTGGGATAGTTTGGATGGTGATTTAACTAAAACAAAAAATAAAAGATTATCTGAAACCGATATTGATAGAATAGTTAAAAATATTTTAGAATCGGATTCTTCCGTGTCTGCCGGTGAATATAGTGGTCCTATAGAGTTAGGTATAAAAAAGTGGTCTAAAAGTGAATTAGGACCTTTTTATGAGTTTGTTGATACAGAACACAATCATAAGAAGGTTAAGAGTACCACTAAGAATAATATAGAAAGAGAAGTGGGAATGTGGGAAAAAGGTAAAGATGGTACTTATGATATTGATACCCACCCTGTTCATACCATAAAAGAAGATTTAGCCGTTTGGTTTGGTACTAAAAAGAAACCTAAAGGTAGTTCACAACCTAAAGGTCCTTGGGTTAATATATGTAAAAAGGTTGATGGTAAACATCCACCTTGTGGTAGACCTGAAGCAACTGATAAAGCGTATCCTAAATGTAGGGCAGCTGGTGTGGCAGGTAAAATGTCAGATTCTCAAAAGAGAGCGGCGTGTAATCAAAAAAGAAGGGCTGAAAAATCAAACCCTAAACCTGGTACAGGAAACAAACCTAAAATGGTAAGTTACAAACCTAGAAAGAAATAATTATAAACTATCTTTCTTTGTTTCCTCTACTCTAACTTCTTCTTTTACTTCAGTTTTTTTTGGTTTTTTTTCATTAACACGAATTGTGTCATAAAAAATTTTTTTAACTTTAACGGTATCATATACCACTTTTTTATCAACACTGGTGTAATCTTTATCTTTTTTAGGGCCTATTATACTGAGTGTCGACATTAAAATTATAAGCAAAATAGGTGTACCAATTAATGTTAATCCTGTTAAGAATATCTTATCAAATTTGTTCATTTGTGATGTTTTTAAAAATGTTACTTAATGAATGTTTTACGTTAGACCTGATTTCGTCTTCCATTTTCTTTCTACGAGTTTCTACCTCATTATCAAATGAATTGTATAACCTATCACTTGTTTTAGGTGTTAGTTCGATTGTATAACTATAATTGTGATTTACGATGGTGATGACTCTTTTATCCATAATAATAAAGATTTGGTCATCATAACTCTTAATATACCTTTTTCCTGAGATTGGGGAAATTAGTAATTTTGTGGATTCCTTGTTAATCAGGTTCTTACAAATGCCGATACATTCATACTCATACTCTGATTTAACATACTCTTCTTTGGGGGTTGTTTTTTTTATGAAGGTAATCCCTACTTTTTGGAAGAACCTCTTTATTTTGTGTTTCATAATACAAAGATACAACTTTTTTTAGAAACTACAAAAAAAAATTAAATTATTTTTTCTTCCATTTACCACCCTTTTCTTTATATCTTTTTGCGGCGGCACCATTACAATAAGCGCTTGGACATACTTTGTATCTTGATTTAGCCCAAGATAAGCATTGAGACCATAATTTCGGGTTTGTTGGTACATTTTTTTTCTTTTTACCTTCTTCCATCATTTCGGGTTCAGAAGGAACCATAACCTCATCTTCCATTTTATGATAACGTTTTGTTTCATTCATAATGAAGTCAAAAACTTGGTCAAGGTTATTTTTGGATTCTGCTATGTGATCTTGAGCCCAATCGTGACCATTTTCCAATAACTCAGTAACTTCATTTTTATCCAAATTTAATAACAATTCACATTGTCTTTTCATTTGTTCTAAATTTGAAAAGAACATATATCGAGATGAATCATCATCGTGAGTCTCATTTAGAACTCTTTGAACTATCTTAGTTAAGTCCGATTCTTTTAGTTTAATGACTCTCATTATTCTTCGTCTTTTAACATAGTTGTATCCAACATATTTAAATCCAATAAACGTTTGGTTAAAGTTTTTCTACCTAACTTTCTTAAATATCTAATAACAATAGGAGGAACATCGTCAGAGTACTTTCCAAATAAAGTCGCAATTTCATCTTCTTTTGGTGTGGATTCATAATCCGCTCTTGATCTTGATGATCTAATACCTCTAGGACCTTTTTCATAAGGAGTCTCGTCTTCACTTTCTTTGATTACTCTTTTTACGATTTGTTCTAAATCTGATTCAGTAAGTTTAACAATTTTTTTCATATTAATTTAATGTTTGTTTTGATAACGTTTCTATTTTATTTATCTCATCGGCATATTTTTTAAAATGATTGGTTGCCAAATCAATATGACTAACTAATTCATCTTTTTTATCTTGAGGCATTTTAGATGAATTTATATTATTTTTTAATGAATCTAAATCAATCATTATTTTATGATTTGGCTCATCTAATTTTTTTAATTTAGACATTAATCTTTGTAAACTACTTAAATGTTTGAAGTAAGGAAATCCGTGACCTCTAAAAAATCCTTTAGCCCCTTGATACAAGTCTTTAACGTCTCCAAATAAATCTTCATTTAAGTTTGGATTATTAACTTCATTTACCAATTTTTGTAATTGTTTTTCCGTTATTTTAACTGAAGTCTTCATATTAATAAATATATTATTTTAAGAGTTTAATCCGTTAGGACCTCCTAAAGTTATTGCGTTTAATTGAGTTATAGGTTTTCCGTATCCGTCAGTCCAAACAGGATGAGGAGGAACTATTTCGGTGAAAGTTCCGGTAGTACAAGTCTCAACACATACTATGGTTTCGGTATTTGCACTTTTTGGTAGGTTAATTAAACAATTAAAACAAACATCAAAAGATTCTGATAATGTTATTGATGAATAACTTCCAGAGTCTCCGGTTAAAATTGTGAAACAAGATGTAATAGGAATCCCTCCATCGGTAATCTCTAATTGGTAAACACCATTAATTGTTAGAGAATCATCAACAATTGTTGATGAGGAATATTCAAAATTAGTATCACAATCTTTATAAATGTAGTAAGATGCCATAGTTTTTTATATTATAAATATCTAATTTATTTGTAATTTTATTTTAAATTATTTATATTTTTATTCGCCTACCCATCTTGCTTGGAACCAAGACCTTGACGCGAATTGACTTCTTGAATTTGATGCTCCACCAACATTTACAATGTTTATGAAATCAGTTGATCCGTTTAGATATACAATTTTTGTTATTGTTTGAGCCACCGAGTTAAAAGAACCCGCGGCAGCAACAATTACATTATTTTTCTTAATTCCCATACTCGCTTCAGTATTTCTATAAACATCATACGACGCAGTAATTTCCCAATAACCTACCTTTTGCGGTGTAAATGTATAATTAGATGTATTAAACCAACTACTTGATACATTAACCGAATTACTTACAATACTATATCTACAAGGATCTTCAGTAAATGAACCCGGTAAGTTATAAGTTATATCCTCAGTTGTTGCTTCAAGTAAATAAAGAGTTGGTACAAGATTTGTGGATACACTATTCCCTAAAGTAGTCAAATCAAAATACCCACCTCTAGCATTACCACCCTGCTCAAAGATTCTTAATCTATTTTGATAAACATCAATTGTTATACCATCACCCGAAAGTGACGTGTTGGTTGCCGCTTTCCCTAATAAAATCTCACCTCCTTCATCCCCTGATTGAAACAAAAGACTTAATTTAGCGCCATCAAAAGTAATAAGTGATTCTGCGTTTAATTCGCCAACGTTTCCTGTTGCCGTAATTATTCTGTTGTTTACATTATTTAATATAGTCACTCCAGAATCAGTCCCACCTGTATAAGCGGTTGTTTGTATGGTGTCATCAGGAAAAGTTAGACCTGTCGAAGAAAAACTCCAGGCAGTTCCGATTCCATAGGAGAAGTTAATGTCAACATCTGTTTCGTTTGCAACAACGGCAGTTCCAGGTGCCGTTGGCCCACTACTTATAGAAGTTGGGATTGGTAAATTTGAATAAGTGTTAGCAGAAATTGTATCTGTAATAATTGTTGTTGAATTTATTTCAGATATTGTTTGTCCTGATAAATTATTTACTATGTATTTTGTTATTGACATTTTTATTCATTTATATTTTTTATTGTTAATACATCTGATTCGTCATAGTATGATAACCTATTTGTTAATGATGAATTTTTAAAAATCTGACAAGTGTATAATTCATAAACAGATGGTGTTTGACTAACACCCGTAACGGTAACAATAACACCATTAGAATAAACTGAATCTACCGTTATTGATATATCTTCCGTACCACCAAATACAGATCCGGTTATTGTTAATATTTCTCCAACCGCATATCCAGTACCACCCTGATTTAATACTACACTATTAACTAATCCATCAACAACCTCAACATCAAATGTTGCGTTTTCACCACCAGTACCTTGTGCAAATATATTAGGGTATGAACCTGTGACACCTGTTACACTACTCACAAACCAATTATTAGGGATAATGTTCCAAGTGCTACCGGAGTCCGAACTATATAATAAAATTACAATGTCAACACCACTTCTTTCCTGCATTCTAACTTTGATAGGATATGTTCCACCTGTTAATGTTATAGGATACTGATTTCCGTTCGGAAGATTTCCACTATCACCATGCCCCCCATACCAATCAGCAACTTTAATTCCATTAATGAATGCGTCTGAACCATCATCACTACTTAATCCAAAATAGTATGTATTGTTGGAAGGAATGTTTATAATACCTTCAATTACCATTCCATAGTCACTTTGATCAACACCTGTTTGTGTTGAATATGAAACGCCCTGAATATTAGGAGAATTGTATGTATCAAAAAGAGGACTATTATTTATTAGATAATCCATTTCTGTTTCATTAGTTGGGTAAGTATATGTTGAATCGGCAGGTTTATAAATTTTAACACTTAGTTTGTTATTAATTGAAAACCCATTTATAGTGCCCGAAGAACCGCCAATTTCAGTTCCTGGTATTGTTATTGTATCACCTACTTGGTATAACTTACCTGATGTATTACCACTGACACCTATTACAGTATTCCCCGAAACTTCAACATCAAAAGACGCATTAATACCGTTACCGTTTGTTGTTCCGGTTAAATTAGTGTAAATACCATCGGTTGCTCCAGTACCTAAAGCGTTATATGTAAACGCAGTTATAATACCGTAATTTGTTGTAAAATCAACATTATTTACATATGTGTCAACGATATTCCATTGGAAGAATTCCCCAATTGTGTTATTGTAAAAGTTATCAGGAATTGTATTATTGTAGAAGTATTCACCAATAGTATTATTATAAAAATAATTCCCGATCCTATTACCTTGATTAGATGAACCACCAAATCCAAAATCAGGTGCAATAGAATTGTTACTAAATAAATTTCCAATTTGGTTATATGAGAACTTATCACCAACTGTATTGTTATTAAATTCGTTTCCAATTACATTAAATTGAACATCTCCAAGTGTATCATTTGAGTAAAAATCATTACCAATCTTATTTCCACTAAAATCATATAACCCAATAGTTAAATTGGTTCCGATATCATTATTATTAAAAACGTGTTCAATATTATTTTCGTAGAAATTTGAATATATGGTATTACCATTATAACCGTTTCCAATTAAATTACGATAAAATTCTGAATAGATTTCATTTTGATTATATCCATTACCAATATCATTATTATAGAAGTCATCATAAATTTTATTATCATTAAACTGGTTTCCTATTTCATTATTTTGAAAATCATTATTAGTCCAAACATTATTATTAAAATTATTTCCAATATTGTTTCTATAAAAATCACTACCTAGTAAAGTGTTACCATAAAAATCACTACCAATTCTATTATTATTGAAATTTGATGTGATGTAATTGTTCCTAAAATTTTCCCCAATTATGTTACCGTCAAAGTCATCATTTGTTGAGTTGTTATAAAAACTATCACCTATTTGATTATTATCACAATCATCGTTAAATGTGTTATTATAAGAACCGTTACCAATGGTGTTGTTTCTAAATGAACCATTTAATAATACATTATTTGCAAGTAAAAAATCTCCAGTACCAAATTCTAAATGTAAATTAGAATAGTTACCAATATAGTTATTAACCGCGCCACCATCATCAATAGCATCACCAAATGTTGTGTATTCGTAAACTTGATTTTGTCTTATATTAGGTTGATAATAACTCATTATACCATCGTCATTTCCAAAATAATAAAGTGAGTCAGTAGTTTCATTTATTGTCACACCTGATATAATTGCTAAAGAATTACTCTCTACAGAGATGATTTCAAAAAACACAGGATCTAAATTTCGTACTGAAACAATGTCACCAGTTGAGAAATTTGAAACAAATGTTGTACCTGTATTACCATATAACACTGCAGTTGTCCCTGTTAAACCACTTATACCAACAAGACCACTTAATGGACTATCTTCGTCATATGAATATCCATTATATCTTTTAAATAAGATACTTCTGTGATCGTAGTCGGTTCTGTTATTGTATTGATCAATTCTTTCTGTAATTCTACCTTTTGCTGGACCACTAGTGATTTCAGTCGTATCCCAAGTAATATCGTAAGTTATATGATCTTGAGGGTATAATGCGGAATATATGGTAGGTGAAAAATCTGTTGTAGATATCGCCAATAATAATATAGGCTCTGTTGTTCCTGTTTTATAATTACCTGTAGTAATAGGGTTTTTGGTATTATCGTAGTTTGGTTGGTCATAACACGTTTGGAAATCTGTTATTAAATAATAAGAACCTTCAGTTAAACTTGATGAACCAATTAAACTGGTTAATTCTGAATACGTAACTTCGGTAACTCCACTCGACCCTGAAGACCCGCTTAGTATATAAGTTTTAAGGTCGTTTAATGTTGTATGTTTTGTTTCTCCCAAAACACCTAAATAACTTACGTTTACAAATAAGTCACCAGGAGTATATCCTGTGTAACCAACGTAAGGTAAATCTGAAATTCTAATATCTTCCATTTTTATCCATTTAATCCATTACCTCCAATTAAAACAGCGTCTTTTAATAGTACTTCAATACCATAAGAATTTGTCCAAGTTGGTTTTGGTGGGTTTATTTTAACTAAAGTATAAATAGTGGTACTATCCCCAATATAATATAGAGTATCTTGAGTAATTATTGGTTTATAATTCTCAGTAACCAATCTAAAAACTGATTTTTTGATACAAGTTGTACATATTACACCTGTTTGATTACTCATTATTTATAGTTAACTATTTGAAATTTTATTTGTTTTTTATAAATACTAATTTCACCCGAACTTTCCACTTTAATATCAATATAATATTCGTTTGGAATTTTGTCCCTAGTGTCAAAGATAAAATAATACTCGTTTGGAGTTCTATTTATTTGAGTCCAATCTTGAACTTGAACTTCCGTTTGACCTTCTCTAACATAAATTCTATATTCGGCATGAACTTTATTTAATAATTTGTTTGTTGTGTAGGCCTGTTTAATTATAACACCAACTTTTCTAATATCGGTATTGAAAATTTTCTCGTCTTGTTTAATACCATAAAAATCAAATCCATAAAGTTTTGGTTCTACTGAATTAGTCCCAATCTGTAATGAACTTTTCAATGGTAATAATGTAAATTCGTTAAAAATATCCGGTAAAGAAAAACCATTTAATGTTATATTAGTCCATTTGTCCGTAAACGTACAAGGAGTTTTATAACCTAATAATGGTGGTATTGTAACTTCATAAACACCTTTTGTTCTCCTACAACTTGTTAAACCTGTTAAACCCGCAATAGGTTCACCTGAATTATCCAGTATGTTAACTTCGGGAGTATAATCCAAATTAACAGGAATTCCATTATCGTAAACATATAGATATAATTTATTTACTTTACCTAAAGTAAAAAGATTTCTGTCATCATCGATTAAATCGTTATAAATTGTTTCAAGAAAAGGTTCGTAAAATGTTTGTGTATGTCTTGTAAAAAATTGAACTTCGTAAGATTCACTTAATCCTGATAAATTTTCTAATTGAGGTTTAAAAGCGATTACCCAACCTGAAACATTATCTAATGTACCATCAAGAATCTGATTGATTTCATTTGTCATATCAAATTCAATATTTTCATTACCAAATTCAAAATGTTGCTCCGCAATTTTTGTTAACGCGCTATAAGGATAAAACCCTTCGTTATTATTGTTATATAATCCAGGTTCATCCCAAACTCCAATAGTTGTCGTTTGATACCAATTTGACGGTCTATCGGAAAAATTTTTATCCGAATCGGAAATTGTGTATTGTAAATCAGCGAAATCATACCCAACACCCTCATCCCAAATTTGGGGTGTGTCAGGGTTGTAATCAATAAAAGGTATTCTAAATAATTCTAAATCAAACGAGGTCGCTCTTTTCCTTCCTTGCGAAGTTGAGGTATTTAAGAATTCTAAATCAAATGTTGATGTATTAGTCATTCTTAAAATGTGTTTCATATTATTAACACAATCATTTGAAATAGTTCCGTCAATTACTTTATTTTTTAATAAAGTTAAATCTAAATTAAAGATGAATCTACTAAAACCAGTAGGATACTGAGTCGAAATAGGTGTTCCAAAAAATAGTTCGGTGACAGGGTTTCTACCTGTATTAGTAAAACTATTTGATATTAATGTATTATTTTTACTAAAGTAAGAATTATTAATTGACATTATAAAGTTGTTTAACTTATAAATATCAATTAATTCGGATATTTTGATTTAGAATTGTATTTTCTGCATTAGATAATAATTCCTCGATTGTTTGAATCGTAACTCCACTACCCTCACTTTGTTTACAAGGAGACATAAATGCTATTGGGTGTACGTGGTCTCGTAAAAATACAAACATAATTCTAATTAAAGATAATAATTCTTCCCCTCTTACAGATGAATATGTTAAATTTTGAATACTATTTTCGTTACCCACAAATTTATCTTGAGGGATACCATATAAAGTTTCATTTAAATTTATCCCTCCTTTAGGTCCTATAGAATCTTGAGATAATAAATATAATTTTTGAGCACCCATAACTCCATAACTTGTTGGTGTTGGAGTATATTTTGACGGAGTTATTTCAGTTGTTTTTATTTCTTTTTGAGGTCCAAAAATAGGTTTATCCTTATTTAACCCTGAAACAATAAAAAAACCTTTTTGTTTATTTAAAGATATTTCGGTTGAGAATTTTGAAAAATTGGCAAATTCTTTAGTATCTACCGACAAATCTGTTAAATTAAATTTACTACCTTTCAAATAAGTTATTTTGTTTGGAGTTACCAAAAATGGGAATTGATCGGTTATTTCATAAGTTAAGGGCGAGCTATATCCCGGTAGTCCAGGTAAATTAATCTTATTCTTTAAAACACCATAAATATATAAATTTATCAGATTTACCGTATCAACAAATGACGAACCACTAAATGATGCCAAACTTTCATTAATTATTTTATAGTCAATTCCTTCATTATATTTTGTGATTGTCTGTCTGTCGGCGGTCGTTGTTGTTATTTGACTATTTATCACATCATATAAAGCGATTTGTCCCGTAAAGGAGTCTTGGTCGTTTTCTAAATTGATTATTGTCCAAATAACCATCTTCTTAATTTCTTGTGACTTTTCTTTTGTGGATATTATAGTTTCCGTATTACCCTCTTCTTTTTTAGTGTCAAAATGTGATAGCTGAATAAATGACCTATTAATATTTGATGTTGGGGTTAATGTAGTATCTAATTCTCCGTTGTATTTACCTGATCTAAGTAGTACTTCATTTTTTTTAACAATAACGTCAGAATTACCTCGACCTAATAATGAATTATCTCCGGGGTCAGGAAAAATACCGGCACTATCACCGGTATACACTACTAAATTATTTAAAGAAAATTGAGTTCCTTGTGCTAGCATTGATTTAGCAACTCGATAATCTTCTTTTTTAATATTTCTCACGTCAGTTAAAACGTTAGAAATGTAAAATTGATTTTTAAATTCATACCTATTATCGTAATAAATTACGTTAACATATTCGTCTTTTAAAGGTACAGGATTAATTGTGTAGGGTAATAAAGGTAAAAATAATTTTGGGTCATTAGTATCCCACTCTTTATAATTTGGGCTGGCAGATCCGGTTGCGGACATAACTTTACCCTCAACCTCAATTCTTAGTCTACCTAACTTTCTTGGGTCATCGCTACTAATAACCTTACCAGGAAACAAAACTTGAGTGATTTGTTTTTCTTGAATGTACTGGTCAACAACCTCCCTAATTAAAGAGTTATCCGGTTTATTCATTAGTCTTAGTCCTTTCTTCGTATTCTTTAAGAATTAAATTATAAGTGTTTTCTAATTTATCTAAATGATTTGTCATTCTGATTAAATTTGATTTGGTTTCCTCAAAATCCTCTTTTATAAAGTCTAACGCAAATATTAAATCTTTGTTATTAGATGATTTATAATCTTTAACAATTTTTAAAACTTTTTCTGCCTGTTCTTTTTTTGTCATAATTAAAACTTTTTACCTGATGTCGTTAAGGGAAAGGTAACTAATGTTGGTGCAACAATTAATGATGGTATTGGTATATCTGTTCTACCGTTTTCCGCTTCTTCACTTGCCATAGCCTTCATCTGTCCAAAACGAGACAATAAATCTAAATTAGGACTACCATCAGGTAAAGTCCCTGTTGGAATTCCCAAACTTTGAAATTCGTCTATCATCCCTATAAATGCTCTTGTTTCGGAATATCCATCTAAAAATTTTGAAAGTATTAATAATGGTAATGGAACTCCGTTCGGATTATTTGGTATTAATTTTAATAAGGATAAAATATCGTCTATAACACTTTTACACTTTCTCCAATCCTGAATTAGGTTAGCAACAACTATTAATATCTCGGTTAATTTAGCAATCATTTTGAGTTTTTTATTGTTACTTTCTTTAAGAATATCCGAAATAACTTGTTGAACTAGCACTTTAATATCTTTTTTAATTAATTCAAATAATTCCTCAATAAAAAGTGCTCCTACCTTAGAGACCAAATTAACGACTAATCCGTAGAATTGTCTTGTAAATTGTACAAATGAATCAATGATGTCTACAATATCATTACCCAAACCTTTAAATGCGATATAAATAGGTAGTAACACTTTAGGAGATAATAACGAAACTATTAGTCCTTGGGACATAAGTTTTACAAAATTAACATTTAAAGTTGCCTGTATATCGAACCCATTAAATTGTGGGTCATTGTTTACTTGATTAGTTAGATTATCGGCCTCGTCAATTAAATTATTACCCTCAACAAATACTAAATTATTTAAGGAATTTATAATTGCATTTGAGTCAACAGGAATATCCACATAGTCACATTCCAAAAATTTAACAACACCATTTCTTATATTCGCAACTCTTTCCTCAATTGTGGATAAATCATTATCCGTAAATTCAAAAAACGAATCGTCAGCCCCATCCAACTCACTAACTTTAGCGTTCCCACTAACATTTATTTCTTTATCTTCATCAAAACATAAACCTAAAATTCTTTGTAATATTATTTGGAATTTTGTCATATCTTCAATTTGAAACTGCCCCGCACCAATACTGATAGAAATCATTCCGGTAAGTTGTTCCATAATTGACGCAACAATATTCTCAAATTCAACAACTTTAATAGTTTTGAAATAATCTAATAAAAACTCAGAAATTAAAAACCTACCTCCTCTATTTCTAATATCTACTTTATACCACCCTCCACCTTCTCCTGTAACTGGATGCGATTCTAAAAATGTTATATCGAATAATGGTTGATTTGATTTACCTAAATAATCAGTCCCGTATTGTGAATTAAAACTAACACCAGGAAATTGTATTCTGTTATATAACTCTTTATTAGTTGAGTTTGGTCTGTCGTTAGGGGCTAATGTTCTTTTTTCATATAAACATTTACCCTCAATATCGTTAGGGTCTATTTTTAATAAATCGGATAAATCGATAGATTTAACTTTAATATAAACGGTAGTGTTTTGATTGAATGCTTGTTGCTGATCACAACCAACCACCTTAAAAATTTCTTTATATAGAATATCTAAAACTTTAGGTTCAATATTATTTAAAGCCTTTAAAAAAGTTCTCTTAATATAATTGTATGTATTACCACCATTTTCATTTGTTAGTGTTAATACTTCTAATAAATGTTCAAATTGAGTTTTAAGATTTTTTTTAAATTTTTTTGACTTTTGAGTTATGTCATCGGCGTTTTTTTTTGTATTTGAAAGTTTTTTGTTTGTTTTAACCTTACTTTCCTCAAAAGAATTGACCGCCTTTTTTTTAAGTTTAGAATACTGATTCTGTAAATCTTTATAATTTTTTATAGATTTAACCTTATCCTTAGCCTTTTTATAATCATTTTCTAAATCTAAAGACATTATTTTTTCATTTTAAAAGGTGTATTGTTATCAACGTCTTTGTTAATTAACTCTGATAATATGTTATCGTCAACATCTAAATCAGATAGAGAGAACGATTCTTGGGTTGAATTCGTTTTCTCCCAAATACTGGATTGTAGTTTAGAAAGTGCCAATTTTTTATCGACACAATCATTCACTATTTTTTGTTGTTTCTCGATTACAGGACCTATTAGAGTCATATCTTCAGGTTCTTTCATCATCGCTAACATTTTATTTTGAATCCTAATGGCGGTAGTTCTTTGTTCTACCAATTCATTATAAATCTCTTGCATTAGAGATAAAATAGATTCTTTAGTTAAATTTATTTCTTTTTTTGGAGGTCTTCCCATAATGTATAAATATTATTTTACCATATTTTGAATTAGGTTCTCATATATTATTTTATATTTTTTCATTGAATTCCTAATTTCTTTGGTACTTAGATTAGTCATTTCTCTTATTGATAATAAAATAATATTTTTATTAAATTTATTATTATCATTACCGATAAAAATATCATCATAATCTTCAAATATATCATATAACGCCTTACCCAATTTAACTTCATTTTCGGTTAAATCTTTTTTAATCAAAAATAAATCAAGTTCCTTTAAAAAATTTTTAATTACTAATTCAGAGTCCATATGTTCCCTATCTATAGTATATGAGAATTCTTCATTGTTTTCTAAATCAGATGAAATGTCTTCGTAAGATATTTTACGATTAGTTTCTTTTTGGTCTTTTATTATTTGACCCATAAGGTAATTCTTACATATCGTACCAAAATAAGAATACGCTTTTTTCTCTTTTGACGGTTTAAACTTCTCAAGTTTTGTCATAAGGAAGGAGTGAGTATCTATATGGATTTCATAAAAATCCATATCTTTTCTATATAATTTATATCTTCTAATAATTGAAGATATCATTTTGTCTAAAGGTTTTCTTAAAAACTCATTATATATTTTATTTCTATCCTCTAAGGAAGTGGCCTCTAAGAATCTTATAACGGCCATTTCCTCTCGGACATCAAAATAATTAGTTTGAGTTGGTTTTCGACCTTTCTTCTTAACTTCGAAACCAGTTTCTAATATTTGTGGAGTATTTTCTGACATTAAACTTCACTAGGTTCGTATTTTATGGCTCTATCATTAATAAAGAAATATTCTTTTTTTGCCGAGTCAATCCAAAATTTAACCTCACTATCAGTCAAAATATTGTCACCATTTTTGTAGTTCCAGAATATAGAACCTTCTCTTAAATTAGTATGTTTGTATCCAATTCTTGGTATTGTCAAAAATTTAACAGAATTATGAGTCATTCTTAGAAAGAACTCATAACCAAATGTTAATTTAAATGAAGGTTTAAAAAGTCCAAAATCAACGAAAGACGATTTTTTAATAACCATTCCTGATGTTTGGAAGTTTTGATAATTTTGTAATGTTTCGTTTGTTAATAAACCCATTTCAGAAGAAATGTTAAGTGCAAATGTCGCCTCATTTGTAAATCCTGCAAATGATTCTTTATTATCTGTGTCAATAACAATCGGTAAAAACGCGTCAACATCAGGGTAAGATTCTGAAAACTTTTTAACGTTTTTGAACCAAATTTTAGAATACTCATCGTCAAATTCAAATAATGATACCCATTTAGATTTGGCACTTCTAACTCCAAAGTTAACTTGTCCTGAATAATTAGGTTCTTTAGTCCATTCAATTTTTACAACATTGATATCACCAAAATCAAATTGGTTAAGATATTCGACTAGTGAAGTTTCATTAGTGTGAACTATAATTAGTTCATTAATCCCTATAACTTGTTGTTTTAAAGATTCTATACATTTTTTAAAGTAATCTTCAAACCATACGTTTGATGAAGATTTAATTGGTAATACTACCGATACGTCAAATTTTTCCATTATTGTTCTACTGCTTGAAGTTTATTTAATTGTTCTTCAAAAGATTCTAATCTTTTGTTAATATATGATTCAAATAATTCTACCGATTTTGAATAAAATTCTTGTTCTGTCGGTAACTCAGATACGGTTTTTTTCATCCCTTCAAATAAACCTTCACTAACATTATCTTCTAACCAATTCTGTAAAAATTGGGAAGTAAAATCAACCAATTGATTTTTATTATTAATCCATAATCCATTATCTTCATTCATCCAACTAGGTACTAAATTAGGTACTAATCCGATAACAGGAACTCCTGACTTCATAGATTCTAAAGGAAATGTTCCATAAGCACTTGTCTCGTCAATCCATATTGAAACAAAACAATCTTTTAAATTTTTTGCAAATTCTTTTTGAGACAACCCTCTCATATCTTTAAATGTAATCCATCTGTATTGAGGGAATTTAATATAAAAAGTCTTAATAAAGTTTGAAGTATCTCTTTGTTCTCTTGAGTGGATTGCGATAATTGGTTTTGCAGGATAATTACTTGGAACAAAATGTTCAGAAATAAAAGGTTTTAAAACATCATAAGAAACGCTTCTCATAACACTTTCAAGATATTCTTTTTGAATCTCAGAAGTTGTAATACATTTATAAAATCCGTGTTGAGTCCAAGTTTGACCTGGTTGTAATGTTTCTAACATATGGTCGTACGCTTGACACAAAATAATCTTACCACAAGGTAAATTTGCTATCTGACTCATTACAAATCCAAATAATTCGGGGATAATAATAAAGTCTTCAGGTGCAACTTCCAAATTTTGTCCCTCAATAGCTTTATGAGGTAATTTTTCCATATATTCAGACCCTAACCACCCAGATACTCCAGTATAATCAGGTTTTTCGTGTAACATAATAACATTGTAACCCGATTTTAATAACGACATACCTAAATTGTAAATGTAACCAATTGAGGCTTTCGCATTACCTTTTGTGTCCTGAACCAAAAGATAAATTCTCGATTTTTTTTCTTTTAAATTTTTAACTGATAATTCCAGTTTTGATGTTTGTTCTTGATTCATAATTTAATATTTGTTTATTAATTTTTTATTTAATAAAGAGTTAAATGATAATTTAAAAGGTATTGATAAATCGTTAGTTCCTTTTAAACCTAACGTTTCATCCACCTCAGCGTCTTCAGTTAAAACCGTATCAATTAACATTTTTACCATCTCATATTTAACCACAGATATTTGGTTTGTAGTGTCTCCCGAAAATTCGCTTTCTATAGGGTCTACATTTATGAAATCCTCAATTTCATCTAAATCGAAATAGTAGTGGTCACCTAAAATTTTTAACATATTACTTCTTTTAATTTGTTTTCAAAATCTTTAATAGTTGTAATCGTATTTTGATTTTGAATTTGTTTATTGTAGTCAGTCTCAAATTTTATAACAATTTTGTCTGACGGATAGTCTAATAATAAGGAAGGATTTGATGTAAGTAAAACATCAATTTCCTCCCACATAGAATTAATTGTGTAATTACTATAAAATTTTACCTTTTCAAATAGACAACCGAACTTAGATAGGAAAAATAAAGTGGCCGGTTTTGATTTACCAATCTCATCTGATATAATGACAAAATCGTGATCATCTCTCATATTAAGATAAATTTGATTTAAATCGTTAAATGATGAATATTCTGTTGATTGAGAATGTCCAAATATTTCCATCGGAAATTCTTCATAAAGAAATGAAAATAATTCTTCATCATTTCTAAAATTAAAATGTTCCTTCAAGTCTAAAGACTCAATAGGTAATTTAATTTCATATTTAAAATCTTCTTCAGACTCGATTCCTTCAGTTTTATCTATTAGGAATTTTTGATATGTCTGAGTGATTTTATCCATAGTGTTTCTTAATACACCATTAACATCAACTCCTATTCTCATAAACAAATTATATTGTTTAACAAAAAAATGTAAAGTTTTTTGTTAATTTTAGAAAAAAAAGAATAATTAGGATATTTATTTAATATATGGAAGAAAATAAAAAAAAGATTTGGTCTGAAGAAGAAATTATTTTTTTAAAGAAAAATTATTCAGATATGTTTAATTACGAATTGTGTGAAGTTTTACGTAGAACTGAACAATCTATTTATTTAAAGGCCAATAAATTAGGATTATTAAAATCAAAAATACACAAATCAAAATGTATTTCTAAGAGAAATAAAATGGTTGGTAGAGATTTGGATAATGATATGTTGTTATTAATCGCTAAAAAATATAAAACCAGATCAGAATTCCAAAAGAATGACCCCGCAGCGTACTCAACTTCAAGAAGAAAGGGTATTTTGGATGAAATTTGTTCTCATATGATTTCTAAATCATTTAGTATTCCACAATTAATACTTAAAGATATTGTTTCTAAATTATATAAAACCGATAATGTAATTTATAACGATAAAAAAACATTAAATCCTTACGAAATCGATGTGTATTTACCTGATTATAATCTTGGGTTTGAGTATAACGGTAAAGGGTGGCACATCGATAATGTAAGAGATAAATTAAAAAATGAATTATCTTTATTAAATAACATTTTATTAATAACTATAACCGAAAATAATAGAGATTATGAGTCGGACATTAAAAATCAATTAATTTTTAATATTGAAAATTTCAAAATAAAAACTTCTGTTAATGAAATTAATGATATTATCATAGATAATCCATATTCTAAAATATATGATATAGACGATTTAATTAGAATTACCAAATCCTACAACTCTTTTAAAGATTTTTATAAAAATGAACAATCAGTATATGTTAAAATATCAAAATTGGGTTTAATTGACGAATTAACCAAACATATGTGTTGTAGAAGGAAAAAACGAGAATTAAACGAAGTAATTGAAAAAATAAATATGTACCAATATCTTAATGAATTAATCACTAAAGATCGTGGCACTTATCTGTATGTTAAGAAAAATAAATTAGAATATTTATTGAACAACCTAAAAAGAATTAAAAATTAATCGTTGTAACGTTTAATTATTTCTTTAATTATTGGATTTCTAACGACATCACTATCAGTAAAAGTACTGATTCCAATACCTCTTACATTATTAAGTCGTTTTATCGCGTCATATAGACCCGATTTCTCCTTATCTTTAAATTTGTCCGATTGTTCAATATCTCCTGATATGAAAAATTTGCTATTAAAACCAATCCTTGTTAATATCAATTTCATTTCTAACGGGGTTGTATTCTGACTTTCCTCAACCACACAAATCGCATTGTCTATGTTAAACCCTCTAAGGTATGAAATAGATAGAACCTCAATAAAACCAGCATCTTTTAATTTTTCCCTCGATTCTTTACCTATAATTTTATTTAATAAGTAATAGGATGGTAAAATATAAGGCTCCATTTTTTCCTCGTAAGTACCGGGAAGACTTCCTAAACGGGAGTCCCCACCCTCAACAACGGGTCTAATAATTATTATCTTTTCATATGGTGTTGTTGGGTCACCTAATAAATCAATAGCCGCCTTCATAGAAATGTAACTTTTACCTGTACCCGCAGGACCTGAGCAAATGGTTATTTCATTGTCTAATAGAGTGTCATAGTATTTCTTTTGATTTTCAGTTAAAAATTTTTGTTTAGTTTTCTTTTTTACAATTTCACAAATAATTTCTTTTTTTGTTTTATAAATTTTTTGTTCATCGTTTTGAACACTTGGTTTTTTCTTTTGAGTCATATATTATTTTTTACTCGAAATGAAGTTTATCTTTTAATTTTTCGATATTACTTACAACAAAAGGTAATAGATTATTTTTATAATCATAGTGTAATTTATTTATATTTTCAGAGTCCTCGTTTCTACTTACAGATTCGTAATGGTACGCAACCAAATTACCATCAGTATAATTTTCTAAACCATTTAATATACAAGACATATTAAGTTCAACATCCTCAAAACAGCTAACATATTTTTCATTAAAAAAATTACACTTTTCAAAAATATTTTTACGAATCATTAATAATCCGCCGGTATTACCTAAAACTTTTTTTATGGATAAATCAAAATTATAGTAACAATTAAGTCCTATGTGAGAAACTCCAAATATTTTATTTTTATTTATAATTCCGTAGATTCCATTATGTTGTATGGTGTTATTTTCATAATGTAATCTACACCCAACGGTTCCAACTTTAACATTTTCCTTAAAAATTTTTAACATACCATAGATAATGTTATTCATAACTTTAATGTCGTTATTTGAAAATAGGATAAATTCGTATTCGTTACTAATATGATTTTTAACAACATCATTATTTATTTTGGCGAAGTTATAGTAATCATATTCTATTAAATTTATGTTATCGTGTGAAGAAATAAAATTTTTAATTTTTGTTTTTTCTTCTTCACTTGACCCTGTATCGGCAATAAAAATACTGAACATATTTTTATTACAATGTTCATAGAAAGAATTGATACAATCGAATAACATTTCAATTTTACCTTTTGTGGGTATAACAATCGCAACCTTACCTATATTTTTAATAAGTTTTTCTTTAATCTCAGGAACATAAATTTTATTAGGTTTTAAATCTAAAGGTAATACGTGTCTCCATTTTTGTAAGAATTTTTCTTTTGACTCATAGAATTCTTGATTTGGTCTCCCTACAGACTGATGAGTAATTTCAAATGAAGATGTTACACCAATTTTAACGTCATCCATATAATTTGGTATACAAAATAAATGATCGTAAAAGTGAAACTTACCAATCGATTCATCAAATTTATGTTTGATTTTAGTCTTATCAAATGAAATGAACAAACCATCAATTGTTACTACCGGTATTAAAAAAGGTAATTTTGGAGAATATTTACTTAGAAATTTTTTTTGACCTTCAGGTTGATGATAAACTTGACCGACCATAGTTTGGAACATTTTCTCCCAATAAACTCCTGATTCGGGAAAATAACAAGAACCGGCTTTCCCAATTATACCAAATTCAGAATTATTTGAAAAATCTGATAGTAGTTTTTTACCCCAACCTTTTTCAAGGTGAATGTCATTATGACAACAAACAACAATGTCGAATTTAGATTGTTCAATACCATAATTATAAACTTGAGATAATGAATGAGTGTTGTGATTAACAAACTCAATTATTTGAACATCCTTTAAACCAACACTATCTAAGATATGTTGTTTAAATTTTTTATTGTAGTTCTCGTCTTTGTGCGTTGAATAAATTATTGTTATCATATTTGTTTATTTTAATAAAAATACCTGTAACTATAGTTTTTCAAAAACCATTATAGTGTTTCTAAAATAAGAACATTTATCTTCAGGAACTAGTCTTGCATCTTCGCTCAACCCCTTTAAATACCTAAAACCTAAATCTTCAATTAATGGAAGTATCTCATCATTATTAAGTTCATTAAAATGCCCATACCCCCCTTGACCTCTAACCGCCCAAGATAGGATTAAATACTTATCGCAATTATTTTTTAGATTATTCAGTAATATTTGTTGATATTCTTTAGGTATATGTTCACCCACTTCTAAACAAATAACAATTCCTTTTTTATCCAATACAATTGGTTGGGCTAAATTTAATTTTAAAATGTTAAACTCGTAATCAGTTTTCATAGGGTCAGCTTCAACACCTGTAATATTTTTAAACCCCCTATTATGTAAATCATTTAGATAATAACCTAAACCACATCCAAAATCATAAATTTGATGTTCTTTATAATCATTTAAAAAATTAGAAATCCAATTACTTAGATTCTCACTATGTATATGATGTGAAACCGAATTTTCTTTTAACCAATAACCTGTGTTGTGTATCATATTTTATTTTATTTTATTTTATTGTTATATTAAAAAATTATTAGTTCGTCTATATCCAATGTGGTAGCAAGATGTATTTTCTAACGTTGCGGATAAGTAATTAAATTGTTTTGTATGTACAGAACAATAATATTCGTCCCCGAAAGCTGAAATTCCATGTGGAAACATTTTATTATAATCAGATTTTCTTCGTAATCCTGGATTCCAAGAATATCCATTCCATATTTGAGTTGTTGATACGACATAACTTTGTGTTAATAACCTATATGGGACTAATTTGGTGGTTAGAAGTTTTTCTGAACTAATAGGATGTAAATAATCATATCTATGTCTAATATAGACTTGATGTATACTTAAATTTTCTTGTAGTATCTCTAAAGAATCTGAAATAAAATTAGAATTACCATCAAACAACCAATCGTCCTCACAATGAAATATATATTCATTTTTAGAATTAGTAAATAAATTATCCAAGCTTTTAGATAACCCTAATCTTGGGTTATTTTTTATTATTCTAAATTTATCACCAAACTTACTAACTAATAATTCGTTAGTTTCATCATTACCGGAATCGTCTGACATTATGAATTCATCAATGGGGTAATTACTTGTTTTAAAAAAACTATCAATTGTTTTCTCTAATAAACCAATTCTATTACAAGATGTGATAGTAAATGTTATAGGTATCATAAAATCACCATATTTTTTTCGTTTAAAATTTTATCCATCATATTGTAAACCCATTCAATTTCCGAGTAATGTTTACCCCATTTTTTCGTTTTATTTAATTCACTTAGTCTTGATAATCTTTGTTTATAAATGTTGCCAACATATTCTTTACCCAAATATTTATAATGTAATATTTTAATTTCGTCACAATATGAAAATATTGAATTATTTGATGTACAATGATGTGCTCCTACATCAAATCTAATATCTATCTTTGGGTTAAAAATTATTGATTTAGATAAATACGTCATTTTTCCTGACCCTATTTTAACTTTTTCAAGTAATGATTTCCCGTCGTATTCTGGAAATACTTCAGAAACCATTTCGTGTCCTGAAGTATTAATTATAGTTATACCTTCGTTTTTGTAACGGGATAAAACATTTAATAAATTCGGGTGATAAACAAATTCATCACAATCACACGTTATTACCCAATCAACATTATTTCTACTTCTGTCTTTATAACAATTACTTTTAATATCGACATAATTCATTTCATTAATTTCATTATTACTATTCCACTTAATAACCTCAACCTTTGGGTATTTAGAATATATTTCATCGGACGAATCTGTCGACATATTATCCCAAACAAAAATTTTTTCACAAAATGACGAATAATGGTCTAATGTAAATGGTAGCATTTTTTCCTCATTATAGGATAATATATGTGCGTGTATATTCATATTATAGAACTAAATTAAATTTTTTATTAACAAATTCAGATATACCGTCTAAATTATTTTCTCTCGGTTTTCTTGGGTAGATATTAACAATCTCAGATTTCAATGATAAAGTTTCTAATAAAAATAAATTAGATGTCGATACTGTATGTATTTCGGAAGCATTTTCAATAATTTTACCCCAATCTAATAATGTAAAACCATTTATAAAATCCATATTAACAATATCAAAATTAGACTCCGTTTGAATTGGGACATTCCCATCACTCCATCTACTATTCACCAAAATGTAATTTTCATTTTTTACCAATAAATTATACAATTCATTTTCTTTTTCTATATTCCTTTCCCAACTCAATGTTTTCCATAAATTTTCAGATAGATTTAACATTCGGTATTTATCTAACATAGTGTGATATTGATCCGAATAATCGTGAGGATTTAAATTTCTAAAAATTGGATTTGCAAATCTTAGAGGTATGTGAATAATAGAATCATTAATTTTACCAAAAAAAGTATTTTCATAATTAAAATTAAAATCACTTTTTTTTACAAAATTAATATATGGTATATAATCTTTTATCCAAAAATATTCGTCTAAAATAGGCCAAATAATTTCATTTTTACCATTCTCATATAAATGTTTTGCTATAGGTTCACAAAATAATATATCCCCCAATCCTTGAAATTGATTAATTAAGTACTTCATTTTTCGCACATCGACATAAAAGAATTATTTAAATCGGTCTGACTGACAAAAATATTCTTATAATTTTTATGGGTTAGATAATTTTTAATTATTTCGGGTGTAAAAATATTTAAATGTTTTCTATTATTCCAAGGTCTCCAATATTCTTGCGAATAATCGGGTAGATATATAAATAACGTACCACCAATTTTCAATGTATCATACCAATAATCCATAACCTCAACCCAATTTTGGATATGTTCTAAACAATGACTTGAAAATATGTAATCAACATCCTGTTTTGGTAAGTTTAATGCGTGATACCCATCTTTAAATGATTCGTCTATTGGAATTGAACCTGGAAACGACCATTCAATTTTCATACACCCAATGTCATAACCTTCCCCTATACATACGTGTTTTGCGAATGGAAACGCGAATTGAGACGCAAAACCTTCACATTGAAAGTGCGGATATATTTTATTTTTATAATTAATAATCTTCATAATAAATTTAATTATTTTTTAATTCCCCAAAAATACAAATCACAATCAATAGGATTAAACGTAAATTCATATTTGGAGAATATGTTATCAGGATTAATAACGTCTCTTATATCTTCTTCTGTTAAATTTTTATAATAATTTCCCCATTCATCTAACCCATTAAGTAATGGGGCGTCTTGAGGTTTGGTTCTTCTAGTTCCGTGTTCTGGTCGACCTGTAGACGCACAGGTAAACGTGAATAATCCCCCTGATTTAGTTAATAATATGGCATTTTTAATTGTTTCAGAATAAAACATATCGTGTTCAAAACATTCTGAACTAATTACGATATCGAACAAAACTTCACTTCTGTATTCGTGACCTTTACTAACAATGTCTACATTTGGTCCTTTACCAACATCTACTCCAACATAAGTATATTCATCGAATAAAAATCGGTTATTACCATTAATATCTAAAGATCCTATATCTAATACCGAACAATTGATGAATTTTTCGGGAAATAATTTTTTAACATTAATGAAAAAATTTTTTTGTGCCAGATGAGCCATATTATTTTTATTTATTTTTATTTATTTTTAAATACCTGTCGAACCGAACCCGTTACTGCCGCGGTCTTTATCAAATTTATTATTGCTTTCAGTTGGATTTACCCACTTACCATTAACCACAGGACATAAAACCGCTTGAGCAATTTTCATACCTTTATTAATTGTGAAAGGTTCTTTATTTGTATTAAAAATAATAACCTTTACTTCACCTGTATAAGAATTGTCCACGGTTCCTGGCGAATTTAAACACATTAAACCTTGATTTATAGCTAACCCACTTTTAGATCTAACCTGAATCTCATATCCATCTTTAATGTCAAAAGATAATCCTGTAGGGACTAATGCTCTACCTAACCCATCAACAACAACTTCTTCAGTAGAATATAAATCAAATCCCGAATCTCCATCATAATTGTATTTTGGACTAACAGCGTCTTCGTGTAATTTATGGAATGGTAAATCCATTTTTGGAACATAATTGGACATATCCTTTTCTAACCCAAGAATATCCACCCCATATTCCTCTTCAATTAAATTGTAATCAATATCGTTATTTTCATCATCACCTAACATTGACCTCAATTTTTTTGTTTGTTCTCTGAGAGAATTTAAATCGTAATTCATTCTAACTCTTTTAATTTTTTAATTACTTTTATTAATACATTAACATCTTCTTCACAATATTCGGATATTTCTTTTAATTTCCCACCATTCCAATAAGAATCGTGAACATTATCTCCTTTAACTTCCCCTTCTTTTGATGAAGGTAATCCAAGACAAGAACATAATAAATCTAAGGAACCTATTGAACTATATGAACCATATTGCCAAATTTCTTTTGTATCAATCGCTTTTATTTCCCAAGGTTTTGTGTCATAACTCGGTAAAATAGATGAAGGCATTATTCCGTTTACTATCATTCTTTTGGCAATCATTGGAATATCAAAATTCTTTAAATTATGTCCGCACAAAAAGAACTCTAATTTTGAACATCTATCAAGTAAAACTTTACAAGATTTTAGTAATTCTTTTTCATCGTGACCTGAAAATGTTTGTCTTTTAATATCTCCACTATCAGTAACAAACGCGAAACTAACACAAACTATTTTGGCGAACTCAGGAACTAAAGCCGATCTTTTAATGAAAACATTATTTTTATGGTCGAAAATTTCCTGAAGATTAGCGCCAGTTCCAATATCGTCTTCAGGAAATCTTTTCAAGAACCAATCAAAATATTTATCGAATTGCGAACATAAGTTTACGTCTTGTTCTAAAAAGGTCGTGTAGTTTTTATAACATCCGACCGTTTCAATATCCATAAATAATATCTTAGTTAAAGGAATTTTTACAATCATTTTACCAAATCTTTATAAATTTCACTTCTTGTTTTCGTCACATTTTTAAGATGATACGTATCTTTAACCTCCTCATATAGACGATTACCCATATCTTCAATCATATTTGGATTGGTAACTAATTTTTTAATGTATTTAGCCCAATCACTATGATTTTTTTGTTCATCAACCAATAAAGCGTTACCATCAACAAAATTACCATCTTTTAAACAATGTTTTAAATCTATCGTGTAAGGACCTATATTAGACGCAATTAATGCTTTTTTATAGAAACCCGCCTCAATAACTTTTAATTGAGATTTAACTCTATTAAAGATATGATTTTTAATTGGTGCTAATGAAATATCAAACTTTGAGTAGTTCTTAGCGTAAGTAGTTACAGGTAATGTCCAAACTCTTCTATATGGTAAGATATAATCCGAGGTATACTCATCATCTTTAAATTCCATTAAGAATTTTTTATAATTTTCATCAATTGTTTTATAGTTATTTGTGAAAATTTCTTCATATCTAGCCCAAACCGTTTCGTGAGGTAAAATATCTCTCCTTGTTTGTTTACCTGTCTCTTTATTAATTTCGGTTACAGAACCTCTTGTATCAAATCCACATAAAACATATTGAATATTTTTATTGAAGTCTTCTCCGTTTTTTGAAATGAATCCGTCTAATAGTTTTAAGTCGTGAAAATGAGAAGAACCTCCTAACCAACCAATTCTAATTTTATCAGACTTTAATGTTGGTTCTTTAAATTGTGGTTCGTCAGGATTAATTGCGTTTGGTAATATGTAAACATTTTTATTATATTTACGAATTTCATTAGCAAATAATGTTGTAGTTGTTGTAACACAACTTGCGACTTTTAAGTTTGCGATAATTTTTTCGTGAATTTTATTTTGAACAATAATACTATGTATTGGATGTTCCATTGTCGGTAACCAATAATCGTCCAAATCCACAATAACCACAATACCCATAGACTTTAATTTAGTAATTAACGCCGGTACTTTATCATAATCTTGTCCAATACTTCTATGGGCGTGGACTATTTGATATTTTTTCCAATAATTATCGTTTTCTATTTGGGGGTTATAATCAATATCCACGTGAAATTCATCGGGATACATATTTTGTAACATTACGTGCGGGTCAACTGATCTAAATTTTCCAACTCCCGTATAGTCAGATGCGAGTACTAAAACATTAATTTTTGACATATTTGTTAAATCTTTAATAAAGTATAAAACAAATAGGTTAAAATATCAACTTTAAATAAAAAATCCCCACATTAATTGTGAGGATTCGTATAATAATTTTAATTTATTTTATTGGACTTTCTTAATCTTAGTAACCTTACCTTCAAAAATATGTTTCCCAACTCTAAATGAAAATACATCATTAGTTTTTGAGGTCGACTCTACTAATAATCCATTTTCAGATAAAACTTCCTCAACGGTTTCTCTAACTATTGATTTAATAGTTTCCGCATCAATTCCAATATTAGTTTTCTGAACAGGTTGGGATTTATTAGTTTGCTGACCAGCAGCATTTGTATTCATAAGTCTTGCCGCTTTCTCAACTAAATCATTAGAGAGTGATGGACTTGTAGAAGTATTCGGTTGATTAATTGGGTGTTCGATCATTAATCTTTTAATTTCATCGGGTAATTTCGATGACATAACTCTTTCCTCAGTTATTGGTTGGGGACTTATAGTCTTTTTATTTTCAATTGCAAATTCATCAGGTAACGAATATTTTGCTGATGGTGCGTTAAATTCTTGTACTTCAGGTGTTGATAACTCTTCATTCATAGGTAATTCATTTCCTGATCTTGGCATTTGCTTATGTTTATCCATTATTTGTTTGGATATCATTAATTTTTTAATTAAATCGTTTTCGTTTGTCATTATTCCGCCATTCTTGTATCGTCAAAAGACGTGTTTATTATTACTCTTGTCATTCCTTTATCACCTGTTTTATTATATCCAGGTCTAATCTCACTAAAATCTTCACCTGAAGGTTTAAAAGATAGAATTTTGTCAACTCTAAACAATCTCCACCCCGGTAAAGGTTGTTCTCCCGTATAATTAGTATGGGAAGATCCTTCAGAATCCCACGCTCTTAAAACAGGATTATCTGCTTTACTATAACCAAAACAAACGGGTTCAATTTCTCTCAAACCTCTTCCTCCTGGCTCATCTCCATCATAGTAAATTATCACTTTTTTTCTTTTTTTAATAGCGTCAACGATAGAATCGATTGATGCTACTTCTAAAATAAGTGATTTTGCTATGTTGTAAAGTTTCATTATGTTGTTGGTTTTGTATATGGTTTTGATGGTCCGTATTCATTAATAGCTAACTCTTTTTTTCTTTCTACAATGTCTTGAACCGCACCTGCTTTATCATTAAAAATATCCAAAAATTGACCAGTACCCTTACCATTTTCGTCCCCATCAGCTAAAGCGTCCTTATTAACCGCAGAGTATTCATTTTTTTTATTAAAATCATTTTTTGGTAAAAGTCGAGATCTTTCCATCTCAGCAACTTCAGTAAGTTTGTTTTTTGGTTGTTCAAAATTTAATGGTTCTTGTATCATAACTTTAAATTATTTTATTTATTATGTCCTTTATTCTTCTAAGACTTTCTGTAACTTGTAAATCATATTGACCCAAATTAGTTTTATGTGATTTTGACGGTCTATTTAAATTTCTAACATCAATATTAGTGTAAGGGTCTTCAGGATCGTGAGGTCTGAACTCATCATTTGATTTTGTATCTCTTCTCATACCATCTAAAGTTTTATCAACCCAATCTTTAACATAATGACCACCATTTAATATGTAGGGTAACTCATTTTCTTGTCCGTTAAAGTTATCAAAGAAATTTTTCATTCTTTTTAGTTGTTGATAAGTAACTTCCCTACTATCTCTTAGTTCTTTATTTCTTTTAAACCCTTCGGTTTTATCATCAGCACCTTTCGCAGCGTCAAAACATTGTCCCAAATAAGTGACAACATCTTCAGGTAATTCAATTTTATTTCCGTATAATTTACTATTCACCAGTCTTTAAAACTTTAATTAATTGATTAATACTAATACCTTCTTTGTCGGCCAATTTTTTAATATTTTGAAGATTTTTAGTTAAAATTTTACTTACAGATGTTTCTTTTTCAATAACATCATTTTCTTTTTTAGATTTTTTCGCCAAAATATCCTCAACCATTTTAATCATTCTTTTTTTCTGCTCTTCTTCTAAACTATCTTTCTCAACAAGTCTTTGTTTTAACACTTTTTTACCTGTTTTAGTCTTTTTTACTTTTTTACCTCTTAATTTTCCAAAAGCTTGAGCTCTTTCATCTCTCTCAAAAGGGTCTTCAATACCCATCTTTTTTAGTGTTTTAATTGTACCGTTATAATCCAAGTCTTTTGTCTCTTCATAACCGAAAGCGTCTGAAAAATCCATCTCAGAAACAACGTTTTCGTCCTTTTCTTCACTTTCACCCCAATACACACGATAACCTCTTGATACAGGGTCATTAGGTGTTCTTGTCCCTACAATGGTCTGATCCATAGTTTTTCTAGGGTGTAATGTTGCGTTATATAATGGTACTTTACTACCCAATAAACCTCCGTCAGAATCAACTAATTCGTCTAATTCTCCTTTTAATTTATCTAATTCATTCTTAACATCATCATCGGATATCGAATCTTCATTAGATGGTTTAATTTTTTTTGAGTTTAAATTCTTTTTTTCCTTTTTCATAATTGATTTATAACTATTATAAATATTCTCAGCTTTTTTAATAATAAATACTTCACTTTAATGTATTTATCATAAAAAAAGATGTCAAATCAAAATATTAATCATTGGGCTAACTCAAAATGGTTTCCTAAGTTGTCTTTGGGGTCTTACGATATGTCATTAACTACTGACGAGACTGAATTTAATCAGGAAGTAGTGTTTTCGCCATATCTAATATCTCAAACATATGGTAATAAATTACCTTTTTATTTTGATTTAAATAATTCAGGTACTACTCAAAACATTGTTTTAAATTACAAAGAATATAATGCAGATAACATAATAGTTTCTCAGAACTATTATAATCCTAATAATGAAAACCTTAGTTGTTTTACTTCATCAACATCTTGTGATATTGGATTAACAGGTACAGATAATGGACTCGTAAATAAAATGACAGGAGAGACCATAACATTTACAAATGGATTATTAAGCAATAGTTCAAAATTTGATAGATTACATTTTGATAGAAGATTAAAATTATTTCAAGTTACGGGTTACACTCAATCACCTAATGTTAAATTTTCAGGTATACAAAACACGACCCTATATGAGGTTGTTAGTAAAGAAGATTCATCATTTGGGAAATATCACGAATTGTATGGAGGATTTTACCAAGGATTTTATAAATTATTTGGTTATGATTATGAAATTTTTCCTGAGAGATTTAATAAGGGATGGTCAGTTGAGATGTTAATGAGGCCTAGATTATATGATGAATATAGTCCTGGTTTGGGTGAAACAACATTAAATCAAATATACCCTAATAACAAAAATATATTCTTTTATTTTGGTACTAGATCCGAAAACAAATATTACCATCATGCGGATGGAACACCAAATTGTTTTACAGGATATACCAGAGTTACATCGGATTTAACGGGGGTAACCACTTGTTCTTGTTGTAATGAAAATATTACAAATAGTAGGTGTATCTTTATATATCCCCCACGATCAGTTAATGGGGTTCACGACCCTCACGTAAATTACGGGTGTAGTAGTTGTAATGGTGATAAAAATGTTAGCGTTACCTGTGGATGTAATTGTTATAAAACAGAATGTGAAACTTGTGGTTGGGAATGTCAAACACATAAATGCGACACAATTATAACCGCATCAACGACTACCACAACAACCACAATAATTGATGATTGTACAATCACTACCACTTGTAGTGAAATTTGTCAAACTTGCTCTGATTGTTCAGATTGTGACACTTGCGAAGAGACTTTCGATTCAATAGAGGATACTTGTGAGAAAAACCCATTATATGATGGAATGTCAAATGCGTTTGCGTTAAAACTTTGCGGAGACCCAAAAAACCCTCAAATAGGTGTTAGATTTTTAAGATTTACCGGTGATTGTGTTACGACAGGGACTTGTGAAACAGGTAACACATATAGTACAGGATATACAATAACAGAATATTGTACACCACCAATTTACTCAAGATGTCAAAAAGAAAACCCGTCTTGGTTAGATATTGAACATTGGTTTCAGGTTAATGTTGTTTGGGAACGATATACATTTTTAGATGAATGTGATTTAAAATATAGAGGAGGTTTATCAGACATAACCAAAAAAATATTTTTAGAATCTTTAGCGAATAACACGGCCTCGTTAATTACCACTCCTTATACTAACGGTAAAAAAACAGCGTTACAGATGGAGTTAGTTAATTTAAATGAAAAATGGTTATTAGATGGTAAATTTAGAAAAGGTAGATTAAAAATCTATGTTAACGGTAAATTACACGATACTATTGAGGATTTTGAGGAGATAATTCCAAGGGCGTTAAATACCGACAAGGAAAGACAAATTGGAGTTCCGTTTAATATTTCTTGGGGTGGGGGAACTCAAGGACTTAGAGACCACTTAGTTTTTAGTTCATCAACTCAATTAGAAGGACCATATATACAAGACCCCGAATTATTTCCTACAAATGTATTGTCAGGAACAACTTTTAGTGGTTTAAACACTAACATACAAATAGAACAAAATTTTGCAGGAACTTTTGAGGGCGGGATTTCTCAGTTTAGAATGTACATAGAACCTTTAAGTGCTCCTGAAGTAAAACATAATTTCAAAATTTTAAAGGATCAGTTCATTATGTTTGACCCTGATTGTCCTAATTGTAATACGACATTTTGTGAGCCTAATGATTTCGAATACGATATTTTAACTACCACAACAACAAGTATGGAATTATTCCAAGACTTGGGATTTGGATTGGGTAGGGAATTAAAAATTGATAAAAGGGATTTAAATTATTTAATTGAGAATAAAATTAATTTACCGAAAACTTTATTAACTGAAAAGTATTGGGATGCCGATGGATGGTGGGGTAATCAAAAAAATACACCTCATTGTGTCGGATTTTCTTGGGCTCATTGGATTGATGACGGACCAATAAAACACGTGGGTCTCAAACCAAATACTGACCCTGTTTTAATTTATCGAAATGCTCAAAAATTAGATGAATGGCCGGGAGAAAATTATAATGGAACTTCAGTTAGAGGAGGAGCTAAATACTTAAAAAGTGTTGGAAAAATAAAATCATATTTATGGACTTTCAATATAAACACTTTAATACAAACATTATTAACTCAAGGACCTGTTGTGGTTGGAACAAATTGGTATACGGGAATGTTTTATCCGAATAAAGACGGATTAATAAAATTAAGTGGTAGAGTTGCCGGTGGACATGCTTACGTATTAAATGGTGTTAACACTAAAAAACAACAATTTAGAATAAAAAATAGTTGGGGGAAATCTTGGGGATTATCAGGACACGCTTTTATAAGTTTTTCTGATATGCAAAGATTAATAAAAGAAAATGGTGAAATTTGTTTAGCGGTTGAGAATAATTTTTAATTATGAGTAATTTTATTGAAATAAAAAGTGTTAATTATGATGGGGAGGAAGCCAATATTCTTTTCACCCCATATCAAGAATCTAACGTTATAAATTTAGGAATTGTAACTTTACCATTCATATTTGAACCTGATTTATTAGTTCCGCCAAAAAATATTTACGGAAATTATACGATATTAGTTAAAGGAAGTAATTGTCCTTATATTTTAAATGTTCCGTCGCCGCCACCCACTCCAACACCTACTCCAACACCAAGACCAACAAGGACTCCAACTCCCACACCCACCCCAACTCCTACCCCAACCGAAACTTGTCCCACACCAACACCAACTCCAACTCCCACACCAACACCAACTCCATTTGTGGAATCGGCATTTTTATTTATTGAACCGGTTTCAGGATCCTCAGCAATTGGTCAATGGATGTATGATAATGGTTCCAATTTCTTTGGTTTCACCAACGCGTCTCAGCCGGCTCAAAATCAACCCCAATTTAATATTGATATGAATTTGTACGTTGATTTTGGCGCATGGACTTGCGGTCAATTTCCAAAAATTATTAGTCAATTAGTTCCACAAACTACTGGTGGTTTAGATTCTTTTGGTAACTTAAAAGTTGCTTACAATTTTTTAACAACGGAAGTTCCTGAAAATTATGTGGGTGGAGAAGCTTGGTACACTTGGATAATACCGGTTTCGTTAACAAATAATGAAACACAAACAATGATTGATATAAACACGAATAATAGTCCTAATTTAATGACCGCAGTATCTACTGAAGGTGCAATAAATTCTTACACATTTACTTATTCGGGAACAACAATACCTAAAACAACTTATAAAGTTTATACAACTTTCCCTAATACAATTTTCCAAATAAACAATAGTCAGAATATTTATTTCAAAGGTAATACTATATCACCTTAATCTACCTTAAAATGAGTTTTAATTATAAAAATCCGTTAACCCCCCTAACTGCTTTAGGTAACATAAGTACCAAAAGAGATGACGTATTTGGTACACACTTTAGTATTTTATCTACGGGTGGTTATATGGAGGTGTTTAGTCTCGATGATTTAATATATAGTATACCACCATCTACAACAGGTTTAATAAAATTTTCAGGGAATACGATACCAATACAATTTAACAAAGGTAGTGGTTCTGTATTTTCACCAGATGTTTTAACTCTTAATTCAGATAATTTTTCTTCAGGTAGAAGAAGAATTGGTATGTTGGTTTATGTTAAGGAAGTTGACCAAGTTTACCAATATCAAATACCAAATTTTGATTCGTTATGGTCTTCAGTTACGGGAGCGACAGGACCTGGAGGGAACACAACAATATTTTCAAATTTTGGAACAACAATCAAAAATAACTCGGTTCAAGGTCAAAATTTTATTAATTCTTGGACAGGTTCAACAATTGAAGGTATTAGTGGTAATACGAGAAGTAATTCTAATTGGATTAAATATTATGGGACAACGTTAGCGATAACAGGTGGGACATATGATTCGACAACCAACACTCTCGATTTAGTTAACATAACGGGGGGTTCGATTTCTATATCTGGATTCAGTTCTTTTACTGGTGGTTCGGGTAATTGTGTTACAGAATTGTTTGTAGATGAAATAAGTTCTTGTTTAACCGCGATAACAATCAATAACGAATTAATTGTATTAAGTGGTATAACATTAACTGGTAATATAATTCCGTCTTCAGATGGTCAATCTGATATTGGAAGTCCTATAAAAAGGTTTAGAGATATAAACACAATTAGTGGAACATCGACCATATGGTCGGCAACGACAAAAATTTATACACCCGAAGTTGACTTAGGTTTAGATAGTTTGGGTAATAGTAGAATAATAACACCAGATAGTTCCGTATTGAATAACGATATTTTATCGGGAGGAACATTTTAAAAGTAAAGATATTTATATAAAAAAACAAAAAAATGGCAAATAGAAGTACAACGTTTTTATTAAAAAACTCAACAACATCAGGAGCGACATTACCCTCAGTATTAAAAGGTGAACCATTGGTTAACCTATATAATGGTATTATGTATTTTTCGGGTGTTACGGGTGGTGACTTTACTACGGGTAATACGAATACAAGTTATTTTGAGGTTGGTTCTCATTTAACAAACTTAAAACTGGATGGGCGTATACAAAAATACGATAATACTACGGCTTTAAGTGGTAAGTTCTTGTCGGGTACATCTCAAGGATTTGTTTTGGCGGATATTACCCAAATTGGGGGTATTTCAGATTTTGATTATTATCCTTTAACCAATACTTTTGTAATAACCGCGTCAGACTCATCAACGTATTCGGCAACCGTTACTTCAGTTTCAGGTTTAACCGTAAATGGTGATTTGTCGGTAACTGGAAATACAAATACAAACAATATTTACGTAACGACTTCAGCGATTACAAATAATCTATCAATTACAGGAACAGGTTATTATAGTCAAACCGCAACGGGTGCGAGCTCAAACGAACTCGTTAATTACGGTACTTTAACAGGATTTTCACAAACGAATGATGTTTATGTTACAGGTTCTACTTTAACTCCGGCGGATAATAATACTAACACACAATCATCTCAATTATTATATCACGGAACTCCTATCGGTGGACCATATACAATAGATACTGAAAACACTTATACCACAGGAGGTACTTATTCGGCGGGAACTATAACGTTCACAAAAAACGACTCAACAACCTATCAAGTAACAGGAATTGATGGTACTGATACATATGTGACAGGATTTACGTATAATCCGTCAAACAATACTTTAACTATTTCCAGAAATGAAGGTGAACCTGATTTAACCGCGTATATAGATTCTGTATCGGGTTTAACAATAAATGGTAATTTAAATGTAACAGGAACAACAACTACAGGAACTATTAGTGCGACAACTTATGACACTAACTTAACACCTGGTACCGTTGTATATGTTAATGGGTCAGGTGAATTGACGAGTGAAAATGAGTTTAGTTATAATGATGGTACAAAAACTCTAACCGTTGATAATATTTTAGCGAATCAGAATGTTATAATTAATGGTGATTTAACGGTATTTGGTGCTGCGATATCCGCGTTCACGACAAACCTATATGTTGAAGATAAAAATATTACTCTAAACTATAATCCAACAGGTAGTACGTCAGCAACTTCAGTAAATGCGGGATTCACAATACAAGACGGAAATGGAACTGGTGGTGGTGATGTTAATTTTGATATTATTAGATTACAAAATCTATCCGGAGTTACGGTTGGTGAATATACTTCCGACACAGGTTATACTAATAGAGGCTGGATTACCCAATTAAATGACATTGTAATTAGAAGTACAGATGTTGTTGATGAGGGAGGTGCTAACTCAGTAACAGGTGTTAGAGTCTTATGTGAACGGGATATTTTAGATGGAGGTTCTTATTGAGTTTAATATCTCAAAATAATAAATTAAAAGGAAGGTTTTACCTTCCTTTTTTTGTTTATATTATATTTATAAATTGAGGTTATATAATCTTATAAATTTATAGGTCATATATATGGCAAATCGAAATTCAACGTTTTTATTAAAACGTTCAAATATTATTGATAAAGTCCCAAATCTTACGGGACTCACAATTGGGGAATTGGCTCTAAACACGGCAGATTCAAAGTTATATACAATTTTTACATCAGGAACAACAGGTGCTACAGAAGTTAGACAAATTGGTTGGGATAGAGTTAGTAGAACTGGTGATACAATCACAGGTGATTTATATGTAACAGGAAAAACAATAACAAATCAACTACAAGTAACGGGAGGAACATTAACTTCAGGTTATGTTTTAACTTCAGATGGTGTTGGAAACGCTACTTGGGTTTCTCCAACAATTGTTTCCGGTTATTATCTACCTCTGTCAGGTGGTACCGTAACAGGTGGAACTAGTTTTAATAGTGGTCTAACGGCAAATACAATTTATACGGATTATATTGATTTTAATACAAATCCAACCGTACCTTCTCCAACAGGAGGAACACTTTATTTTGATTCAAATGAAAACGCTTTATCATACAAACCATTAACAAATCAAAATGATGTTACGGTTAATTTAGGTCAAGAATCGTTAATTAAAATTTACAATAATTTAGGATATCAAATTAATAATGGTCAAGTTTTACATATAACAGGTGCAACTGGTGGGGTACCAACGGTTGCGTTAGCGAACGCTTCAAAATTGGGGACAACATTTACTGAAAGTATCGCTCAAACTTCGGGTGTTGCGACTCACGACATACCGACAGGGGAATTTGGTTTTATGACAAACTTTGGTATTGTTAGGGATTTAAACACAACCGCGTTTACCGTAGGTCAAGAAGTTTTTTTGTCAGACACTATTGATGGTGCCTTAACCAATGACCCAAATAATATTGCCTTCACATCAAGGATATCGACCGTTGGATATTGTATCGAATCTGACCCAACTAATGGAAAGATACTTGTTGTAATAACAAATGAAAATGCGTTACAAAGTTTAACTCAACAAGAAATAAATGTTTTATTAGGTAATACGATTTCAACCGGTGCGTATTTTTATACGGGAGCAACAACTGCGTCAACAACAACAATAAATGTATCACCAGTTAGAGGGTGGATAGTTTATAACACAGGAAGTCAGTACGCGACAAATCCTTTAGTTCTTAATGTTTATTATAGTGGTGGTACAAATTTACCAGTTACGGGTTTAACTAGTTCATCCGACACTTATTTATTAGTTAATAGTGGCGGTACTTTATATCAAACAAACACATTCCCATCACCAGAGGAGAGAAGATATAATATATTTTTAGGTAGGGTAGTTCATCCAAACAAAACAACAATACTAAATGTTGAACAATCTGTGGATTATGATGTTTCCCCATTATCATCTCTTAGAGATTTATGGGTTCCGATTAAAATAATAAATGAAGGTGTGGTGCCAAGTCCTAATGGTGCTACTTTAACATTTAAAACTTCATCCGGTACTTTTTGGGGTAATGGGATAGGTTTCCCAACAAATGAACTTAATCCAAATTCAATCACCGTACCCGCTTATATTCCGGCGTCTTTTTATTATACAACACAAACAGGTGGAACTTTTACCGCAACCACGACAACCGTTGATTCTGAAAATTATGACGTTGGTGGTGTTATAACTAATATACCCGGAGCCGGAAATTACTCGACTCAAAGAATTTATATGTCACAAAGTGGTGTGATTAGACTTCAGTATGGTCAAAATTATTATTCCACTTTAGCGAAAGCAATTGCAGCAATACCAAGTGAGACATTTATTGTTAATCCCGATAATTCATTGGATTGTACTTTAATTGGTTTATTGACCGTTAAAGATGGTACATCAGATTTGAGTAATGCTGATGACGCAATTTTTACATTTGTGTCTAAGTTCGGTGAAATTTTAGGTGGTACCGGAGGGATTTCAACCACAACATTACAACAGGCTTATGATAATTCGATTAACCCCGAAATTGTTACAAATACCACTTTAGGTGGAGTTCAATTTAAAGGGGGTACTGGAAATAATACCGATAAAAATATTATCATTGAAAATAATAGTAGTGTTGAAACGGGTTATTGGAACGCCGACGGTTCATTGTTCGCTTCGACAATAACTGGGGGTACAACAACAATTAATGGTAATTTAACCGTAACGGGAAATACAAGTTTACAATCGTTAACTGCGGGGACTAGTACTATAAATGGTAATTTAACCGTAACGGGAAATACAAGTTTACAATCGTTAACTGCGGGGACTAGTACTATAAATGGTAATTTAACCGTAACGGGAAATACAAGTTTACAAGGGTTGACCGCGACAACAATTTCGGCAACAACTTACCAAAATTTACCAACTGATATTAGAGTTACAGGAGCTAGTTATTCGAACAACACGTTCACATATACTAACAATACGGGAGGAACTTTTTCAGTATTATTCAATACCTTAACGGGTTTAACCGTGAATGGTAATTTAACCGTAACGGGAAATACGAGTTTACAATCATTAACCGCAGGAACTAGTACCATAAATGGTAATCTATCGGTAACAGGTAATACGTCAATGACGGGTACGTTAAGTGTTACGGGTAATACAAATATTAGGTCATTTACAGGAACGAGTGGTTATATATCGGGTAGTGGACAAAATATTTTAACCGTAATTGGTTCGGGTAATAGTACGACATCACCATTATTTACTGTACAAGGTTCATCGGGTGAATTGTTTAGTGTTACAGATTCATTAACGGGTTCTTTATTTAGTGTTAATGATATTTCGGGTTTACCAATATTAGAAGTCTTTTCTGATAATAGAATATTACAAGGAAGTTATTTAGCACCATCACTTAATACAACGGTCAGAACATCATTAACCGCTGGAACTAATAGTGTTTACTCAATTCCGACAAGTGCTTATACGGGAGCATTTTTCGATTACACCTTAATAAGTACTGGTAGTACGGGTGCAAGAGCTGGAACGATTATGTCAATATGGAGTGGTTCAACCACACAATATACTGATGTTTCAACGAATGATATTGGAACAACAACTGGGGTCACATTCTCAGTCGCGGTCTCAGGTAGTAACGCAGTTCTAAGTAGTTCTGCAACAACAACGGGATGGACATTAAAAACAATTGTTAGGTCAATATGAGTTATAATTTTTCCCCTAAAATAGTTACCGATGGTCTTGTCTTTTATTTGGATGCTGCGAATACCAAATCATATATTGGTTCAGGTACAACTTGGACAGATTTAAGTAGAGGTGATAATAGTGGGATTTTAAATGGGGCGGTCTTTAATAGTTTAAATGGTGGTAGTATATCTTTTGATGGTGTTGATGATAATGTAAATTGTGGAAATAATTCCGCGTTGGACGTTGGAAACAATATTACGGTAAATGCTTGGATTTTTTTACCTAGTGCGGGAGCAATTACAGGTTATAGACCAATAGTGTCCAAAGTTGTTAGTGGAGCGACATTGGGTTGGGAGATGGGAAATAGTGCGGGAACTCTTAGGTGTGTATTCAGACCAACATCAAGTATTATAGACCTTTCAGGACCAACATTATCTATAGGTGTTTGGCAGATGTGTACATTTACTTATAATAATGTAACCGCTAGATTATATTTAAACGGGGTTTTAGGGGCGTCGACATCAAGTGGAGGTCCTGTAACATTAAACTCAACACAACCACTTCAGGTTGCGACAAGAGGTATTGGCGGTAGTACATTTTTTGGTAGAATATCGATGGTTTCAGTATATAATCGAGCTTTATCTACTACAGAAATATTACAAAACTACAACGCGAATAAATCAAGATTTGGATTAAGTTAAAATGGCGGGAAGAATATCATATTTAGGTGGAATCGTAAAGGATGGTCTAGTATTAGATTTAGATGCGGGTAAAATAGATTCTTATCCAAGAACAGGAACTTTATGGAGAGATTTAAGTGGTAATAACAATAATGGTACTTTAACAAACTTTGGTTCTCAAACTATATGGAATGGTGATAATGGGGGAAGTATTATTTTTGATGGTAGTAATGATATCGTTTCGGTAAATAATGTCGTACCAACTGGGGATAGTTCTAAAAGTGTCTTTATGATTTTTAAATCAACAACTACGATATCAACAAGACAATGGTTATTTTATTCTGGTACCGAAACTGTTGGTGGTAGATTTGCGTTAGAAATAGAAAATAGTAGGTTTACCTTTAATTATTATAGCGCGGCACTACAACCAACAACACTTATCAGTAATACTTGGTACTACGGAGGTGTAACATATAACTCAACAACAAAACAATTATTAATATATTTAAATGGTGTATTACAAAGTACTACAACTTTTCCGGTAGCATCAATTAGTTTAAACACAGGTAATGGTGCTACAAACTACGTTGGGAATATTTTTAACGCCAGTTTCCCTTTAAACGGGAACATTGCCGTAACACAAGTGTATAATAAAGTGTTATCACAATCAGAAGTAACACAAAACTACAACGCATTAAAAGGAAGATATAATTTATAAAATATGGAAACACAATTATACGAAAACAGAAAATTTATGATATTTGATGTTAGTGAACTACCAAATATTGATTTCACTCAAGTATGTGAAACTTCAATTGATACGGTTAGAAAATCGGTTGACGGAACAAAAACATTTGTTAAATGGGATACTGAAGGAATTCCTTCATCAGTAGATAGTTTAACAACTAAAGAAGGTCCATACAACTATGAAGAGATATTAACAATATTATCAACCCCAGAATGGACTAATCCAAATCCAATGACAATATGAGTACGGTAAATGGTAATTATTATGGTGGAATTGTAAAAGATGGTTTGGTGTTATTGTTGGATGCCGCCAAGAGAGATTCTTATCCTAGAGTCGGTACTACCTGGACTGATATTACTTGGAATGGAAATAATGGTACTTTAACAAACTTTGGTTCTCAAACGATATGGAATGGTGATAATGGAGGTAGTATTATTTTTGACGGAACTAATGATTATCTTATAAACACTTCACTTCCAACATTTAATGTTGGTTCTATTAATATATGGTTTAAACCAACCACCACAATAAATGCTAGTTCTCCCGTTTCAACATTAATACAATTAAGGTACGGGACATCGATAGGAAGTGGATGGTATATACAATTTGGACCTGCAACTTCATTATTAACCAACGAATATTTAACAATAATCGACTTAGTATCCGGTCGTAGACAAGGGTTAACCACAGTAGGCGGTTCTTTTTTAGCGAATACTTGGTATAACTTGGTTTTCAATTATGAAAGTACTCAATATCAAATATATGTGAATAGTGTTTTAAACACATCCACATCGTCACCTAGTGGTGTTGGTTTATTGACCAACCCAAATAGATTATTGATAGGAGCGGGTAGTGGTGAGGGTATAGTAAACCCATTTGACTTTCTTAACGGAAACGTCTCAATCGTACAGATTTATAATAGAACTCTTTCCACATCTGAAATAACTCAAAACTATAACGCTCAAAAAGGTCGTTTTGGTTTATAACATTTCACAAATTCAACATATTTATAATAAAATAAAATTACTGGATAGGGAAAGTAATTATGCCAAACGAATTTGTAATTAAAAACGGCTACATTAGCCAAGGAAACTCAACGGTCAACGCGATATTATCGGCAAATACCGTTTACGTATCATCCACACCAACAAGTGGAATAACATCAACACAAATTTTAATGAGAAATTCATCAACAGGTCTTGTTGAGATAACGGATAATACTTCTCCTTCCATATTTAATTATGGTTTGTCATACGCGATGGCAAACTTTAATTTTACAACATAATAAAAAATAAAAATTATTTACTATGCCAGCAAACGTACAACCAATCTATACGAGATTACCTGATGTACAATGGACGGTTTCAGCTATGACTACCGCCAACACAACTAAAGATTTAACGGGAGGTACAATATACTTAGCGTTTACCGCTGATTCAACTAACGGAAGTTATGTTCAAAGGATAAGATTTAGGCCGTTAGGTACAAACTCAAACGCCACGGTTGCCAGGGTTTGGATTAATAATGGTTCAGCAACAACTACTGCGTCAAATAATACTTTATTTGACGAGATAACTTTACCAACTATTACCAACATAGAGACTGCTGCCCAGTCAAATTATGAATTACCGTTAAATTTTGGTTTAAATCCAGGATATAGGATATACGTAACCGTTGGTACCGCTCCAACATCGGCGGGTTGGAACGCGACGGTAATTGGTGGTGATTATTAAAAAAAATTACATTATGATATATAGTTTATGTGAATTTGAATACGGATACGAAGGTCGTTTCTATCAAGAAAGTGATTATAACGGATTGGTTAGATTTATTGATTTAAGTGGAAATACTTTAGAGTTAATCCCACCATATGGTTATTATGTGATTGAGGATAATTTACCAGAACCGAACTGGGTTAACAATGGTTGATTATTTTAACATACCACAAATAACCAATTGTCAAACTTTTTTTGCTGCTGGGTCAACATCTTGGCAGACTTGGCAAAAACCAAAAAACACCAAATTTGTTTATATAACCGCAATTGGTGGTGGTGCTGGTGGTGGAGGTGGTGCAAATACATCTGGAAATGGTGGAGGTGGAGGAGGTGGTGGTTCATCATCAATTACAAACATACTAATCCCATCAATATTAATTCCTGACACATTATATATTCAAGTTGGGTCAGGTGGTAACGGTGGAACTTCCGGAGGAAATGGTTCATCGGGACAATTATCCTATGTTTCAATTTTACCTAGTACAGGTGCTACCAATGTTATTATATCATCAGGAACAATTGCCCCTTCGGGTGGTAATTTAGGTAACCTGTCTGTTGGTGGTACCGGAGGTAGTGGTGGAACCGTATTTACAAGTTCTGTCGGTTTTTTGTCATCGTTAGGAAGATGGTCATCAACATCGGGAGATACGGGGGCAAATGGTGCTTTTGGATTTGTCGGTGGTGGTACTAAAACCGCATTAACCTCGTTAGTTTTAACTGGTGGTGGAGGTGGTGGAGGTAAAAGTAACACTAATGGTGGTGCTGGTGGTTCTATTTTAGCAGGTGGAGTTTTAGGTAGAGTCGCTGGTGGAATCGGAGGGACAACGGGTCAAAATGGAGGTAAAGGTATTATAACTATAAACCCTATTTTATTAACCTATTCTTCGACAGAATTTCCGTTTGCAACTACAGGTGGGTCTGGTGGTGGAGGAAGAGCTGGTGCTCCCCCAGATGAACCCACATCAAATGGAGGTGATGGTGAAATTGGTAGTGGTGGTGGTGGAGGAGGTTCTTCAAACAGTGGTTCAGGAAGATTAGGTGGTAGAGGTGGTAACGGAATTGTATTTATAACAACATTTTAAATTTAACATATGATAGATATTTTTAACATACCAAACATAACAAATACCCAAGTTTTTTACACTCAAGGTTCTGGTATTTGGCAGACTTGGCAAAAACCAAGAAATTGTAAATTCACCTATATTTTTGTATTAGGTGGTGGCGGTGGTGGAGGTGGAGGAAGAGGTTCTGCCTCTAACGCGGCAATTGGTGGGGGAGGAGGAGCGTCATCTTCATTAACTACGGGAATTTTTCAAACAAACTTATTACCCGACACATTATATATCCAAGTCGGTCCTGGTGGTTCTGCGGGTACCGCTGGTTCGGCAACGAATGGTGGTGTTGGAGGTAGTGGTAATTTATCATATGTTTCAATATTATCAAGTACATCCGCTGCGAATGTTTTATTATCAAGTGGTACTGCAGTACCAACAGGTGGTGGTGGAGGTCTAACAGGTCCTGGTACATCGAGCGGGGGAACTGTGGGAACAATATTCACAAATTCGGTAGGTATTTTATCATCATTAGGTATGTTTACATCTATTGCCGGTCAAAGTGGTGTTTTAGGTCAAAATACACAACAGGGTGATAGTATAACAATTGCCGGAGTAACTTCAGGAGGTGCTGGTGGTGGTGGAGCTACAAGTTCATTATCTTCGTTTTCAGGTGGTTCAATAACAACATCCGGTTTTATACCACAATTAAATGGTGGCGCATTAGGTTTTGTCACAAGTGGTGGAACTGGTAATTCGGGGTTTATTGGTTTAAACCCCTCTTCTTTATCAACATCAAGATTGCCTTTCTTAACCACGGGAGGTGCTGGTGGTGGAGGGTCAACAAATAACGCGTCAGGAACTTTTAATGGTGGTATTGGGGGTAATGGTGGTTTTGGGTCTGGTGGTGGAGGTGGTGGAGGAGCTTATAATGGAGCTGGTGGTGTTGGTGGAAGAGGTGGTGACGGTTTAGTGATAATTACTTGTTGGTAATATATTTATAGTTATGCAAATTATTGAAATAACAAATGCGGTAGGGTCAGGAACGTATGATATTTATTTGTGTGATATAACATTAACTTATTGTTTTTTAATATCAGGGTCAACATCAATCCCGCCAACCGTATCTTTTGAGTTACCATCATCTTTACCAAATCCTAATTCTCCTCCTACGACAATATCTTTTGATGGGGCGACTTCAGTAATAGTTAAATTGGTCGATTCCGTAACAGGGTGTGAAAAATTTATAGTCCGAAATTGCGGTGACACCCAACCATGCTCCTGTTCGTACTCTATGTTGGATAGTGTTGGATATATTGAGGATGTTGTTAATGGATTTGAGTCGGTATCGGCTTTAACATATACATTAACCGGAATAACAATCAATTCAAATCCGATAATCCCACTAACATATTCTTCGGAAACTATTAACATCTCAACGGTAAATTGGGTACCGGCAACAACCTTAGACGGTACGGTTTATACCAATGTGTATGATTTTGTAAGTAGTATAATTTCAACATATAATTTAACAGGATATTCATCTTCATTGATAACGACTCCAAATTTTATTGGTTTAGATAGAACCGCGATATCAATAACCTACCCTTGTGGGGATACATTTATTTTTAATATTGTTATTTATGGTAGTCAGGTAGGGACTTCAAATCAATTATATATGGGTGAATATAACTATACTAACAATGGTTATTCATTTTTAACACCAAATATGTATTCAGTCTATCAAGATAGCGAGTGTTTGAGTTAATAACATATAAAAATGGTGTTAGACCTAACAGAGGTAAATTAAATGATTTTTACGATTTACCGATAGAAAAACAAAATATTTTTAAAGAAATTAAAAATAAAGTTAATAACGAATTTGGTAATCATATTGATTTATATGTTTTTGGTAGTTACTTAAAGGGTGTCTGGAACGAATCCTCAGATTTTGATGTTGTAACAAGTGAACCAAATTTTAAAATAAGAGAATTAAAATTTAAAAACATAAAAGTTGATTTTATTTATTTTAATAATTTTGATGGAATGGTAAAAATCCCTTAATACTTTATTTGTAAAGTTTATTTTTTAATTTTAAAATAAAAAAATATGAATAAAATATTCATACAAATTGCAAGTTTTTCTGACCCAGAATTAATTCCAACAATTAAAGATTGTATTAATAATGCGAAGTACCCTGAAAATTTAGTTTTTAGTATTTGTAGACAATATCATCCTGATAATACATTTGATGATTTATCCGAATACAAAAAAGATGAAAGATTTAAAGTTCTTAATGTTTTATATACAGAAACGTTAGGAGCTTGTTGGGCAAGACATCAATTACAAAAACAATATGATGGTGAAGAATATACTTTACAAATTGATAGTCATATGAGATTTGTAAAAGATTGGGACGAAATCTCAATTAATATGATTAAAGACTTACAATTAAAGGGTTATGAAAAACCGTTACTTACAGGTTATGTATCTTCTTACGACCCCGATAATGACCCTAATGGTAGAATTAATGTTCCTTGGAGGATGGTATTTGATAGATTTATTCCTGAAGGTGCAGTATTTTTCTTACCCGAATCAATACCTAATCATAGAGAATTAAAAGAACCAATACCCTCAAGATTTTATTCAGCGCATTTTTGTTTTACGATGGGTTCGTTTGTTAAAGAAGTTCCTCACGATAAAAATTATTATTTTCACGGAGAAGAAATATCAATAGCCGCAAGATCATATACCCACGGATATGATTTATTTCATCCTCATATTATTATATGTTGGCACGAATATACAAGAAAAAATAGAAAAAAGGTTTGGGATTACGATAATGAATGGTATAAGAAAAACGATACTTCTCACCTAAGAAACAGAAAACTATTCTCAATGGATGGAGAAGTATATGACCCCGAAGAATTCGGTATTTATGGATTTGGTAAAGAAAGAACTTTAAGAGATTATGAGAAATATTCAGGAATACTATTCTCAAAAAGATCGGTTCAACAATATACAATAGATAAGAACTACCCCCCAAACCCAATAATAGAAGATGAGAATGAATGGTTAAAAAGTTTTACAAGTGTTTTTAAACATTGTATAGACATTAATCATAACCAAGTACCTGAAAAAGATTATGATTTTTGGGCGGTAATCTTTAATGATAAAGATGGTAATGAAATTTATAGAAAAGATTCCGATAAAAACGAGATAAATAGATTGATGTTAGATAAAGATGGGTATTGTAAAATATGGAGAGAATTTAATACTTCCGTAAAACCAAAACATTGGGTTGTATGGCCTTATTCATCATCTAAAGGTTGGTGCGAAAGAATTACAGGTAATTTATGAAAAAACGATTTTTTAAAGTATTTATCATAAAAAAACTTTAATGGAATTTTTTATTAAGAGATCGACCACTTTACCATTGTTAAAATTATCTGTCGTTAAAGATGGAAGATCAGAATTTAACAATTTTATGAGTTTAATTGAGCAATCTGCAATTTTCTTCTCAATGACGGACGTTGAAACAGGTATTCCAAAGATAAGTTCAAGACCGGCAGGATTTGTTGAAAAACAAATGATTAATCCAAATGCCGAACCTGAATATTATATTTATTATCAATTTACTTCAAAAGATACAAATAGAATCGGTAGATATGAAGGTCAATTTATGTTAAGAAGTGATGATGGCGTTTTAATATTACCAATAAGGGAAAAATTATTTATAAATGTTCAAGAATCATTTATCGCTGACGATTTAGTTTATGAAACTTGTTATACTTCAGAATTTCCTTGTTGTGTAAGTCCTTTACCGACTCCAACAATTTTACCAACAACTACAACAACATCAACTTCAACTACCACTACAACAACAATTCCTCCAACAGGAGTTACGGTTAGTATTTTAACTGAGGTTATGTCAGGTTCAGTTATATTTAATTTTAGCGTTGTTTTATCCAGACAATTAGATACAGATTATACGATAACTTTAACAAAAGAGTTTAATGTTATTAGCGGAAGTCCAATTAATGTTTCGGCAAGTATTACAATACCTTCGAATGAAATATCAGGTGCCACATCTGTCGTAATTGATGATGATATAAATAGAATAGTTAGTGGTAGTACAACGTCATCTATCGATCATAACCCAAATAATGGAGTTTCTTATACCGAGATAGAGGAAGTTAGGTATATTAATTTTACTCCTAAACCTTCTCCAACACCTACCCCAACACCAACTCCAACTCCTACCCCAACACCAACTCCAACTCCTACCCCAACTCCAGTTCAAGAAACTTTTGTTAAGTTTGGTAAATCAACTAAACAAAGAATTTATGAGAGTGATATTACAGGATTTACAAAGAAAATACTTAATGATGTTAAGAATCAATATTTGGAATATCCTACACAACAAGGATATTGTTATTTATTGGTACCGAATTATATGAATCAACCAAGTGTGTTTAGAGATAGTGCCGATGGATGTGATGGATTTGTTATACCATTTTTAAGGGTTGAAGATATAGAAATTATTGACTCAAATGGAAATTTGAGTATATATTATGTGTATAGGTCTTTTGTCTCTACATCATCTAAGGTTGATGTATGGGTATGTGACTAATATTATTTAAAATTTATATGAATGTCGGATTTTAGTCTTGTAGGTGGCATAGGTGTGATGGGCTTTATTAGTCCAAAAAACATTAATGACACTTACGCAGTTATAGACCCGTTATATGGGATAGACGGTCTTAGGAATGTTAGTTCCTTAGACGACTTAAATTCTATTACGTATGAGAGACGAAGAGCCGGAATGATTGTCGGTGTTGGTGATGGCGAAGTTTATTATAAGTTAAAATCAACTCCTTGGGTATTTGACATAACAGATTGGGTTGAGATTGATTTCACAAGACAAATTTGTATTGATAAAGAGGTACCGACAGGAGTTATAAATAGTATAAATAAAACATTCACATTAAATTTCTCACCAATAACAAATAGTGAACACATATATTTAAATGGTCTTTTACAAGACTACGATGATTATGAAATTTCGGGGTCAACAATCTCTTTTTTTGAGGCTCCTTTCACAAACTCTAAAATAAAATGTTCTTATAGAACTATTTAATTTTTTTTCAAATAAAAAAAATTTTTTAACATATTAATATATTTATTATTTAAAGATTATAAAACTATTCATATATGAATGAGTCTACACAATATGTAACTTCAGATTTATATTTAACCGCCTATCTCAAAGTAAAGGGTTTTAAGTTTAGTGTTGAAAAAATTAAATCAAAATCAAATTTTGTTTTCACTAACACTCCCGAGCTTATCAAAAATGTAAATGAGTATTTATCAGAAATGGGTTCTTGTGAACCCCTAGCATTTACTAATGCTATTAAAAACTTAAAAAACTACTTACATAACAATAAGTAATTTAAGTTTTAAAAACTAAATAAATCTTAAAAAACAAAACAAATTATGCCAATAACTAAAATTATTTTGGATAAACAGTCCGACCTGATTTTAACGTCACCATCAATTACTAACCCAACCGGTATCGTTGCGGGTAACTTAACTGATGTAACGTTAAATCAAAATGTGCAAAAAACGTTGGATGACACAAGGTCAAATCTATCCACAGAAACTTCAAGAGCAACAAGTGCTGAAGGTTCATTAACAACTCGTGTATCTTCTGAAGAAGTTGCAAGAGCAAGTGCTGATGCGTCATTAGATACAAAAGTATCTGCTGAGACTTCAAGAGCATCAGCGGCTGAGACTTCATTACAAAACCAAATTAACTTTATCACCAACAACTCTGACCCAGCGGCTATCGATTCATTAACTGAAATCGTTGCGGCTTTCCAATCAGCTGATGGTAATTTAAATGGTGCTATCACAGGTTTAACAAGTACTGCGGTGGCTTCTCTATCTACAGAACAATCAAGAGCTGAATCTGTTGAATTAGTGTTAACGAACAACCTATCTTTAGAAATTGTTAATAGAGAAAACGCTGTAAGTGTAGAACAATCAAGAGCGACAAGTGCTGAATTAGTTCTTACTAATGATTTATCTACTGAGGTAGTTAACAGAGAAAATGCAGTAAGTGCCGAACAATCAAGAGCAACAAGTGCTGAATTAGTATTAACTAATAACTTATCTACTGAAGTTGCTAATAGAGAATCTGCGGTAAGTACAGAACAATCAAGAGCGGAAGCGGCTGAATTAGTTCTTACTAATAACTTATCTACTGAAGTTGCTAATAGAGAAAACGCAGTAAGCACAGAACAATCAAGAGCGGAAGCGGCTGAATTAGTTCTTACTAATAACTTATCTACTGAGGTCGCTAATAGAGAAAACGCAGTAAGTGCAGAACAATCAAGAGCCGAGTCATCGGAATTATCTTTGAGTAGTCGTTTATCTTCTGAAGAAAGTAGATCATTTAGCTTTGAAAGTGAATTATCTAACGCATTATCGAACGAGATTTCAAGAGCTGAAAGTGCTGAAGGCTCATTAGACGCCAGAATTTCAGGTGATGTAAGTTACTTATTATCAAATACTGATTTTAGTAATCTTGATTCATTTGTTGAGATTTCTTCTGAATTAAGTAATGAAGTTTCAAGAGCGACAAGTGCTGAGTTAATATTAACTAACAACTTATCTACTGAGGTTGCTAATAGAGAATCAGCAGTAAGCGCTGAACAATCAAGAGCAACAAGTGCTGAATTAGTTCTTACTAATGACTTATCTACTGAGGTAGTTAACAGAGAAAATGCTGTAAGTACCGAACAATCAAGATCTGAGTCAGCAGAATTAGTATTAACTAATAATTTATCTACTGAGGTAGTTAACAGAGAAAATGCAGTAAGTACTGAACAATCAAGAGCTGAGTCAGCAGAACTAGTGTTAACTAATGATTTATCTACTGAGGTAGTTAACAGAGAAAACGCGGTAAGTGCTGAACAATCAAGAGCAGAATCTGCTGAATTAGTTCTTACTAATGATTTATCTATTGAACAATCTCGTGCAGAATCGGTAGAACTTTCATTAGCGACTAACATTTCAAACATTATTTCTAACGTTGACCCAGCGGCTTTAGATTCTCTAACCGAAATAGTTTCAGCGTTCCAATCCGCTGATGGAGATTTGAATGGAGCGATTACAGCTTTAAGTAGTACCGCGACTTCAGGTTTATCGGCAGAACAATCAAGAGCTGAGTCAGCGGAATTAGTATTAACTAATAATTTATCTACTGAGGTTGCAAATAGAGAATCTGCGGTAAGTGCTGAACAATCAAGAGCAACAAGTGCTGAATCAGTATTAACTAATGATTTATCTACTGAGGTAGTTAACAGAGAAAATGCAGTAAGTACTGAACAATCAAGAGCGGAAGCCGCTGAATTAGTTCTTACTAATGACTTATCTACTGAGGTAGTTAACAGAGAAAATGCGGTAAGTGCTGAACAATCAAGAGCGGAATCTGCAGAACTAGTATTGACTAATAATCTATCAACTGAGGTTGTTAATAGAGAAAACGCTGTAAGTGCTGAACAATCAAGAGCAGAATCTGCAGAACTAGTATTGACTAATAATCTATCAACTGAGGTTGTTAATAGAGAAAACGCTGTAAGTACTGAACAATCAAGAGCAGAATCTGCGGAACTAGTGTTAACTAATAATTTATCTATTGAACAATCTCGTGCAGAATCGGTAGAACTTTCATTAGCGACTAACATTTCAAACATTATTTCTAACGTTGACCCAGCGGCTTTAGATTCTCTAACAGAAATCGTTGGAGCGTTTCAATCTGCGGATGGAGATATAAATGGTGCAATCACCACATTATCTTCAACTGCGGCTTCAGGTTTAAGTTCAGAAATTTCTAGAGCACAATCTGTTGAGGGTTCTTTAGGCACTCGTGTATCAGATGAAGAAGTTAATAGAGCTAGTGCTGAATTATCTTTAGATTCTCGTTTATCTTCTGAAGAAAGTAGAGCGTCAGGTGCTGAAGGTTCTTTAGATTCTCGTTTATCGTTAGAAGAAGTTAACAGAGCGAGTGCTGAATTATCTTTAGATTCTCGTTTATCTTCTGAAGAAGTTAGAGCAAACTCTGTTGAAGGTTCTTTAGATTCTCGTTTATCTTCTGAAGAAAGTAGAGCGAACTCTGTTGAAAGTTCTTTAGCTTCTAGTTTATCAGATGAAATATTTAGAGCGGAAAGTATTGATACGTCTTTACACAATCGTTTATTTGACACAGAATTATCTTTAGAGACTCGTTTATCAAATGAAGAATTTAGAGCGTCAAGTGCTGAAAGTTCTTTAGAAAGCGGATTATCATCTGAAACATCAAGAGCGTCAGGTGCTGAACTTTCTTTGGATACTCGTTTAGAAGTTGAAGAAAGTGTTAGAACAATGGCTCAGTCATCTTTAGATTCTCGTGTATTATCTGAAGAGAATAGAGCTCAAAGTGTTGAACTTTCATTAGATTCTCGTTTATATAGTGAAGAAAATAGAGCATCTCAATCAGAAGATTCTTTAACAAGTCGTTTATATTCCGAAGAAAGTAGAGCTCAGGCAGCTGAAGGTTCTTTAGATTATAAAATTTCTTCAGAAACACAAAGAGCGTCTTCAGTTGAATCTTCTTTAGCTACAACGGTTGCGAATATTATTTCAAACGCCGACCCAGCAGCTTTAGATTCTTTAACTGAAATCGTTGCAGCGTTCCAATCTGCTGACGGTAACTTAAATAATACTATTACAGCATTATCTTCTACCGCGTCATCAGGTTTAAGTTCAGAAACATATAGATCTCAGTCAGTTGAAAGTTCGTTAAATAATGCTTTATCTGCCGAAATTTCAAATAGAGTTGTTGATGTTGATAATGAAGAGAGTCGTGCAATTTCTGCAGAAGGTTCTTTAACAACAAGAGTATCTATTGAAACTTCAAGAGCGACAAGTGCTGAAGTATCTTTAACAACAAGAGTATCTACTGAAGAGGTTACAAGAGCAAATGCGGATACTTCTTTAACAACTCGTGTATCTTCTGAAGAGGTTGCAAGAGCAAGTGCTGATACTTCATTAGCATCTAGAGTATCTGCTGAAGAATCACGTTCAACGTCTTTAACAACTAGAGTATCTTCTGAAGAGGTTACAAGAGCAAGTGCCGATACTTCATTAACGTCTAGAGTATCTGCCGAAGAATCACGTGCACAAAGTGCTGAAACATCTTTAAGTTCAAGAATTTCTTCTGAAATTTCTAGAGGTACAAGTGTTGAAGTATCTTTAAACGCTGAAATCGTCGCTTTACCATCTACAGATGGATTAACATTAGAGGTTAACACTTCTGACAATACGGTTCGTTTAAAACAAACAGTTGCGCCAGCTAAAGATGGTAGTGGAGTTACAACGTTCCGTATATTACAAGGTGATATCAGATTTAGTGGTGGTACAACAACATTTAGTGGAGCGACAACACATAGTGGTGTATTAGCTAAAATGTCCGTACAACCAAATACATTAGCAGGATTTGACGATTTAACCTTAATTACAAAAGGTTACTTTGATTCAATCTATGGTAGAAAAAATACAACGTCAGGATTAGTAAATGGTTCTAACGCGGTGTTTACTCTAACAAACCCTGTTAAATCTGGTTCAGAACAAATCTACTTAAATGGTTTGTTACAATCGGTAACAAATGATTACACATTAGGTACAAATGAGTCTGGATTTGTAACAGGATTCACATTCACTGTGGCTCCTAATTCAGGTTCAACAATTATTACTTACGGTGTATATTAATCATCGAAATAAAAAGACCTCCCTTAATACGGGGGGTCTTTTTTAAATAAACAAAAAATAAAAATTAAAAAAAAATGAAAGTAAGAAAATTAACAGAAGAACAAAAAGACCAATTAGTAGGACAAACATATGATGGTGTTTGTTTTTTTAACCCAACATTAGACGCCGATGGAAATTGGTTTATATCGAATGAAGAAATTCAATTTTGTAATAAAAACGAATTCAATTGGATTAATGATTTACCTGAAATTGATTACAATCCAGTTGTTTCTCCAGACTTAATCGGTGGTGGAGAATAATAAAATAAACATATTTTATAACCTCATCAAATTGTTTTTTGGTGGGGTTATATTTTTTAAATAAAAAAATTATGCCAGTACAAGTAATAAATGGAGTTGGGACTGCAGGAATAAGAAATCCTAACGCATCCTCTCAACAAATAGATTCTGACGCACAACTATTTATAAGTGCGGCAACTCTAACCGATTCGGAACATATAAACACAATTAATACATTAGTTAAAGATTTTAAATCCGCCGGTCTTTGGACAAAAATGAAATCGGTTTATCCGATGGTCGGAGGAACGGCATCAAGTCATAAATGGAATTTAAAAGACCCAAGAGATTTGGATGCTGCCTTTAGATTAGTATTTTACGGCGGCTGGACACATAGTTCAACTGGAGCAAAACCAAACGGGAGCACCGGATATGCTGATACTCGATTGATACCTTATTCAGGACATATTCAAGCGTCAAATAATCATTTTACAATTTATCTTAGAGATATAGGTAATGGAGGTACAACTGCGGCAGATTTAATGTGTGACGGTAGACAGACCGGCGATGGTACCTTTGGTCTTTATGGCGCGACAGAAAGACAGTACTCGTCCGGTAATTTACCACCAGCTTCGTTAGCAGGAACTGGGATTTACCAATCTTGGAGTGATAATGTTAAACCTAGAGCCGGATATCAATATGGAAATACCACGGGTTTATTTGGTATGTCAAGAGAAAGTAGTGCCGGATATAGTGTGACCAGAAACTCGATTGCTGAAACTCTCTATTATTTTGCCGGTGGAGCGTGGCAATTTTACACAAATGGGTACTATTCTGTTTACCATGTCACATATCGTTATACGTTTAGACCTAGTGAACCAGTAAGATTAGGGTCGGCGATTGGCACTGCGTACTCGGCAAGACAAAATGCCTTTACCACTATCGGTGATGGTTTAACCAGTGCGGAGATGAAATTTTTATATAGAATTATTGAAAAATTTCAAAATACATTGGGTCGTAGCTTAGAACCCTCAAGAAGTTTTTACTATGATGACACATATAGTACGGAAGTTAATGACTTTTTATATAGTGCAAACATTTCCTCCCCAACCCAAAAAAGTGCTATCAATACTTTAGTAAATACATTAAAAACTGAAGGTATATGGACAAAAATGAAAGCGATATACCCAATGGTCGGAGGAACCTCAACCGGTCATTCAGTTAATTTAAAAACGCCGGGAACATATGATTTAACATTTAATGGTGGATGGACTCATAGTTCCAGTGGAGCAACTCCAAATGGTAGCAATGCTTACGCAAATACCAATATAATACCATCATCAGTATTAACATTAAATTCTACACACTTGTCTTACTATTCAAGAACAAATGTAAACACGGTATCAAATGAGATTGGTTGTTGGGATGGTTCTGGGCTTCATTATACTTTGTTAGGTATAAGAAGGTCAGATTTATCTAATAGAACTTACTCAATTATTCAAAATACAAGCTCATCTTCATATCCTAGTTTTATAGACGATAATAGTTTGGGGTTTTATATTGCCGGTAGAACATCATCAACACTATCCACTATATATAAAAATGGTACAAATAGAGGTACAAATAATCTAACTTCATCAGGAAATCCTTCTACAAGAAGTATATGGTTAGGTGCAGCTAATGGGAACATATTATATTACTCATCAAAACAATGTGCCTTCGCCTCAATCGGAGATGGTTTAACGGATGCCGAAGCTTTAGCATTCTATAATGCGGTTCAAACATTCCAAACATCATTAGGTAGACAAGTGTAAAAATAATAAACTTTAAAAAGGTCTCAAACATTTGAGACCTTTTAATAAAAAAAATAAAAAAAATTATGCCAGTACAAGTAATAAATGGGGTTGGGATAGCGGGAATAAGAGGCTCAGGCTCAACTCAATCTCAATCAACATCATTTGATTCCGATGCTCAAGCTTTTATAACATCAGCGTCCTTAACTGAGACAACACAACAAAACGCAGTTAATGACCTTGTTCTTGATTTAAAAGCGGCAGGAATTTGGACAAAAATGAGAACTCTCTATCCAATGGTAGGAGGAACGGCAGCAAGCCATAAATGGAACTTAAAGGACCCAAGAGATGTTGACGCCGCTTATCGTTTGCAATTTAATGGGGGATGGACTCATAGTGTTAGTGGGGCAACTCCAAATGGGACTGATGGTTATGCCAATACTTTTTTAACACCATCAGTTTCTTTAACATTAAATAGCCAACATCTTAGCTATTATTCAAGAACAAATTCCGCAGCTTTGCAAATTGAAATAGGATGTACGAATTTCACAACTACTCCTTATACGTGGTTAAGATTACAATCAGGGGCCGCAAATACAACTATAGCATCGAGTAACGTTACAAATTTTACAAATGCGAATTCATTAGGATTTTATACTTCTTTAAGAACAGCGTCTAATGTTGTGAAAGTATTTAAAAATGGGGCCTCTGTAGTAACAAGTTCAGTCACCTCAACTTCTAACCCTACTTATCCTATTTATTTAGGCGCCATAAATAATAGTACTCCATACTACTCAACTAAACAATGTGCATTCGCGACCATAGGTGATGGTCTAACAGACATAGAATCAACCGTATTCTACCAAATTGTTGAGAAGTTCCAATATGCTTTAGGAAGAAACGTTAACACAAGTAAGTCTTTCTATTACAATAGAAATTATACCAACGAGACAAACGCCTTTATCTTTAATGGTGGAATAACTGATACTACCCAAATAAATGCGGTTGATTCCCTAGTGACTTCATTAAAAACAAATAATCTTTGGTCAAAAATGATTGCTATTTATCCTTTTGTGGGGGGGACTCAAACATCTAACACATATAATTTAGCAAATACAACTAGATTTAATTTGACTTTTGTTGGGGGTTGGACATTTAATTCTTTGGGTGCAAAACCTAACGGTACAAACGGATTTGCCAGAACAAATATAGTTACTCCAGCAGCTTACTTAACCGCTAATAATGTTCATATGAGTTTCTATAACGTAACAAATAATACTGGTGTTGGGGGCACTCATCCCTATGGTAAATGGGAAATGGCTGCGGGTAGTACAAACAATTGGATGAATTTATATGTTGGTACTGGTGCAAATAACGTATTGGGTGCTGGTTTAGGTGGTACGGTTGGAACATCATATACTTTAGGTAGTGGTGCAGATATTAGAGGTTTTGTTACCGGTTCAAAAACAGCTTACAATTCATTAAAATTATATAAGAATAATTTGTTGTTAACCGCAAATACAACCAATGTAACTACGGTAACTCAAGGTCAAGGAGGTATTGTAATCGGTGCCAATTATTTTGTGGATAATAGTGGTGAACAAGCTAATAATTATTCAGATAGACAATCAGCTTTTGTTTCAATAGGATATGGATTAACAGATTCAGAGGTTTCGACATTATATACTATCGTCCAATCGTATCAAACATCATTAGGTAGACAAGTGTAAAATAAAAAACAACTCAAAATTAAAAAGACCTCCAAATCGGAGGTCTTTTTTTATATATAAAACTATTTATAATTAGTTATAAAATATGAAAGAAACAACAAAATTAAAAATCGGAATCACATTAAGTTTAAAAACCACCAATGAATCTATATGGACAAATGGTATTAAATTAAATGTACTTAATTTAGTCAGATTATTAAAACGTTCAAAAAAAGAATACGAAGTCTGTATTCTAAACACCGTAAAGTTAGATTGGTCGACAAAGGCTGATTATTTAAAAGGAATCGACATTTATTTTTTTGATGAAAAATTTAAAGAAATGGATTTAATCATTTCTATGGGTGCTCAAGTTGATGAAACTCATTTGAAAAAATTTAAGGAAAAACAAGATAAAAAAGTTATTGGGTATAAATGTGGAAACAACTATGTTGTTACAATGGAAAACATTTTATTTAAAGAACCCGAAAAAAACACGATATACCAATATGAAAAAGAATTTGATGAAATTTGGTATATTCCACAACAACACGAAACCAATTATGGTTTTTATAGGACACTTTATAGAACAAACGCGATAATGGTTCCTTTTGTATGGGATAATAAATTTATTGTTGACGGTTTGTTCGACATAGAAATGGGTTATAAAAAAGGTGAATACAAAAAAGGTTATAAATACAATTCGGAAAAGAAAGAAAAGGTTATTGGGATTATGGAACCTAACATTAATATTGTTAAGTTCGCTTTGATTCCAACGTTAATTGCGGAACAAAGTTATAGAACAAGAATAGGTAAAGAAAGAATACAAGAACTATTAATAACTAATTCGGAAAATATTTCAACAAACAAAGAATTTTTATCCATAATCGAAACTTTGGATTTATATAAGGAAAAGAAAATTTTTTCAGAAAAAAGGTATCAAACAAGTTTTATTTTAACCCAATATATCGATGTGGTTATTTCGCATCAACTATTAAATCCTTTAAATTATCTTTATTTGGATATTGCTTATATGGGTTACCCTATTTTACATAATGCACCTCTTTGTAAAGACTTGGGTTATTATTATGAGGGTTCAAATACGATTGAAGCATCAAAAAAATTAAATTGGATTTTAACTGAACACGATAAAAATTTGGAGGAATACACATACAGAAATAGACAGGTATTAAAAAAATATTCTAACACAAACGAAGATTTAATTGATAATTACGATAAACTAATTCATAATTTATTTAACGGTGGAAATACTGAGATGTATTATGATTCAGAAAAAAACTTATGTTTTAAAAAAAATTAAGATATGAAGATTGGAATCACAATTGGTTTGAAAGATAATAAAGAATCTATTTGGACAAATGGTATAAAATTAAACGTCCTTAATTTAGTTAGATTACTTAAAAAGTCCGACAAAAAATACGATGTTTGTATTTTAAATACCGTTAACGTTAACTGGGACACAAAACCAAATTATTTAAATAATATCGACATTTATAATTTTGATGAAAAATTTATGGAAATGGATTTAATCTTTGTTATGGGTGCTCAAGTAAGTGACGATGATTTAAAAAAGTTTAAAAGTCAGGGTAACAAAAAAGTGGTGTCTTATAAATGTGGTAATAATTATGTTCTTCATATGGAAGAAACTTTATTTAAAGAAGGCGTTAATTCACAATACGAAACATCTTTTGATGAGGTTTGGTATATTCCACAACAACACGAAAATAATAATGGTTATTATCATACATTATATAGAACAAACTCGATTATAGTTCCTTTTTTATGGGATAGTAAGGATTTAGATGAGTCTTTGGAATCTGTGGATTTGTCATTTAAAAGTGGTAAATTTAAAAAAAGTTCAAAATACGAACCAAAAGAAAAAAAAACACTTGGTATTATGGAACCAAATTTGAATATTGTTAAATATTCATTAATACCAACAATGATTGCGGAAGAATCTTATAGAACTGAAATTGGTAAATCTAAGATAGAAAAATTAATGTTAACAAACTCTTCTGAGTTAGGTAAACATAAAAGTTTTTTATCAATAATTAAAACCTTTGATTTATTCAAAGATAAGAAGATAAGTGCTGAAAGCAGATATCAGACAGCGTTCATAGTATCCCAACATTTGGATGTTCTTATTTCACATCAATTAATGAATCCTTTAAATTATCTTTATTTGGATGTTGCTTATATGGGATATCCCGTTTTACATAACGCGTATATGTGTAAAGATTTGGGTTATTATTATGAGGGTTCATCCACGGTTGAAGGTTCAAAAATGTTAAACTGGATACTCGAGAACCACGATAACAATTTAGAAAAATATAGGGAAAAAAATAAAAAGGTTTTTGATAGGTATTCAATTAACAATCCCGACTTGGTTAGAACTTACGATAAATTAATCGAAAACTTATTTAGGGGTGAAGGTAATGAAGGATTATCTTACGATGTTATGAAAAACCTTTACACAAATTTAGATTTAACAGAGACCAAACCGATTAAAAAAAATGTTGATAAAGTTAATATAGATGATATTATTTTTTATGTTATATCTTCAAATCAAGATAGATTAGATTTTATGAAAAGACAATTTATTGAACTTGATTTACATAGTAATGTTGTATTTTTCAACGCTTACACACCAAAAGACTCTTCGGATTGGATGGTTAAAAATGATAAATATTCACCTGACAAATTACAATCTTGTCTTAGAAGTCATATTTCAGCCATTAAAGAATTTACAGAAAATTACCCTAATAAACGTTATATCTGTGTTCTTGAGGATGACGTTTCTTTATTAAAAGAAAATTTTAATAAAAAACTATTAGTACATTTGGATAATTTTAATAAAAACAACGATGTAGAGTATTTGACAATCGGTTATTTGCCGACAACAACGAGTAATGCGGAGTATCAAAAAAAATACAACTTTAAAAGTTCTTTTTTGGATAATGAAAAATTATCTTTAGTTACAAACCGAGATGGAATTTACTACGGTTTTTATAACAAAGGGTTTGCAATATGGGGAGCTCAAGCGCAAATATTTCCAATGGATACTGCGAAAAAAATTGTACACCATTTACATAAAGAATCTGCACAAGAAATTTACGATTCAATAAATCAATTTTCCGAAAAAAACCAATTAAAACAAAATAAATTGGTTTACCTAACCCCAGATTCAATATTCCCGGTAATGTTCGAACAGGGTATTGTTAACCCTCCTTTAGCGATTGAAAATGATTTTGGTAGTTTAATTCACATTAGTAACGTTTCTGTCCATAGATTGAATTATAGAAAACAATATGAAGAGATGGGATACATTAAATTAAGTAATTATTATAGTTAATTTTAACTATCCTATTCTATTTCAAACCGAGGAAAAATATTTGACACAGATTATGTCTGTTCAACAAACATTGTTATTATTTTATTTTTTTCATCATCATCCTTAGCGTTAACCCACAACCAAATAAATGAACATTCAATTTTTTTTATTTCATCTTTTTTGGTTTTAATTAAAAAATTTAAAGTGTCAACATCCTCCATATCCAATTCAATTGGTATTTTAAGTTCCACACAAATTTGGAATAATTCTAAAATGTTGTAGTTATCAGCGGCAATTGTTGCGTTTCGGTATACTTCCACCAATTCTTCAGAGTTTGTTCTATCGGGGTGTGTTAATTTAACAATTTCTCGATATATTTTTTTTATTTTACTTTTTGTGGATTCTGAAACATTTTCTGGTTTATTTTCTTTAGATTTTTTTTCGATTTCTTCTTGTATCTTAGCTTCTGATATTGGTTTGTTTAATTTTTTCCTAGCTTCTTGAGTTAACTCTAAAAAAAAATTTTTATTATCATTAACAATTTGGTTTAAATATTCATTTTCCGTAGTTAAAAAATCGTATTCTTGTATTAATTTTTTAATTTGGAGTTTTTTAAGTTTGTCAGACATAATATATAAATATTTAACTTCTCGATTTGACGTTTTGATATTATATCATTATACTTATGATTATTAAGGTAAATCTCAAAATAATTTGAGAGCTAATAAACCACTCAAAAATATAGTATGATAAGTCAAGAAGAAATCAAATCTTTCTTAGAGGGTAATGACCCCGAAGAACACATAGTTGCGGTAGAATTCGATTACGCAACAGAATCAATTTACAAAATAAAAGAACCACCGGGTCAACCAAAGACAATTAAAAAAGATACTTTCACAGCATTTGCTTGGGTTGGCGATTTAAAAGGTCTTAATTTTTATCAATCATCAAAGGCTTTACAGAAGGAATCTATGTCCAAGTATGGTATTATGATTGAGAAATTAGAAACCAAAGGGAATCAAAGACTTGAGAATGGTCTTAAATTTATGGTTAAATCTTTAAAAGGTTATAGGTCACTTATTCAGTTTTTTAGAGATGGTGGAGTTGACCCTTGGGGTGAAAGAACGAAAGATAAAGTATTAATATTACCTCCAGTAGAACAATACTTAGTTCAAAAAGAAAAACGTTTATTTAAAGGTTATGAAGAATACAATGATGTTACGAGATTTGTATTTGACTTGGAGACGACCGCTTTGGAACCAAAGGATGGTCGTATATTTATGATTGGATTAAAAACGAATAAAGGTTTTAAGAAAGTTATTGAGTGTTCTAATGAGGAGGAAGAAAGAAGGGGTTTAATAGAGTTTTTTAGAATTATTGACGAATTAAGACCAAGCATTATTGGTGGTTACAATTCGGCGAACTTTGACTGGTATTGGATTTTTGAAAGATGTAAAGCTCTTACGTTAGATATTAAAAAGATATGTAGAACATTAAATCCTGTTTATAACATAAAACAAAGTGAGAATATGTTAAAACTTGCAAATGAAGTTGAAAAATATAATCAGGTTGGAATGTGGGGTTATAATGTTATTGATATTTTACATTCGGTTAGAAGAGCTCAAGCAATTAATTCAAGTATTAAATCTGCGGGATTAAAATATATTACACAATATATTAATGCCGAGGCCAAAGATCGTGTTTATATTTCACACGAAAACATAGGTTCAATGTATT